TCATACGTGCCACGGATTTTTATATGGGTCATATTCTGTCTGGAAGGTTGCCATCTGCCAATCTGTAAGTTCTTCACCTCTACTATTGACTTTTCTTGGTATCTGAGGGTTGAGTTTTAGGCGATTGGCATCTTTGAGCCATTGCATAGAATGTTCATAGTCATCCACACGCATTTGACTGACATTGTTGGGCGATACCAGCTTATGCAGTTCATACAATGCCAGCTGTACCATGTGACGTTTAAGATTGTAGTTGCGTGGGTCATTGTAACAGATATTAACCTCCAGTTCTGGCTTGTCAGCATTGGGGTTCATCACAGGGTAATAAACCTCGTTCTTATATACTACATACTCATGGTCTGACAGTTCATAGGTATCAATATCTTGGTCGTATTTCCCGATCATGCCCCAACAGTCAGAATCCATAGGATTGACAATTTCGTCATATCCTTCCAGATTCATAAGCGTAAAATATTGGTCATTGTATCGTACTACTGCCCATAGACTATATGGGATTGCTTCCCATTCTACTACATCTGCTTTCTCCCATACTGAGATACCAGGAATACGTATATCACCAAAGTCAAAACCGTTTGGCTTTACACAGGTATATGCTACGTTATTGAAGCTGACAATATCAGATGGACGATAATTCAACATCTGAGAGTATGGCCGCAAGCTGTCAATATCCATAGGCTCCTCGCACTCTTCCCAATATGGTTCTGGAGCAGGTGCCTTATAACCATTGATAGCCTGAAGCACTTCACAGATTTTCCCATCCAGATAAAAATGACTACCTACTGGATAGGTAATTTTTCTATTATAGGTAAAGAGGTATTTACCTTTATTCAGTTCTTTCTCGATTTCGTAATTCTCAGACAGATAATCCACCACAGAGGCTTCGGCAGCTTGTTCGGCTTGCTCATACCTCATTTCATTGCCCCTAATCAGTTGTGTAAGGGCTTGTTCCGTGATTATGCTGAGATAATCGTTGTTATTCAAAAATCGTCTATACATATCTTAATATTCAAAAGAAGAATAAACTTGGCTATTGATAGATGTGATAGGCGTATTGGCATCGGCGTTTTGAAACCTCTTCCATTCCTGATTCAGAAAAAGAACACACACATAATCCAGAATATCTGACAAGTGACCATATTTCTCTTCCTTACCGCCTGTCTTCGGGTTTAGAACCTTTTTCTTTACTTTCGTACCATCGCTGTTTTTTTGCTGATACACGAGGTCTTCTGTGAATTTTCTGCACCTCATATCAATTTGTATGCTCCAACCTCCATAGCCATTGAATAGAGCGTTTATGAACTCCAGTCTGACGGCTTGTGGCGGCTGTTTTGCAAGGAGCTTGATACGTGGGTTTAGCACGCTGTTTTTCAAGTTGTCTTTTATTATAGTATAGTTGTTTACGCCATCTTCCGTTTGTGTACTTCTGGCAACTCCAGCTGGATCCCCAGTAATAATCATGCCCCCCAAATGCTGTCTGGCGAGCTGCTTTTCTCGTATCTTATTGGCGAGTTTGGGTGTATTATTCTCCTTATCCTCTGGCCTGCCCAGATTTTCTTCTAAGATATATATTTTCTTGTTGTCAAAGTCAAACTGGAACTCCAGCTCACTCATATATGGAGCCACGTTGAAGTCCCATCCAGAAATCAGAGGATTCATGGGGTTATAGACTTTTTCACGTAAACCTGTAATAAGATGTTTCTCTCCATCGAAGTTCCAGTATGCAGCCATCATATTAGTGTCCACAAAATCCCAGTTGCCATATAGCAGGCGTTCACGTGTAGCACGGTCTGTAATTTTGTTGAGGGCAGCAACATAAGTCTGGACAAATGCCTTGTCAGGATTGTCGAATACTGAGAATGGAACGTATGCTTCTCCTTCTCTGCATTTTACTGGATTACCATCATCGTCTTGAACAAATCTGGAACGAACCCAAGTAATACAGGGGTTAGTTGACATCATCATACGAGCTGTCTTGAATGTTTCGGATGTCCTCCATCGTAAACGTGAGAATAATACTTCCACAGCTCTTTCACTAATCTCACTAACCTCATCAATGAACGCAATTGTATATTCTGAAGAACCGAATCGTTCAAAGTTGGGGTCTGAAGGCAGGTCTATCATTTCCTGCATGATAATGACAGAATCGTTCCAGAAAGTCATAACACCATCCAGATTGTTAATCTTATAATGCACTCCCTCTTTAAGACCCCATTCCTTACATACCTTTTTAATGGTATTCCAAGTAGAGCCTTTCAGACTTTTAAGGGTCTTACGTGCTACGACCGCTCGAATATCTGAGAACCTGATACAGCTGCTGACTAACCAACAACTGCCCAAATAAGATTTTCCACCTCCTGCGGCTCCACCACCTAAAATTAGTTGCGGCAAATCGGTTGAACCACATTTATCACAATATGGCTGGAATTTAGGATTGCCTTTCTCGTCCACACCTACCATCTTTTGTAATATATGCCCACCACAATGCGGACAGTAATCAGGCTGTAATAACTTCCATAATTCATACTGTCTTGTAGATGGTTTGAAATCAATTTTGAGGTTTCTTGGAGCTTTTAATCCTATTGCCATACATATTTATATTTATAACAAAACACAGGGACTACTTGGATATGGTAGCCCCTGTGTAATGGAAGATATGATTAAATAATACGAGAAAAGCCTACTTCTGAATCTCATCGTAGATATGCTCTACCATAGCCCATACTTCATCAGGAAGCTGTTGCTCTGAAATGGCTTCGCAAGCTCTCTGGAGGTATGCCAGCTCGTCATGTGAGAACTCGACTACCAGCGGAGTTTCAATGTCCTTCTGAACATTCCACTCAATGCGGCGTTCCTCCTTTTTCTCTACAATTTCATAATCAGCTCTGTCTTGTTCCGTAAGAGCGACCTTTTTGACGATGGACTTCTTCAGATTGAAATCCATAAAATTTCCTTTTTCAGGAAGGATGGTTGGAATAAGCAACCTTTCTCTAATGTGTAAATCCATAATTCTGATATTTGTTTTGTAAAGAATAGATAGGAGGCAATTGGGAAGTTGCCTCCTTATCGTTTATTTTTCCACTGTGATGCTGATTTTTTCACCTCTTTTATGAGCTGCGTCCAGTACAGCATACAGTTTTTTGAAGGTCTCAGTAGAATTGATAACTTGTCCTACTACCTTGTTCTGACCAACCAGAATACACCCAGCGGACGCATTTTGTGTATTGCCTATATGGATGAGAATACCATCAAATCCTTTCACGTTCAAAAGTCTGGGTAGGTAGCCATTACAGAAAGCATAGGCTGCTTTTGATTTGAATTTAGGTGATTGGATATTCATGGTCACATTGTAGGTACCTGTGGGTATAGCAGTCTCAGAGGGCACTTTGATTGAGCGGATTTCCTGTTCCGTCATGCCGTCATGCAAGCCCCTGTCTCTATCTTCGATGGTGTCACAGAAATACTGTCCATCTACATAGAGCTTGCCGATACTATAAAGCGGTTTGCAAGCAATTCTTTTGAGTCTGAGTTTCATGTCTTTAACGGTTTAAGTTATGATAAAATTCGGTCTTGATATTGTCATACGCCATTTTGACATTGGTGTATGCTCTGCCATTGTTAGGCCCACTTTCACTGTATATCTCATTCTCTATAACTACAGCAACATCCTCTATCCAGCGTTCATCACAATACACGGATAATTTTTCGCCATTATATGTGAAGGTGTCGAACCTGCTGTTACGGTCTTCATGGATGTTTTTGAGCAATTGGCGTATTTTCTTTGCCGTAGCTGCATGATCAACGATGTGATTCTCTTCCCTGACTTTTTTGATGATTCTGCATACTTGTTCCACAGCCAGGTCGAAAGCAAATCCTGTTAGGTTCCTTATGCGAAGCTGAGTTTCTGGTCGCAAGCCCTCCAACAGCCCATTGAGCTTTTCATTTTGTTTTTGGGTTTCTGTCAGCAACGTCTGCCAGCAATCCTGTTGTTTGGCGGCTGAAGTCTTATAATCCTCCAGCATTTTGTTGATAATGGATTTGAACCACTTGAAAATGGTAATCATCATTGCTGCCGAAAGCAAAAGGTAGAAACCTGTTGTGATGGCCATCATGCCATATTCACTGATTCCTTTTGCTACCTCTGTTACTGATTGAACGTCTGTCATTTTATTTCTATATATTCTGAATAGTTAAGTTGCACGTATGGATTATTTGTGATAATCACTTGTTTCACAGCCTTGCAACCCCATGACCACCATAAAAACTTATGCTTGGGTACTTTGTATAGTACTTGTGAAATCGTTACTGGTACATGGAATTGAGCTATCAGGCTGTCATGTTGAATTGTTCCGTCAAAGTAAACATATTGGTCTTTATAGGAAATTGTCTGAATAGTATCGGGCATATCGTTTGATACCACCACACTGTCTTTTACAGGCGCACTGATAGGCACGTTTACCTCCAGTTCTTGTTTGGCTACCGCCGATACTTGTTTAAGTTTCAGTTTTAAGCCAGTGATGGTTTGAGCATCTGTCGCCCTATATTTCTTATATTCCTCCAAGCTGAGAGAAAGTGTTTGCACTTGACGTGCTTGAAGGCTGGAGTCAGCACGCAATTCCTCGATGTCCGATAGCAGACTGTATGTATTCTGCTGATATTGGTTGCGCTCGTTAGTAATTTGCCCAATACGTTTATAATGCCATCCAACAACTGCGCCCATGCCAATCAACGCAACCAATAACCAGATTGTGAGCTTGTTCATACTTTAACCGATAACTTGTAACGATTGGTTGGGGATGAACCATTCTCGTTCATTCTGGAAGGGTTTGTCCAGCTCAACCCAATAACCACTTTTTTCGCCTTTGGCAACTACAACGCCTGTTCTGCCAACCAAAGGTTTCAATCTCAATTTAATAAGTTCCGATGAGGAAATGATTTTTACTGTTTTATGTTCCATATTTATTGTTGTTTAATCTTCGGGAATTTGAGGTTGTTCTTGGGGTACAATGACATTGAAGGTGATGCCTGCATTGCCATCTCCACCAGTCAGCTCCAGCTTGCTTTCCTGTGCCACCTTTATTGGATGAAGTTCCATCAAGGCTTTTGTTGCTTGTACGGCAACAGACCGCAAGGGAGCAGGTGACAACACTGTTCCTCTACGGTCTGTATATTGGGCAGTTGATGTTTCGTCTATGATATGCAACAGCTTCTCTGTCAGACGTGCTTTCAGGTCCGCATTGTTGTAATTGGCAACGATACGAAGCTGGGTAAGGTACTCGTTTACATCTTCTCGTGCCATCAGTTCTTGGGCATCTTTGAGAGATGTTAGACTGCTGACATTGAATAGCTCTTCATAACATTTTCGGGCATTACCTGTATAGGGGTCGCACCCGAATATAAAAAGCTCACAGAAATCTCTTTCTTTCTGACTTAATGTCTTAGGTACTATGATTTTTTTGTCCATCTTGCTAAACTTTAATGGAACCCAGCGGATTACTGGGTTCCGTTTAGTAAGAATAGAGTTTTCATCTATTGGGCGTTGCCAGAGTCTTCATTACTTTCATTTTTATTTAGCAAATCTGCCATGATGAGTTTTCTGAACATATCTTTGATGCCTTCCAATGTTCCTTCAATGTCTTCCAAGGTCTGCAAACGGTCTCGATTAAACCTGATTTGCAGGTCATATCCAGAAATTTCAAAAATCATTTCTTGGTCTTCTTCAGATTTGACTCCAAAGATTCTTTTGTCAGATAGTGCATTAAATACTACCTCTGGCTCATTGCTGAATGGCACTGATACTTTATTTTCTTCCATGTGGTTAAATTTTGAAATGAATACGAGATTTTTCTTTTTTGGTCATAACCATTGTACCACCATCATAATCAGCAGTATTACGCATACGTTGGGCGCATACCATTGCGACATTGGTCGTGGCTGTTACGTCTGCATCGGCATCATGGGCATCATCCAATTCTATACCGAATTTTTCTGCCATGATTTCCAGTTTATATGAGGTCATGCCTTCCAAATGTGATAACGCCATCTGTCCTAATACAATGGTGTCAACATACAATGGCTGGAAGTGACCGTAGAAATCTTTTTGACCTCTTATCAGTTTTTCCCATTCCTTTGTCTGTCCACCGTATTCCATCAGCTGTTGCATGAAACCTATGTCAAAGCCAATATTCTGACCGATAAGGAATGGCTTTGCATTACGCCCCTTGGATATGATATTTCGTTTGATGAACTCTATGACTTCGGCTGCAACGACTTTGATGTCTTCGCCCATATTCTCCAGCATATCCATTGTGATAGCTGAGTAGGTCAAGGCTTTATCTTCATATTTCATAGGCACTTCATCATCTTTTTCAAATTTACTTTTCAGTACCTTTCTTTTAGCTACCCCTTTATCTGCCTGTTTGTTGTATGGATAGATATATTTGACATATCGGTCGATAGTTTCAAAGGTATCTATACGTACAGCGTGCAAGGCAATCTGGGTGCAAGCGCAATCCGTACAATCTAAGCCTCCTGTTTCAAAGTCTAACGTAAAGGCTACTATTACTTGTTTGTCATTTGTTGGTGCTGCCATAATTATTGTTCTTTTTGGATGATACATTGGGCGGTTAGATACAATGAGGCACAGAAGGCTTCCAGACTTTCGTTGTTGTTAATCACATAGTCATAGAACTCATCGGACAATTTTATACGTTCCTTGTCTCGTGCCTGGCGTACTTCATCTATCCCATCTTTTTTATCTCTTTTGATTTTGATTGTTACAAGCTGGAAAGATATGGGTGTTTGTTCTTTGGCCATCAAATCAATCAATCCCTTTTCATCAATTACATACACACAGTCAAATAAGGTCTGGAACTGGTTCCATTCGGTCCAGTATTCATATCCTCCAAACTGGGTGTAGGCGCACATTCTTGACTTGGGCGGCACTTGTGACGGTTTGACAAACCAATGGTCTCGCCCATTTACCTCGCCTTTACGCATGGGTCTTGTAGTGTAAGAAACTATGGCGTTCCACCCGAATTTCTCTTGGAGATATTGGGAAGCGAATGTTTTACCGCTTCCCGATTCTCCTACTATTGCTATGATTCTTTTTTTCATATTACTTCTACTATTGATGATTTATACAGTTGTAATGTGTTGGCGTTGCTGTATTCGCTGAATTTGACCTGAGCGGAGCAAATAAGCATTTTGTTCTTTGCGCTGGCAACGCCACCTCCATGTGTAATGTCGGCACGCTTGCTCATCCATTCTTCGTTCCAGATCATCATTTCCACCAAATCGTTGTTCTGCTGCAACAGGAGTTTGCCGTACATCTTTTGCTCTCCTGTTTTTTTATCCATGTATTTCTTTTCTTCGATGTCCACGATGCTGGCACAAATAGCCACTCGCTTGCCGTCATATTCTGGGTCGAGGATATTCTTCAGCAATGCCCATGCTGCCTTACCTTTTATCTTTGGCTTGGACTCTGAATTGTCATAGATACGTTTGTAGTCTATGGCACCAATACCACTTACCAATATTTGCTGCTGACTCCAGAAATAATGCTTGTCACGTAAATCCATCGGTATGTCTTTTTCTTCGATGGTAAATCCTAAGCAGTCGGCAGCTTTCTCCAATATGGCATATCGCTCTATAACTGATTGGGCGTTTTCAATCTTATCAAAACAGCCTGCCAAAATCAAATGACGGATATGTCGGGCGTTGACTGGGCATTTGGTGGCTTCTTCTGGATTGTCAGGGTCATCCCAATATTGGTATTTCTTCAACTTGTATCGGAATATCCTATGGATGAAATTCTCGATGCTGGTAAATACGCCTCTGGCTTCTCGCTCTGCCACAATCCATTCGGTAGCTTTGGCTCCCAACATCTTGATACGTGACAGCGACCAGAAAATTTCATTGGTATCGAAATTAGTCTGGAAAGTCGCCCCACTGACATTGATGTCTGGAGGTACAATTTTTGCATTGCTACACAACTCCATCTCGCTCATCAAAGTGGGTATTTCATCATCCTTTGCCCATTGAAGAGCAACAGTATAAAAAGCGGTAGGATAGTTGGCTTTCAGAAAGGCTCCAGCGTATGCGGTTACAGCGTATGCCGTAGCATGGGAAGCGTTAAATAGGTAACTTCCAGCCACCTCAAACATATTCCAGATCGCCTTTGCATCTTCGTCTGGACAGCCATTTTTCAACGCTCCTTCCATGAACTTATCTTTGTAGGCATTGATTTTTTCCTGCTTCTTCTTAGAGATGAATTTGACCAACTTGACACCTTCTCCCAATGACAAGCCGCCTACTTCTCGTGCTATCTGTGCTAATTGTTCTTGATAGCACAGCACGCCGTATGTGTGCTTCATGGCATTGTAGGTGCCCCAGAGATAGACTGGCTCAGCATCGCCTAACTTACAATCTACATACTTGTCTGCTGAACCTGAATCCAAGGTTGCTGGACGGAACAAGGCATTGGCGGCAATTAAGTCTTCTATCTTTGACGGTTTCATGCTTACCAAGAATTTGGTCATACCTTTTGATGAGAACTGGAAGACATTCTGAGTATAGCCCTTCTGAAGAAGCCCATATACTTTTGGATCATCCAGTCCGCTCTGTACAATACCTTGGAAGGTCAAGTTTGCCTCGTACTTCTCATTACACATTTGAATAACAGCTTGCAGCTTCGACAATTCTTTAATGCCTAAGCAGTCGTTTTTCAGAAGCCCTTGTTCATCCAAGTCATAACCAGAGAACTCAGACACCAGCATACCATCGACCTTTTTGATGGGTGTGAAATCAAAGGCTTCCATGTCTTTGCCGTCCTTATCGTCTGGAGTTACCAGCAATGCGGAAGCATGGACCGATGAGGAACGTGGTTGCCCCATCAATGTACGGATGTCTTCTATCACTTGTGGATAATCCATGATGAAAGCACGCACTTTCTTGTTCTCCGCTGCCATAAGAAACAGGTCTGTCCAGTCCATTTTATCATCTTCAAATATCGCTGTGATATAGTTGACGATGTTGACTGGAACCCGATGAACACGAGCCACGTCTTTCAATATAGCTTTCAGCTTCAAAGTCGTAAACGTACCTGCTGAGAACACACGTTGTTTGCCATCATGGTTATAACGGCGTTCTATGTATTTCTTCACTTCTTCTCGGCGGTCTGCTTGAAAGTCCACATCCACATCTGGGAGACTTCCCGAATTACCTTGCAAATACCCTTGGTCCACAAAGCAGTCAATAACCTTGACCGCTTTTGTAGATTTTTTATTGGTAACACTTAATACTTTCATGCTTTTATTCTCCTACCATACCAGTTATTATCAGCTTTATAGGTTCTCTCAAAATCAATCAGAGCCAATTCTGGAATAACCATACGCTTAGTGATATAAGCATCCGATACAATACCTTCCAGCGTGCGGCAACGACTCAATGCTACATACAGTTGCCCTGAGCAGAATGTGCGTGCGACATGGAGTATTACCTTGTCAAATGTCAAGCCTTGACTCTTGTGAATAGTTATCGCCCAAGCCAATGTCAATGGGAACTGGGTGCATGAGCCAATTTCCGTTGATACAATTTGGTCTTCTTGCAAAGTGAATTGGTTGTTAGACCATGTATATGGCTCAAATTTAATAATACACCCATTGTCCATTTTGACTGTCACGAATTTTTCGTTAAGGTCAACAACAAATCCCAGCATACCATTGTAATATCCTTGCTGAGGATTGTTGCACAAAGCCATAACCCTGGCTCCCACTCTCAGCTTCAGTTCCATATCACAGGGAGCAGCGGACTCTGTAAACTTGTCTTTCAGCACTGCCTTGTAACACCATGTCGGCTCACCTAACAGTGATGTATTGATTTTCTCCACATCCTTTCTATGTGTGCAGATATGTATATACTCTCCTGTATATGACTGGCTGATATTCTTGTCTTTGATTTCGCTGAGGATGTCCAGTTCTTCATCGGACACCTTATAGTTGCGGATATTGTTTAGGACATTCACAAACGTCTGGTCTGTCTGACGGAACACTTGATTAAGCTCTATCACATGGAAACCCATTTGCCGCCATACTTGTGCATTAAAGAAGAAATAGTCATCATAAAAGCGACCTAAGATTTCTTCTTCGTCAGATTTGACTACTGGAGGCAATTGGAACAAATCACCAAACATCACCACCTGCACGCCGCCAAACGGCTCGTCTGATTCTCGGACCCAACGTAGTTTTCTATCTACTGTGTCCATGATGTCTGGGCGCACCATACTTACTTCGTCAATAATCAGCAGGTCCAATTTCAACAGCATGGCGGTCTTGTATTCCGTGAACTTGTACTCTAATCTCTCTACTGGAGAGATAGGCTTAAACGGAATACCAAACAAGCTATGTAAGGTCACACCTCCAGCATTGATGGCTGCAATGCCAGTCGGGGCAGCTACCACACAGTTCTTTTTGCAATTCTTGATGAGGTATTTGAGGAACGTAGTTTTACCTGTTCCTGCTTTACCTGTGATAAACACATGATGATTGGTTTTCTGAACAAGTTCCATTGCCCTGCTCATCTCGTCTGTCAAAATCATATCTTCCATTTCTGATTCATTTACTGTTGTTTTTTGAGATAGAGATTGCAATGGCACACATCATGCTCTCGGTAATCGGAACATGGGCATTGCTTGTCAATTGATTCATTGTGGCATGGGCACTCGCCACCATTCATTTCGCATCGTTTGAGGATGGCATTGACCACCTTGTCGTTGGGGTTAAGCTCCCAGCCAGGCTTTCTAAGAATTTGAATCATTCTTCAATTTCATTTAGGGTAAATAGCAGATCACGATTATCAAACTGTATGTCATCACCTTCTTGCAGTTCATCGGCATAAATAACAATAGGCTCTTCCAAGTCTTGCCGTTTCACTAACAGTTGGGCATCTTTGTCAATTTTGAAGATTTTATGGTTCTCTAACTCTACCTCTATGTAATGGGTGGAATCTATATCATCACCTATCATAGTGGCATCTGAAGGGTATAAACCAGCACGTTCTGGAAGCAGAAAACGCTCAAACAACAGGTCGTATTTGATGGGGTCTATGAGAGTAATGCCTAATAAGTACAACACCAAGCAGCCTCCTGCCGAACCACGCCCACAGCCTACCAGAATACCATTTTTGCGTGCCCAATTCACAGTATCATACTGAACGAGCATATAATCTACATTGTTGGTAGATTCCAGTACATAGATTTCATGTTCCAGTTGCTTGCGGTATTTCTCCTCCTGTCCTTTTGGCACTAACTGCTTAAATCCTTCTTCCAAAAGCTCCAAGAACATAGTGTGACGGTCTCCGAATCGCTCTGCTTCTTCTGGTGTCATATCGTATTGTGGCATGAAGTTTCTGCTGGTCTCAAATTGGGCTTCAGCACCATCGGCGATAGCCACGGTGTTCTCGCAAGCCCAGCTGAAGATGTCAGCTATGTCCCATTTGCTTTCGTCAAACAAGGGAACAATTGTGTTCCAATGCTCGTCCATATCCTTGAAATATTGGTCTTCTGACTGCTCATGTGCCGCCCCCTCAGCTATCTTGTTGAGGATAATCTTATTTTTCGCATCGTCCTTGTCAAGATAATAGCAGTCAGTTATCAGTACTGGAGGCAATGCGCCTGTCTCGTAGATTTCGTCAAAGTACAGCTTGGTAGCTTCCAATAGTTGTATGTCAATACGTTCTGCCTTGAACTCTGACAAATCTAACTGATAGTAACAATCCTCAAAACTATCAAGGAACTGGTCAATGAATTGGTCAATGGCATCGCCCAAATTCGCAAGCCAGCTGGAGGCATATTTGCTGAACACAAGCACATTCCCTCTGCCATACTTCAACAGGTCCGATAGTTCAATGATATGTTCCTCGGAATCTACCATAATAGCTTTCTGTATGCGGAGGAGATTCTGTAAGCCTTCTTGTGTCTGGACATAGACTTTTGCTCCGATTTTTTCTATGCCATCGGTAAATGTTAGGGAATAGCCGAAGACGTGCTTAATGCCAGCTGCCTTACATTCCTTTTGAAGAATAAGGGTTGCTGCCATCGTATTAGCATCACAGATACCGATAGCGGTCTGACCAAGGTATTTGGCTTTCTTTATCCAATCGGCTAACGAAAAACTGCCGTTCAACAGTTCAAAAGGGGTATGGATGCCCAGATTGACAAAGGACATTTCATGCTCGCACTTTTCACGCTCACCTACATATTTGAGGATGTTGAATTTGAACTCCTTTCGGGTGTCATAGTAGTACCAGTTATCCCCAAACTTGAAGACGATATAGTTGATGCCTTCGTCTTGTAGGGTCTGGATATTCTCCATCGTATTGAACTTGATGTTATTGTCGGCATCGGTTCGGAAGATGGACTTAATCAGATTGGTGTCCTCATAGTACATCTTTCCAAAACCGATGATTTCTATGACATCGCTGTCAATTACTTGGTATCGTATCTTGTTGGCTTGAAGCCATGCTATCAATTCTTCACTCATATATCATATTTTCTGAAGTTTATACTCTGCTACTGTTTTGAGGTTATATGCGAACGTATCATACACCTCCCAGAAATCCATGCTGTCAAAGTCTGCGGTAGGGTCTTCAATATCTGCCACATATACATCAAAGAACTCATTCAGTTGGGCAGCAGTCTTCTTGATGGCTTCTGTGGCATCGCCGTCATAACCTATCACGATGGTTTCTACATCTTTGGCTTGCAGCTTGTATATCTGGACATCTGAAATCTTTTTACCGAATGTGGCACATACGGCTATCCGATGGTTCTCATACAGATTCAATTTTCTGGTCAAGGCAATGGCATCAAACACGCCTTCTACAAGTATCACGGTATCTGTTTCTCCTTCTATCACAGCGTCATAGTTATACAGCAGCTTGACAAAATCGTTCTCTGTGCTGTTCCTGTATCGCATAATTTGGAATTTGCCGTTATGCCTTGCTTTACGGTTATGTTCGTCTATATCTGCCTTATCCCATGTATGCCTGGACACATATCCCACTGTATCGCCATTGTCTATAATGGGAAATATCACATAATCATCAAACTTAAAATTCAACCCTCTGGTAGTGCCTACTGGAAAATATTCGTAGTCTTCATCAGTAAAACCTCTTTTGCGTAAATAGCGGTTGAAATAGGTCCGTTTGTAATCTTCGGGCATCTCCACAATACCCAAGCTATCATCCAGCTCCTTTTCTTCTTCCATGAACGAGAAGTCATCTAACTTTTCACCTGCTGTCAGGTCAAAGGTTTCTGTTACCATCAGGTCCGTTCGGCCTATCTCTTGCAACAGTTGTTCAAGGGTCTGGGTGGAACGACCGCATGAGAAACAATGAGCCATAAAGGGCTTCTTGCGCTCGGTTTCTACGCCCACATACACCCCCATCTTACCGCCTTTCTTGCCGCACCAAATACATTCTGGCACGATAAGGTTCTTGCGCCCTCCATCCAATTTTGCGTGCAACTCTATGGCTAACTCGTCAATGAGATGTTGCTTTTCTTCTTTACTCAGATTCATATTATGCTACTTTATTCAAATTCATAGTTCTTGTTCTGTCATAGAATAATTCATTGTCATAGTCCGTGGCTATACGTATTGGATCACCCTTTTTGAAGAAACGTGACTTAGCTACATATAGGCGCATCGTATTTTCTTTCGCCTCATTTCTACTCTGGTTGAGAGTAATTAGATGGGTCATGGGGCGGCTCAGACCTTTGGCTTCTGCACAGTTGTATTCGGTTAGTACATTCTTTTCATCATCTAACCATTCCCTGTTTTCGATAGTTGCCTGATAGGTTACAACCATCCATACGTTTTCATCTGAAGCTAAATCTTTGAGGTCATTTGCCACAGCAATGCGTTTATGGCGTTCTCCCGATTCTGTCCATTTACGACCACTGGAGTCTGTCAGCAGGTCCATAGAGTCGATGATGACAATATCGGGATTACAACCATATAGCTTTTTATACTCAGCTATGATATTCTTGACATCTACAGTAGATACTTGGTTGGCAAACTTCGGGAAGGATTTGACCTTCAAAGAGCCTGACATGGATTGGACCATTTCTACCATGCGTTCAAATTCCTTGTCTCTCAATGTACCTGTACTGTATTTGTATGAACTGCAAGAAACTAACGAAGCCGAATAAGCATCTGTAGTTTCGTCTTCACTGCCTTCCAACTGGATATGCAGCACATTCAATCCATCCATTTGGGTGGCGCACCTGCCTATCCATCGGGCGGCATGGCTTTTTCCTACACCTGTGGGAGCAAGAAAACAAGTCAACTGTCCTCTCAAATCCCTGCCACCGTTCATCTCATCCAGTCCGTCAATATAGAATCTGGTGATAGGCTGCAACTTGGATTCTTGATTGTGCTTTTCTCTGTTGCGCTTGAAACGTGATTCAAAGGTGTCTATGACATCCACAAAGGTGTTTTGTTGAAGACTGAACTCATTCTGCCACTCAGCAAACGACTGCAACAGTTCCATTGCTTTGTCTCTGTCTTGTTTGGCATATAGTTCACCTATCTCCTTATATGTTTTCTGGAACTTGACTTGTCTCAGGTAGTCTTCAAACTGCTCCAGAATAATGTCTGGCTCCTCGCCTTCGGCACAGTCTTTTATATCGTCCAAAAGAGCCTTGACCTCTCTGTTGACCGACACAATCTGACTGATAATATTGAGGGTAGGAGCAGACTTGTGTTCTTTGAAATACTTGCTGATATAAGTTTGCAATGCTTGGAAATCACGCCCTGGAAGGTAAGAAGGCTGCATATAACGGCATACCAAATTACAGACGTAATCATACTGGAAGCAAGCAAAGTATAACTCAAACAGAAAGTCTTCCGTCAATACATTTTCATTTTTTGCTTTCGCCATATTCTTCAATTCTTATTCGATACAACTCTGGATATTTGGTTGCGGTTGCCTGCTTGCACTCATCGGCATTTTTGCATTGCTGACAAGTGTCTGAAAACGGACTCCACATCAAAGTCGAGGTAGCACAAATGACCATACCCACCTCGGTATTCACACATCGTCTTTTAGTACCTTCTTCCGAAGCCATATAGATGTACTTCGACAAGGGATGTACCTTCTTCTCAGTTGAGATTAGTGAATTGAGATGGGTTCTGGTCAATTGGGCTTCTTCCAACCATTTGTCCTCGGCATACGCCTTCTGCTTGGAAGTCATCTGCTGGTACTTTTGAAGAGCGGTATCGCCAAAGGTGTTGGGGGCGAGGGTACGCTGGTGAGGTGACTGGCGGTTCTTGTGAATTTGGAAGACACAATAATCCACCAGACGAGTTGTACTGAACTCGCCGCCATACATCTTTGTGAATTTCAGAATAAAATTCGACAGTTTGCGGTCTGTCTTGCCACCTTCAGGGAACTTGAATGAGGGGTCAATCAGTTTCCTGACTATTTCTGTGTAAACAATCTTAATCTGTTTCTTCAGTCGTTCTTCTGTTTCCATCACGAGTCAATAGTTGTTGTAACTGCTGGCGTGCCAAGAATAATCGACTTTTAACAGTTTCGATGTTACGAGATTCTAAGGCACCATTCTTGTATTCGATTTCGGCAATTTCTTTGAGTTTGTAGCCTGCCTGCTGGAGCAGTAAGGCTCTTTTATACGATGGTTTCAGCTGCTCTAAGGCATCCAGAATGTCATCGTTATAGAACTCTTTGTAATTGCTCAGATTCATAGCTCTGTAACTGGTATGTTCCATGTCATCTGCGTCCATGTCATTTGTGAATGTGTCTGCCTCGTTGTCTCGGTTCCACATATTCTGGTACTTCTGACGTTTCTGGTCCAAGTCAAAGACGCATCGCTTTGTCACGATATGGAGCCAGGTCTGGATAGACCGCCCAGAGTCGTATGTCTCGATATACTTGTACATATTGGTCAACACCTCTGTGTAGTTATCCCGAATATCTTCAGGATTGGCGGTGTATTTAATACATAACTTGTATATCATCCGCAAGTACGGTGTTACGTATTGTTCAAATAGGATGTTGCGTTTCTTTGCTACCTCATCGCTTATTGTTGATTGGGTTGAGGTTGCTTGCTGGTATGCCGTGTCCACGCTTCTTTGACGTTGAGAACAAACAAGTGATCTGCGTTCATCAACTTGTGGATTGTGCAATACCGTTTCCACTTATTATCGCTGGAGATGAAGGTTGCCCTCACCTCGTCATCGCTCGGTTGTGGTTTCTTACTCAGGAACTCATAGAAGTTCCCCAATAATGTAGCAAGCACATTCAAATGCTGCTGGTCCTTTTTGCGTTGCATACGCCTTATGTTTCTTGCGTAACTCATTGCTGTTTATAGTTTATATATTCTTACATAATATTTGAAGATGTGGATAGCGTCTGCGAGGTCATCTTTACCGTTTACATTTATACCCCAACGCTTTTCACAATATTCCATCATCTTTTTCTTGTCTGCCTTGCCATCGCCTGTAGCCCACTTCTTCACGCTTGATACGTTGATGAAAGCTGGCTGGGGCAATCCAAGCTGGGCACACGCCAAACAGAGGATTCCTCTGAACTCAGATAATTTGCGAGAGGCGATAAAGTGCTTCGACACACATACGTCTTCCGCAACAATCAATTTGATATTGTACTTCTTGATAAACTCAACCAATGTATTATAGAATAACAGATGTTGCTGGGGAGCGTTTTTACTTTTCTTTTGCGTGAAATCCCAAACACCGTATTCATGGGTTGAATAAAAGCCGCAATGCTCGGCTATGTCAAGACTGAGTACATTGTCACGTGTAATTGCTTCTTGGTTTTCATTGTTGTTCATCTAAATATGATACACCATTAAGTTTGTTGACTACAGTCCGATAGGGATAGCCTTCAGCAATATTGCCGTGACTTACTACCAAGGACGTAATCTGCAAGTGATTGAGGGCATTGAATATATTGTTCAACCCTTGTTCATCAACTGCTTCTAAGATTTCGTCAAGGACAAGCAAGTCCAAGCCTTTTTCATCATCGCAACTGGCATTTGTGAGTTTGTTCATCGCCAGTATGGTGGCCAACTCTACTCTGGCTCGTTCTCCAGCTGAGAACTTGTCAAAGGAACCACAGTCTATGCCGTCTCGTAACAGGGAGATAGAGATTTTATCTCGCACTTTTCCGCTCTTCAGTACAGTGTAACCCGACAGCTGGACATGAATGTCACTGCCGATGCCGTCTAAGAACTCGTTGGTAATCTGACTCAAAGCGTTTATCTTGGTGTTGGCCAAATGGGTTTTGAACTCTACAAAGGTGGTTTCTTGCACCTTGTATGTATTCAATTTCTTCTGGATGGCTTCTTGCTTCGATATGGCTTCGGTCTGTTCTTTTTCGTTCTTTGCAAGGCTGGATTGGAGATTGGCAATAATATCTGTCTCTGCTGAATGTTCAATATCCTTGATAGATTCTTCGTATGACTGGATAGCTCCTTCAGCATTGTTGATATTCAATTTGGCGGTTTCTGCTTTTCCTTCTTGTACCTTATAGGCTGCATCCAACAGCTCGTATGTTTCGTCAAACAGGTGATAACGAGCATCCTCAATCGCTTTAGTAAGCTGAGCGATTTGGGTGTTGAGCTTAGTTGTCTGATTGGCAATAGAAGAAGTGTTGCGTGTCGCACTGTCAACCTCAGTTTGGGCATCTGTGAGCTTCTGAGACCATTCTGCCTTACTGCTGATAAGCTCGTTCTGTTTAGCACGGACCGCCTTGCCTTTTTCAGTATAGTTGGTAATGCTCTTTTGGTTTTGCTCAATAGTCTGCTCTACATCCTTGACTTCTCCCTTACGGTCTTGCAGGCGTAGGCGAGTGTCGGCAATATCAATGTCATTCGCCAATGTAAACTCATGTTGACACTTGGGGCATACGATGATGCCAGCCAACTGTTTCTCTAAATTGGCAATGTCTCGTACCAATGAAGAGTGTTGAACATTCAAGTCGCTGTTCTCTTTCTCCAGTTTTCGGATAGCAGCTAACAACTCGTCAATCTTTTTCTGGATAGTCTCAGACTTGGTACCATACTCTTCTTGGAACTTGTCATATCTGCCCTTGACTTTTTCGTAGGTAGCTTTTGCAGATTCCAATGCCTTGTCGTATTTAACAGCTTGCTTGGTAAGGTCTGAAAGCTCTTTCTCCAACGATTTGATTTGAGCTTGCTGCTGGGCGGTTTGAGTAGTGTAGTCAGTGGGGAATGTCAATTGCAGGTCTGCAAATTGTTTGCAGATGGCTTTGTAACATTCTGCCAGACTTTTGTCACTCTCCTCGTATTTCTGCAAGGCAGTATCACATTCAGCATACTTATCCAGCAAATTATTGGCTGCTTCCATTACTTCGTTCTGTTCACGGATATAGCTGCGTTTTTCCACGATGGCTTGCTTCCATCCAGCAATGCGTTCCGCTTTTTTCTGAGAGCGTTCCGTGGATTCCTGCAATGCCATATCTATCTGCTGGTGTAACGTCTCAATACGACCGTTTACCACCGCTACGGCTGTGGTTGCTTCTGAAAGTTCCCTTTCAATGGGAACAATATCGGCTTGAAGGGCAGCAATGCTTTCATCAACCATATTTCCATTGCTGAAGCGGTTGATGATTTCTTTTTTCTCTCTGTCGGAACTGGACAAGAAAGAGATATACTTGTTCTTTGAAAGAATAAAGTTGGCATACAGGTCATCTTTTGACAACCCAATAGCTTCCAGAACATACTTGTTATAGTCTGCAACGGTAGCTTGCTTGATTTCTTCTACATCGGTATCGTATGGACCTGTCTGGACGATAATCTGGATGTCTTGCGGATTCTTTCGGGACAGATGACGGTCAATGGTCATAACCTGTCCTGCTTGGTTGCGCAAAGTTACACTGACCACAGCGTCATTTTCAGCATCGTTGATGATTTCATCCATTTTGACCTTTCTGAGTGGCTCTCCTGTCAGTCCTATTGCAATGGCTTCCAACAAAGCGGATTTTCCCGAACCGTTAGACCCCTGAGAATCGTTGTCCATATTGTTGCCAAAGACTAAGGTGGTACAGTCTTGACGGAGCTTGTAATTCAACTCCTTAAAGGCACACAGGTTCTTTGCGTGTATTGATACTAATTTCCACATATTCAATTGATTTTATCGAGGTATTGCAACCCCATTTCTACATTTTCTATTCCCTTGTCAGCACAGAAAGTGGTGTATTCTGCTTTAATGCCAGTCTTGTCATACTTATAATCTAAGGTATGAGTGGCAGTCTCTTGGTTCACTGTACCTTCTGTGATTACCTCCACTTTCGTACAACCCATTTCAATGAGTTTTTTCTTGTCAATCGTTGAGGCTTCTGCGGAACTACATTTGACGCACAGCTTGGTCTTATAAAGCCCCTGTTCCTTGTCGTTCTGCGACAAGGTAAAACTATCAAGTTCTTTAACATCAATAGCCAATGTCTTGTATCGCACATTGGCTTGGTTCTTGATAAACTCGTATGTGCCATCGTCAAATAATACTGTATAGCCCTTTTCTTCGTCTTCACCAAAGTTATGTTGACGAGAGGAACCGATATATTCTATGCGTGTGCCAACCACCTGTTTACGGTCATGGTAATGCCCCACCAAGACTGCATCGAATGGCTCAAAGATATTGGTGGGTAATTCATGGTCGCTGGGTGTTGCTAAGCCACCTCTGATTCCCTCATGGATATATAGAATACTTCGTTTGGATTTGTCAAGGTCATACTCAACAAGCTGTTGCAGCCGCTCTATGAACGAACCGTTCTCTGGGAAATATCCCATGATATACAGCACAGCATCATCGCCAATATCCATAACGGTATAGCTATCTACTACATCTACATTGGGATATTCACTGAATATATGGCTATAGCCCAAAGGGGATTCTTGATTGACCTTGCAATGGTTGCCCTCAGCAATGGTCAAATACAATCCTTGGGACGTGGCTTTCATTATCGCTTGTCTGACCGCCATCAAGACATCCAATGTCTGTGCGGAGCGTGACAACCACAGGTCCCCACCAATAATCATATCGCTTATGCCCCTGTCTTTACAAATCTGCAAGGCTTCATTCCAGTTTGCTTGGAACTCTGGGATATTGTCTTTGGAGATATGTATATCGTTAAACAAAAGGGCTACTGGTTGTTTCTGTTGCATATTGCTTGGATTGATAAGGGGAGAACACACTGCGGACAGGATGCTCTCCCCTCGGTTTATATATGAACTGAAAGAATATGATTATCTCGCTCTACGGCGCATCGGACGTGCGCTTCTACGACTTCCTACTGCTGGCTCATTGGTGTCATCGTTATGCTCACCTCTGGCAGGAGCGGCAGACTCGTTATCATCATCCTCATTGCCCTCGTTGCCATCGTCCTCTGGTTCGGATTCTGGCTCTGGAGCAGGGATGTTGTCCTCTTGCTGGCCGTCCTTGTCTTCATCGCCAGACTTGATGGCTTCCAAAGCATCTTCAATGGCTTCCAGAAGGTCTTGGTTGCTCTTTCCACGTACCACACGGACACGCAAGTCGTTATCGTCAATGAAGGCACGGATGTCATCTCGCAACTCTTGTCCTTCATCGCTCTTGTCACCGATACCACGCTCGTTGAGGTCTTCCCAGCGTTTCCAGAGGGTGTCAATGGTGTTCTCTTCAGGTTCGTTTTCATTACCTTCGCCGTTGCGCTCTTTCTTATCAAACGAGAAGTGAGACTTGTCATCGGTAGGAAGTTCCAGCTTGATTTTCTCAATGACTTCGGCAATGGTCTTGCTGCTCATAACGTCCATCTCGTTCTTCTCGTCATACTGCTTCAGGAACTCAATGGTGGCTTCCAAGTGGAAACGACTGTAGCGGTAGAGAATTTCAGGCAGACGTGGAGCATCGAGCAGAGCTTGAAGTTCTGTCTCTTCCAATGGCATAGTGTCTGCCAGTACGTCAATATTAAAGGTGTAGGTGGTTTTCTTATTCTCTTCCTTGCGTGTGATTTCCACAGGGTACGCACCTTGGATAGAGGAAACAGGGCAGAACGCCTTTGCATCCTTCTTGCGGAGTTTTTCCCATACAGCAATCTTGCGGTCTTCCAAGTCTTTATACTGAGAATAAGAAAGGGTAAGAAGCTGGATGCCTTCGTCCTTCTTTTGGGTGTCAAGAACATACATGGCACGCTGGGAACTCCATTTCAAACCACCTTCAAATCCAGAACCGTTGATTTTCTTCATCAGCTTCTCGTCATCACCGTACTTCTCCTCGGCAACCTGAATATAGGTATCAATCAAATCGACCGACAAACCGACATAGTTCGCCTGTGTAACGGTAACAAAGAAGTTCTGGTCCTTCTTGCTCTTGGGATTGGGATTGGTGAGTTTGAGGAGCTGTGTCTTGGTAGGGTACTCATAGCCCTTGCGCTCCAACTGGTACGTTCCGTCTGGCTGCTTTACTGGAGCCAACGGCAGGATTCTGACAGAATAAGTGCCGACCGAATCCATTCTGAAGTGTTTGGTCTTGGCAAACGACTTGCTCTCATCAGCACTTTTTTGCAACGCCTCTTCGTAAGTTTCTTGCACGTCCGCAAAGAGGTCAAACGGACTCTTAATCATTTCTTCCATTGAAAATGAAAATTATTTGTTCTGCGAGAGGGGAAGATTCCACTGTTCGGTATAAGCTCCAGCCCAAAGTTCCTTTGCTTCTGGCAATTTGACAGCATCTCTCGATTCTATCTTTATGCCCCATTCAGTAGATACATGATGAACGATACTCTCAATTACTTCATTCATCTCACTTACTTTTTCATTTTTGAGACTGAAGTATTCAAACTTCTCGCCTCCTGGAAGATTACAGGTATGTATCGGAGCGTAAATCTCTTCAAAGTACCTGTATAGGGCATCTACTGGTGGATGAGTGGGCAATTTCTCGGAAATTTCCTTCAGCACCACGCCAAATAGATACTTCAATTGTGGTAGCGACCTGTTCTTTGCGTCATCGAAAATCAATACAGTATAATCTCCGTCTGACAGCTTCTCAAATGCAAGATTGGCCGCTTCTGTACACGCCTTACCGTCTTGCACAATTAGGCGTGCTTGACCGTGTAGCATCTTACTTTTTTGAGTTTTCGCTTGCAAAGGTAATAAATATCAAATTAACTACCAAATAAATTTCGATAAATTTTCATATTTCTGCAAACTTTTCTTGGTTTACACCACTATAACATAAAATTCTGCTCCATTTTGATACTATAAACCCTCCTTGTAGATGATTTTCGATACACTACAAGGAGGGAATGAGAAGATATGGTTTAATGCCAGAATTTATAGGTTATATCTCGCATACACTTACCTTTGACGGTATAGTCATACCACGGCTGGTCTTCTATGCGGTAAAAGCGTTGGTTGGTACTGGGACTATCCAAACCGCCCTTGCTGGGGATGTAAGGCCCCAACTTGATAAAATCGAAGTTCTCCAGCGCAATCTCTTTGCTAAGTTCCTGCCGACCGCTATACCAACAGGTCTTTAGCCCCATCTGCTTGATGTGCCATGCCAGTTCATTGACTTGCTTCGGGCTGGCATCACCTCCCATAAATGCTACACAGGTAATTCCATGATTGATATGGATGAGAGCATTGAGGCTCGACCAGTTCAATGGCTTGCCAATATCTTCTGCTAAATAAGGACTATGACAGCCTTCACAATGACAGGGGCAGTTGGAGATATTGATAGCCAACGTCACTTCGTCTGGAACTTCTGCAAATACAATTTTGGTATCTACATACTTCATCATACTTGCTCCTTTCCGTTGCTATACACTCGTTTTGCGGCTTCTATTTGGCGGTCTTTGCCAAATGTCTTAATAGGACGAAGATAGCCGATAACTCGTGTGTACTGGGTAATATGCGTTTTTCCACACTTAGGACATACAGTTACTGGCTTCTTGATAATATGCCCACAGTCTTCACATTTGCTGTTGGGTACGTTGAATGTGAAATAGCTGGTACCATTCTCGATAGCAAAGTCAATCAGCCTCAAATATTGCTGCTTGCTGAGATGGTCATCCAGATTGATGTGAGCAGCAGAACCACCGTCCGTATATTGATAAGTCTGTCTGCCATGAAGGATGAACTTATCCAAAACAGAGGTGTCATCGTGGGCGTTGTAGAAATAGCTGTTATACAAGTTCTCGTCTTCGGGCACCCAGTAGCCGTCCTGTTTGTCCCAATTGTAATTCTTACCGCCCAAGCCTTCTGCTGGCACAACCTCACTGTTAAACAGGAAGGGGCGTTTGCGGTCATGAACAGAGTGCAGCTTATTCTGCTCTTTGATAGTGCCCAGTATCAATTGCAGGAACTTGATATACTCTGGATTGTTGGAAACTGTCATGCCTAAATAGCGTGCTGCTTCATTCAGTCCATTGATGCCAATAGTGCTATACAGCTTTGACATAAAAATATATCCACCATTAGAGGCTGCGAACATCCCCTTGTCTTCCAAGTCATACAACATGGTTTTGAAGGCGATATGATACTTATACACACGCTCCAGAATAGCAATCAACTCATCTTTAATAAAAGAGGTGTTTTCCTGCCAGCCACCATGAAAGCCGTATGCCTTATCAACATCTTGGATAAACCGATTGATATTAAGCGTAATCACATTGCAACTGCCTGTCATCACGCCTGTAAGACCAGAAGTAGGACTGAAGGTGTTTTCAGCAAGTTCATTGCGTAAGCGGCAACAAGACGCAAGACTATCTGCGCTATCAGAAATATAAGTAAAGAACGAATGTCCTTCAGCATACATTTCCGCACAAAGCTCTTTATAGTCTTGGTCAATCACGTTCTTCCCATCGTGAACCATAGCAAAGGTCTCTACTGGGAAGGTCAACACCTGCTTCAGGCGAATTTGGTTGAACCACTTCATAAACAACCGTTGCAAGGTATCAACCGCTTTCCATTCAGGCTTGGTACCATCAGGGTAACAGAAATCTTTGAACAACGAATTGAAATATGTTTGGTCATAGTAAGAGATATTCGTGAATGGACTTTGATAACTTCTGTTACCAGCTGGCTGATTGACACCCCACACAAATTGCTTAAAAGCCTTCAAAATACTATCTCGAATAGTACGTTGAATTTTGCAATGAGGTGTTGAAACTATGCAATTCAATTTCTCATACCATTGAGGACCAAATTCCATCACGGCATAATAATTGAGCGCAATGAAATACTCGCCAAACGCTACTGCGCCCTTGCATTGAGAAGAAAGCAGGAAAGCCAGATTGGTAATCTGACCACTGAATGATTGCAGATCGTTGGGTTCACTGGGGGTAACACCATCAATATTACCCACGCCTTCTGTCATCAAAGGATAGAGTGACACTGCCTGGCAGTAGAATTTCGTAGTAGGCACACTCGCCTCATCATGCGTATATATAATATGGTGACGAAGGTCTTTCTCATACTGCTCTGCAACTTCTGGATAGAGCTTCTGCAACTCATTCTTCATGCGTTGACGCTGGATCAGGCGGTTGGTGGTCTTATATACTTCTCCTTCCAGATTGGCTACATTCTTCATAGTTACGTTGGCATTGCCATCGGTTTCGGAAGAGGTGGCGGCATTGTCTGAAGAGTTACTATACCTATCCATGTAGTCGATACGCTCACGGATAAAGCGTGCTTCTTGGTGCTGTTGGCGATACAGAATAAACGCCTTAGCCACCGCAAAGTGCTTGTACTCCATCAACGCACGCTCCACGATGTCCTGAATGGTTTCAACAGATATGCTGGAAGCATTGCTTTTTGCCTCCAGTTCTTTTTGCACAAAACCCAATACCTGTGGGTCGTATGCCTCATGCTGGCTTTCAAACACCTTTCGGATAGCAACCGAAACCTTTGTAAGGTCAAATTCTACTGTTTGACCGTTCCTTTTTAGTACTTTCATAGTAAACCACGTTTCTTAAATTCGTTGTATAAAGGAATAGCCAAACAACTGGCATCTGGGTGTGGCTTGCCTGTAGTTCCAAGCGCACGGAGGTCAAAAAAGTGCTGCCAGTCTTCTACAAAAGCAGTATGAACCAAATCAGTATTGGTATCAAGTGGCAATATGGTGCGTGCTTGCTGGGCGGTCCATCCTTGTTGAATAAGCCCCATATAGCAGTATTCTGCCATAGTATTAGCAAGCAGCCAATAATCCAATGCTGTAAATTCTTTAGGGAACTTGACCTCTGCGTTGCCCCAAGTATTAGCTAATTCCAGTAACTTATTCTGCATAACAGCTTTATCCATAGCATCGGGAGTGATTGCAGCAGGTTCAATCCAGCTGGGGAGATTAAGGGTTATCTCGTTACCGAACTTGTCCTTTGAATAGTTACAATACCTTGTGCTGCTTTCTGCTATAGAATTGATACGATGGCGATTAAATTCACGAGAAATCGCTACTTGGGTATGGAATAAAACGGTAATTCTTCTGGCATGGTAAATCGTAGGAGCGCAAATATATCGCAAGTCATCTAACCACCTATTCTCTACCAGAACTCGATAATTAGTGGTTACAGCAACTCGTCTCTCGCCACCTACCTCACATACTTTATAACCTTTGGAATATGGGTTCTTCACATATTTGCCCCAACCATTTGCCTCGATGGGTAAAATGGTTTCCATTGGCATAGCCAAATACACTGTGCCATGCTCCAACATAGCCGTATGTCCAGACGCAATCATGCGCTCCACGAATACTTTTGCTGAGGTCTCTGTGATTCTATCCTCACTGCGATAGCAGGTACGTCCTGCCAATTCGATTTGTCTAAAAATGCCATCTATACCGAAGTCTTGGTCGATAATAGAAAAAGATGGCTGTATTATCTTCATATCTTCTCATTTGAAACTTGAAATAATAGATTCAACAGTCCGTATCAGACTGGATTCATCACTTGTGTACTTAAACCATTCTGTATGTCCGTTTGAATAGAAGGGGTGGGGAGTCCGTAGCTTCTCTAAGCATTGTAGAATGTAATATTCACAAAAACCACACCCTTCCCAGACTTTTACGGTTTTAATGCTGCGCTGAAAGGCGTGGCTGTTGCTATACAACTTATTTATGCGGACACGCACATCTCCTGTAGTGGAGCCTATCTTGTACAGCCCTGTTATCTCACATTTCAATAAGTACAGGTGTTTGATAGGCTTTGGCGAACATGGTAACGGCTGGAAGAAGCGCGATACCCTGTGCATGAATTACAGTGTTAAAAAGGAAATATGAGATAGTATTCATCAATTTGTGCTGCAAAGGTAATACATTTCTTTTAATTCACAGCATTTTGGCAAAAGAAAAATACGTAATTTGACATTTTTATACATATCAAACTACGTATTTCCTTAATTTCTTGCGGATGTAGTACAACTCTTTCTGGGCATTGGTGCCAATTGCAAAACGTGGGCGGCAACCGAATTTCTTATATTCAATCAGACATCTCCAGAATTTTGCTTTGCGGAAAAAGGGGTCATCTGACGAATAACAGAGGGATTCTATTAGTTCTGCTGGTGGGTAACGGAGTTTCATCATCTCCGTTACCTCTTTCAGCAATTGATATTCTATTGGCACTTCATGCTGGAGAAAGAAGCCTATTCGGGTCTGTTCAAACTTCTTCAGTCGATACCCTCTTGGTCTTCCTACCTTTTTTTTGTGTTTCCTGCGCCGTTTTTTCTTCTTTGGCTTCAACTCTTGCTGCGTCATACACTTCTGCTGTTACTGCGCCATCTACAGGTACAACACCTTGCAGGGCGATATTCTTCTGACTGTTGAGGTCAGCACTTACATTGATAATTCTCATAGTTCTATACGATATATGTCATTAAAAATCCGATATATTCTGAACAACCATTGTTGCAGGTGTCAACCACACAGTCTCTTGATCCTGCGGCTATATAGCAGTTCCATTCTCCTCCTTTGTAATAAGATTGACCTATCTTATACTTGGGAGGGTCAATTGTATTGGGCAGTGTAAAAATGGTACCGCTATGGTGAGTGTGCAATTCGCCTTGAATACATACTGTATGTCCAATCTGGCGTACATACAAGGTAGAGATAGAGCAATTCTTCATGTTAACTGCTACCCAGCCTGTATCTTTCTGTGCTACTTGGGCATCGTCTTTATATACGGCTCCAATATTCTCACACAAGGCTCGTTGACGATTTTCCAGAGCTGTGACATAGTTGCTGTCAGAGGCAATTGGCAATCCTTCCGCAACAATATCTTTGAATAACTGGGATTTCTGTACTGTACCATTCAAGTCGCTGGCAGAAGCAGCACCAATACTATCTCGGACTGACTTCTTTCCTGTCTCGCCGCCGCCAGCACCATTAACAAACACACTTATACTTTCGGTACGCTTGATGAAAGTGCTGTCGGCAACAGATTTAGAATACACATCCGACACATTCGCCTTACTGCTCAATGCTGTGGACATATCGCCCTTTCCTACCAGCACGGACATAATATCTACGCCACCGACAAACAGACTCCCTTTAACGTACATATCACTTTCTACACGCACGCTACCCAAATTGTTGCGGATATACAGGTCATAATCTTCAGTAGAAGCATAGCCTAATGTAGCCATTACTTCTCCATTTTTGTCTTGCCAGTTGATATACGACTGAAGGGTCTTATCGGTTTTAGCCAAAAAAGCATGACCAATCTTTACGGCTGCTGCATTAGAACTTGTCACCACCAAATCGCCAGATAACGTGCATTGACGTGTCTTACCTGTGACGGTCAGAATAGCACTGCCCTTGCCGTTTCCAATGATGGTGTCTCGGTAATAACTGCTGCCACCGCCGTAGCCCAGCATATTCAATTTGATAGCACCTGCATCGGTTGCTGTACCATAATTGTATATATCGCTGTTAGCGCAACGTGTAGTGCCTGCGCTCAATATCGTGGCTGTTATAGGTACACTGGCAACAAAACCAGATGATGTTAGGGTTGCAAGCAGGGCATTGCCTACATAAAACTTAAATGCGCCATCATTGGTAATCACCAACTGATAAGCATTGCGTCCTGTGGCAGTTGACTGAACAATCAAATCGCCTGAAGAATTGTAACTGACAATTCCCTTGCTGTTGCCACTGACGGTTTGGAGCGCATTGTGAGATTGAATAATGCCATTAACAGTCAAATCTCCCCCCAATGACATACTTTTGTTGACACTCTGAGAGTTGTATGAGCTGTCAATAGTCAGAGCATATTTGCCGAAGAAAGCGTCCTTCAAACGCATGGCAGCACCCCCATTGGTCATCTTGATAAACTGAGGAACGGCTCCTGTAAGCAAGTCTGCTGACGTAGGCACACTGGTTCCAACTGTACAGCCATATACATTGCGCCCTACCTTATCGCCCGAATCAGCATACGATACTTTTTCAACTGTATTGCGCTCGTAGATATAAATAGGCCACGTACTAACCCCAGAAACGCCTGCACAATAACGGATTTTTCCGTTGATAAAGACGTAACCTGGAGTGAGGGTGGTTCCCGACATCTGACAGCCACTGATTATAAAATTGTCGCAACCGTCAAATAAACTGACCATTGCCAACGACAATTCTTGCAGATTCAGAATGTCATCAATATAAGTATATCTACCGCCGACTTGTGATGTAAATTCTTTCATCTTATCCGTATGTTACAATAAATTTTTTACCTGCGATACAATATTTCCGCACATGATAACTAATCATTGCAGTCAATTCATCTTGTGTGATTACTGCTGGATTGACATTGGGACAGCAAATAAAGAAGCTGGCATCGCTGTTGGCTTGCTTCTCATCTTTATAGCGGAATACCGTGTTCTGACTGGGTGTTTCTCCAGCATGATACAATATCAAGTCTGAACCATGTCCATCACCACTTTCCCAGAATATAGGTACGCCATTGACCACGCCGTCTGACACCACTATACGCTTGGAACGGTCAAGGAGGTATTTATTGAATTTGTGATTCAAATAATACTCCAGTAGTATAATCTGAGAGGTCATGGCGGCTTCCAGTCTTTTTTCGTCTGCCCATGTCTTCCACTTTTCATTAAGGGAATTGAGGGGCTGCAAACAAGACTGAAGGAACAATATAGCACGCCGACCGCCTAAATAATGGGGGACCAACTGGTTCACCAATCGGTCCGTATTGATTCTGTAGCTTCTCATACCCTATTGCTTTCAAGTTCCAATGCAATGGCTTCTCTGAATGTAGGCAACGCCGCTTCCGCATCTTTCTTGGTACTTTGTTTGGCATAGCCACTGGAGGTATAAACCTTTCGGTCTATCTTTTGCAGTTCACCCAGCTCGTCATTGTCATCGTATTGTGCAAGAAAGATACCCTGTGCCACTGAAGCGTTAGGGTCTATATACACATCTGTCACGTGTTCTGTCTTTTGGATAGCGTCTATGACTTTCTGTGCATATATCAAGGAATCAAATTTCATGTCTGTGATGAATTGAGTCAACGACTGGTCAATAGCGTCATACAACTCTTCTTTGCTGACAGCTCCATCGTAATAAACGGTTACTCTCGGCACAAGCACATCGCCCTTTCTGCTGATTACATTGCATTTAACTCCAGCAAACTTAATCTGGTTCAAATAGGCTCTGACCGACACTAATTGCTCATCACTCAATCGGCTCATGTCACTGCCTTCGCCTGTCGCTACCTTCAGAATGAGAATGTCATCTTTGTAGTCTGCGCTATATACCTCTTGATACGACACATGGGAAATAATACGCTTTGTTACGTCTTCCTGTGCATACGAAAAAGAGGTACCTTCATCGTTGATTACCAACTCATCACCATATTGCCATTTCAACATGGCATTGGCATAATAAGCTGGCGTACCATTGATACGTGAATTGAACACCGTAGAGATGTCGGTCATAAAAACATCCAACAGGGTTTCAAAGGAGTAGATGACTGCTGACGTTACCCATGTGAAGGCATTGATAATCGACATCTTTGAGTCATTCGTCAGCTCGGTAAGTTCCAGATATTTATTTCTGGTATCAACAGCTTCATTGTATATTTCTGTTAATGTGCGGCTCATGCGATATTCGGATTTTCATATTGATAAATTGTACCACAGATATTGAATACCCACGGACCTGCTTCGTTCCAAGCATCCTCATGGGTTATCACATAAATAGCTTCCATTCCAGAAGTGATGATATAATTGCCATTGGTGTCCTTGCTGGGTTCTCTATATACGCCAGATGGCAGGGTATCAAGAACAACCGTGCAATTCCTCCGTTGATTATTATGCTGCGCAACATATTTCAGATAGGCACCCAACGTATTATTGGAAGTATAATCTATCTGCTTCAATTCCAAATATGATAGACTCATATTCTGAATAGGCGAAAGGTCTGAAATGGTTATATTGTTCATCTTGACTGAATATGTTCCGTTAAATAGGAATAGCCCTTGTAACGATACTTTGTTCTGTTTCATTTCAATTTCATCGACCGTTAATGGTTGGGTGGGCAGTACCAATCCGTTGATAGGTGACATATCCCATGTCTTGATATTGAAATTGCCATACAGCCTGATCATACGACTGTCTGTTACATTATCAAAGTAATGGGTGTAGTTCTGAATGGTGGGTTGCAAAGAGACAGATTGCAGCTCACTGTTGTCACCCCAATCGACTTTCATATTGCCATCGCCAGCCAATAAGAGCGTAATGGCAGAATCGGCTTCACTGACCTGTATCACGCACCGCAATGGCTCGTGTATATCTTTGTAATATACATGACGCTCTCCATTGATAGGCACAATCTTTTCTGTATTGAGGGAATTGACAATGGTATCGTAAACTATAAAGTCTTCATCCCAATACAATTCTTGTCCTCCATACAGCGTACTTTCAAAGGATAGTTCTGGGTTGTTGACAAACAAATCAAATATACCTTCAATGGAACCATAGATAGCTATTGCCACATCGAAGATATTTTGATTGTTATGTACTTTATACACTTGCATCGGCTTCTGAAAAATCTAAGTCCAACTCTATATCTCCTGTATAGGAGTCAAAGGCAGCACCTTTTACTGTTACTTTATCTGCCTTAAATTCATCTTGTAAGATATTCGCCAATGTAGTCTGGCTTAAATTGGCGTGCAAGAACCTTACTAATCCAACACCGCTGGTGGGGTAACGATAACTGTTGGAAGGAATACACTGAAGAAGTAAGTTACGATTCTGGATATTAGCAGCAACATTTACAGCATCTGTATTATTGGCTGACCAGATATATGCAACCCCACTTGTATTGTCTAACTGCACGAGATAGGTATCTTGACTAACTACAATAAGCTGAGAAGCACACAACTGCATATTCTGTTGGTTCCACAGCTTAGTATGCACCTCAAACCACTCACTGCCATTCATAGGATTGATAACTGCCATAGAGTTATTGGCATCGAATTGACGCATAATCCTAACCTTGAATGGCTTATAGATAGGTGTATAAGGTATTTCTACCTTCACACCTTCTGTTTGCAACTTATTGACATCAAAAGTATGGGGTATCGTGATTTCTCCCAAAAGGTACAAATCACTCTCTGACACCCATGTGAACGGATAGGTGCTGAGCCTGTTTTGGTCCTTCAGCACCATATCACTGATTGATGTATTTATTTGTATGTCTCTACGCATTGGTTAATTGTGCTTCCATTTCATTGATTTGATTACGCACAGATTGGCGTTTTATATGAAGCTCTTGGATATTGTAGGGCAATTCTTGGTTCAACAAGGATGCTTCATAACATTTGACAATCTTATAATCTTCACTTGCTAAATCATCTTTAAGCTGCTGAATTTTAATCCTAACAGCTTTAGTGTCAAATTTCTTTTCGTAGCGAAACGCTATATGGTCGCCAGCATCGTATGGCTGAATCTTTACATAAAAACCATCTTCACATTGAAGTTGTACTTCGTCTATATCATCAACTGGTTTCCAGTCGCTTGATAATTGTGCAACCTGACTGGAAGAAAAGTCATTGGCTCTTAAATAGCCATCTTCTATATATCCGTATTTCATGCTCTTAAAATTTGAAACGCCCCATCAACCAAGCCTCTTTTTTAGTTGTGGTATCGCCTGAAGTTATATATCCGATAGAAAAGATTGCAATAACCGTTTGGCCCTCAGTACAATCGTAATAATCATTTTCTGACGTATCATCATACAAGCATTGTCCTGTATATGGCTTAATTGTCATTTTCCCACTCCACCATTGCTTAAAAATCACAATTTGACCTTCTTTAGGATTGGACGGCAAATATACAGTAGCCGTTGCTGACGTATATCCAATAACCAATGTATGACTGTCAGACAAATATATGGTAGAATTAGATGTTCCTGACACACATTTACGCCCTAACACCAATCCACCAGCAAACAAGCTGTAAAAGAAACCACCGTATGCTGGGGCTGTTCCTGAATTACTTGCACGTCCATAAACACCTGTGACGATGGTTTCATTGGCATCCATTGCCCATGTACTTTTTGACACATTAGCAAAACCCAAACCAACTATTGCTCCTCGATGGGTATAGCCACTACTGCTGGGCATACCATTGATACCTGCGATATTGGAGAATATGCCATTGGAAGAGAGATATGAAGTTGCCGTAGAATAGGAAGGCGCATTTTTAGCCGTAGATTCTATAATACCAGTTGATGCACTTATTTTCAAAACAGCCCCAAACCCAGTGTTCATGTCATTACTTCCACTGGTATATGAGGCTTGTGTAGTGAACACTAAGCTCCCATACGCATCCCAGCTGATATTGCCGCCAGCCAAAGAGCCTGAGCCGTCTTTGCGGAAAGCTACCTGACCTTGGGCAAAGGTTGCTTTACCTAAATTATCTATTCTCCAATATTCTATACTATTGTATGAACAGTATATATCACCATTGGAGCCTAAATATATATCATTCTTTGTGATATGGTCAGAGTTAATTGTCCAGCCTCCAATCGAGCCTTGCTTAAAAGTACATGATAAACCGTTGATCTGATCAGCAGTCAATGTTCCTGTATAAATACCATCAGAGCCAATATGTGTCAGGTATGTGCCCAACATATTGGTATATTTAGTATTGGCACCATCAGCTGTAGATTGCGCCGTTGCTGCTGCGCTACTGGCACTGGAAGCTGCGGCTTTAGCTTCATCAATCCCTTTCGTCCAGCTTAAAGATACAGCTGAAGAAAAAGTGACATTTCCATACGCATCCCAGCTGATATTGCCGCCAGCCAAAGAGCCTGAGCCGTCTTTGCTCCATGTAATTTGTCCTCCAGCTAATGCTCCTGATCCATCGTTTTCTAATCTCCATTTATATCCACGTAAACCATTAGGGCCAATAGAAATATTTCCCGAAGCAGTAAAACCAGATGTTACTTGCGTACCAGTCCAAAGCGAAGTTTCGTCAAAACTCCAACCTGCAATATAGCAAGTGCCGTTGCTTTGAATCTTAAATAAGCGAGACCCCTTAGAATTGTATGCCCCCAAATTAGCACTATCTGAAGACACTTTCAAATAAATTCCACCATTGTCATTGATGAAATTCTCCATTGCATCAGGCCCCTTAGCTATAAATTGACCATTTGCACTGGCTGTCATATATAATCCAGAGCTTCCTGCTGCCGAAGTTAAGGCAATATAATTAGTAGCAATTTTGCTACCAGTTAATGTCCAACCGACTATCGTTCCTGAAGTCTCACCAAAAGTAACCAACCCTTTTACAAAAGAAGCAGTACCATTTGCATTGATATACCAAGTACTACCTCGCAATCCTTCTGAACCTATCGTCAAGGAACCTGAAGCACCTGTATATTGATTGGAATTGTTATTTTTTGTACCTATCCACAAAGCAGTTTCGTCAAAACTCCAACCTGCAATGAAATTTGTAGAACCAGCAGCAAACACCTGTTTGGCAGATTTATTATAAGCGATAAATCCAAAATTACTGCTGGATGTATAATACAATGCTGCTCCACCATACTGCTGTACCCAATTAAAATGATTGCCATTCCACGAGCCATCAGCTAACAAAGGATAACTGGAGATATTAGCAAGGGCAATATATTTACCTGTCGCCGACAAAGCAATAGGAACACAATGGAGCAGGCTGTCTGTAATAGTCCAACCTGCAATATTACCCTCGGACGATGTAATTTTGCCTTTGAACTCTGCATCACCATTGGCTTTAAATTGAACATTGCCCAAAGCAAAGCTGGCAGAGCCATCGGCGCACACTTCCCAAATAGTATCAAATTCATCGTTGACCGCACGAATGGAACCATCGCTTAATATGCGCAATTTACCATTGGACGAATACAAGCCGTCCTGTGACAAATCCCAGCCACCTATTTTACCGCCTGTTTCATCTAAGTGAAATATCTCAATGCTATTCTTATAGCCATACAAACCGCAACTGTCATTTTCAGAGGGGCCAATATATACACCTGTCAATCCAGGCACCTCTGCCAACGAATCATAGCTACCAGTAATTTTCTTACCAACAAACAACTTGGGGGTAATAATAGAAGTAGCCCCAATCGTAGTCTTGTTGCTTTCCCACGCTTGAATCCAATCCAGCATCGTGCTTTCACGCTCAACGGTAAATAGAAATCGTCCATTAAGTGTGGTGTAATCATTAGGCTTGACTGTTATATCTAAACCACCTTCCAGTAAGCTATAATGCAAATCAGTAATAGCTAACCGATATGTGCAATCATCTATTTTTGATAAACTATAATTGATACTAATATGAGAAGCTGTAACCATTTCTACTGTAAATGGTACTTTTACTTCTCCACAATATACTGTAATGAGTGTATAAGCATTTGTAAGTACTGGGTGGCTTCCATCATAATCTGCATGAATCACACACATACTGGGGGCTAACGATACTGCGTAAGCATCGCTGATTGACACAAGTGTTATGGAGGCTTTTGCTACTGTACTCATATTTCGATTTTTACAAAAGAATAGCTCCCATATCTCGCTTTTGTTGCGGAATATGGGAGCAAATTATATGACTGGAAGGGGATGATTATAGCTCTTCCAGTATCTCCTTAGCTTTGGCTTTGGCTTCAACACGCCATGCCTGCATCGCATCCCACTCAGCTTCATGCTCGGCATCGCCATCTTCTAACAGATGATTATTGATGATAGCTTGCATATCGTCATTCGGGTAACGGCTCTGAACAATAGCAGCTACCAACTGAGAATAGGTTGGCTTTCCTAAATCAAAAGTCGCCTCAGACCACTGGAGCTTGCTTTCACCGCCTTCCTCTAACTCTTGTATATCAAATGCTACAGTATATTGACGCAACCCTAACTTTATCTTATAGCGGATTTGCTGGGGTTGGTCATTACCTGTCATCTTACTGATTGTCAACATACTATTACGTTCTTTTTAAGTTTAACGACTCGATAATTGCCTTTCACATAACAATATTTCCAAAAATTATTCATACTACAGAATACTTGCCTGCGAATAGCATAGGATTTATGGTGAATCAGAAAACCCATATAGGAATTTATGGACTTGACTTTACGTTCAATTGCCATTCCTTCTTCAATGGTTGTCGGACCATCATGCTGGATGTTACATATCGCCTCCAGTTCTTGCATGGCTACTATAAACCCTGCCACAGTGCGGTTGATGAGATAGGTTCGGGCAGGCTTGACTACGCTGCCGACAATTTTTATACCTTTCTTGACTTCTTGGATATACACCTTATTCGGGTGCATCCTTATTTTTAATAGAATACGCAATTTCTCCCTGCTTCGTTGTCGGAAATACTTAGCGTCTTCTTTTGTCCTACATACAAAGGCGAAATCATCTACAAAACGGACGTAAAATGCTCCTCGCTTTCGTGCTTCTTCTATCGCCCAGGCATCGAATATAGACATATAGAAATTGGCGAACAATTGACTGGTCAAATTGCCAATGGGTTCGCCTTTCATGGGCTTAGTATGAAAGAGGCTTTTGTTCTTGGGCAGGTAATCCCATAGCTTGATATTACCTTTTCTGATACAATCATCTTGTGGTCGGTGGCGCACAATTGTTTCAGTCAACCACAAGACTAAATCCAAATCATGCTCAAAGGGCGTACCATCCCAGAACGACCACTTCTCTTTGATGAAAGGTAAGAGATATTCCAGCAAGACTTCACAATCAATAGACATGAAGAATCCTTGAATATCAAACTGGCCATACCATGCTTCTTCAGTATAACCATTTGACAAAACATTTGCGTCTTGTGCTATTTTATTGACACACGCTAAGGTGCCAAATCCTTTGCGGCAATTGAACGAGACATTCCCTTGCTCAACGAAACGCTGCTCAAACAATGGTTCCAAACGTAGGCACAACCAATGCTGTACAATACGGTCTCGGAAATTTGCAGCAAAAACCTCACGCAATTTTGGACGTGTGACTACAAAACAAATACTCGTAGTAGGATGATAGGTTCGGCTATACACCTCGTATGCCAAATTCAAGAGGTCTAAGTGCCATGATAACCTATACATGACACATTGTGTACTCATTTTCTTATGCTTACAACAGTCATCAAAGGCATCAAACCATCCTTTGACATAATCATTGTCAAGTGCTGCAACTGCCCGAACAACGTTACTGTTGTTCTTGTTGTTGTTGTTGTTGAAGTTACCATTGCCGAAGTTCACGTTCCAGCTGTTGTTCTGACTGTTCTCGGAACTGGACCAATAGTTACTGGCAGATAATGCGTGTACTATCTTATTCTTAACTAAACATTTACCCGATGGTAAATCTCCAGTGACACGCCCATTTCTCAATAAAAATGTCCCCAGTGTCATAGTCGTAACCGTGACTAAAGAGAATTTTGCTCTATCACCTTGCGTCTCCACTCAGTCGCCTGATTGAAGATTGACTGTAAAGCCTTGGCAAAGTGAGGCATCTGCTTGTTAGAGATGATACGGACGTTCTTACTTCTATTCGACCACTCTTTTAAGGTGTCGATGCAAGTCTTCACGGTACGCATCTCCAAGTAGAATGATGTGATAAGTTCGAGCTTTGAGTCTGCATTTTTCTCATTCAATGCAAGTCCACAGGTGGTCAGACAATCCGTCAACGTGTCAATAAGACGCTCTGTTAAACGTCTTACACCGACACTGTTGGGTACTCGTTCTGCCATCTCTAAACAGTGTAACATAAGTAACTCTGTTTCCCGATAAATCGGTGCGCTGCCTGCATTTCTAAGAATATAAGCCATAAGTCAATTCGTTCACAATGTGTCTGTATAGACTATTGTTCTTTTTTAATTATTATTTTTGATTACTGTATTCAAGAATACCTCAGCTTTTATAGGGCGGTTTGAAAATCCAGAAAAATTTTTCAAAAAAATGGGTTTGCCATCACATTCATAGCACAATCACTACAAAATCCGTTAGCAAACCCTCCTTTTGTGGTGCGTCAAAAGACGCACCACGAGCTAAAATGCTGCAACTGCCCGAACAACGTTACTGCTGTACTTGGTGAGGTAGTTGTAGAAGTAACCATTGCCGAAGTACACGTACCAGCTGTAGCTCTGACTGCTCTCGGAACTGGACCAATAGTAACTGGCAGAAAAGTCACTAAACACTCCTTCGTTAATTGCACGCTGGAAGATAGCACCAATACGGTCATCATCGTAAGACGGACCTTTCTTTGAGTGCCAATACAGACGGCACAGCTCACCAATAGACGGCAGATACCAGTTATGCACCTTAAACTTGTCTGCCAATACCTCATTGGCTGCAACGGCTGGCTGGTAGGCATAACACTTACTGACGGCAGGATAGTAAAATTGTTGATACTTACTCAGATTGCCATTGTTCGCAATAACCTCACTGATTAAGTTGCTCAACGAACCTTGTTCTGTAATATCGTCAGTAGCCTCTGGGATGGGCAGGTTAACTCCAGAATCTTCCAGTATCTTGTTACGATGCTGTATTACCTTCAGAGATTTTACCAAACCGACAGGCACCTCATCGCCAGATTTGTATGCACCGCTTAACAAAGCTAACTCTGCTGTTAAGGTGTCTTTACCTGTATTATCTGTACCAGCTACACCATCGCCTGCTGCATAGTTCTTGCCTAAGCTGACAAAGCCATCGTCTGTATTTTCATCCAAGAAATTCTCGGCTTCCATATAGTTTGATGACTTATATTGCGAGCCTGTAGCCGCCAAACCAGTAGATGTAATATTGGCAATGCTGGCAATATCATAGACGCTATAGTTCTCATCATCCTGTAACTCAATGGGATATACTCCATTATTCGCATCAGGATAGAGTCCCCACGGACAACTGACAATATTGGCAGGTGCTACCATGCGTCTGTCATTGGCATCTTTGGGATTGATATAGAAGCAAATACCGACAATAGTCTTACCGCTTTTCGTGGGTCCCCAAGTACCATCGGCAAACACATAGTCACCTAAATGAGCACGTCTGGGATAGAGACCGATTTGCCATGTGGCTTCCAGTACTTCACCATTATTCTTAGTCAGATAACAATGAAGTGTAGTAGTAGGAGCAATCGTATCTTCATCTCCTAACTGTGTCACATTGATAGTACAATGGTCTTTTTCATAACTATCCAAAGTAGCATACATATTGGAATCCAACGTCCAGCGTATATCTACCACATCATTGCCATTCACATTATTGGGCAGGCAGTAGAATGTGTGTTTGCCTGTATTATAGGTGTACTGCGTGCCTTGAATTGTAATGCTGGCAATAGCAGTTTGATAATAGGTGATATACAACGGATTGCTGCTATCATCTACATTACCCCATTGACTAATCCAATCTACCTTGTTGGCAAAAGTCGGGCGATTGGTGGTATTATTCAGCATGGCTATCTTTCCTGTTACATGACTGTCTGTAATAGAAGCTAAATAATTCACCATATACAGCGAAATATCACTCCAGTCAATATCGGTTAGCTTCAGATAGTTCAAAGGTGCATTTCCTGTGAAGCAAAGATTAAATATGCTACGTGAGTCGGGTACACCTGCGCCCAACGACAGACTTTGCAAACGACTGGCTCCTGCCAATGTAATAGTCTTCAGATTAGGCTGCTGGTCCAAAGCAAGTGAAGTCAAGGTGTCTGGCAATGCAATTTCCTCCAAATATTCGGTGGCTGGGAGTGTTACGGTATTAAAGGATGTTCCTGTCAATATCAGCAAACGTAATTTGGTGATAGCTGACAAATCCAGACCTCCTACTAATGTGCTGACATTGCGCAACACTAACTCTTGAAGCAATGTGGCGGTAACGGTCATGCCTGTTGGACGGAACTGGCGTGCTCCAAACCCATCAACATAAAACTTGGTCAGTCGGGCACCGCTCAGATTGAAGGTTTCGCCCAAACTCTTGTCGGTAAAGTCACCTATTGAGCGCATATAGTCGATACCATTCAAGAAAATATTGGTATTGCCATCTGACATACCAATGGTCACATCGTATTGTTCACCAGCTTTGATACGTGGGGCTACAGAATTGCCTACGCCATAAAGCAACGTACTACCAATAGCAAAAGTCGGGTACATCCAAATATGCGGTACAATAGAGAAAGCGAACTGTGGCTTGGTGCCGTCTATCTTCGTAATGGAACGGAAGTTCAAAGAACCTGCGGCTCCTTCGCCGTCTCGTCTGCCAAACTCTGCAAATCCAGCGTATGAAGACATATATGCCAAACGTAACTTAACCCACTGGATTTCAGCTTGCAGCTTGTCACCCAAACTCTGTGTAATTGGGTCTGTACCATTGGTATATTTGGTATTCTCGTCTGTGCTGACGTATGCCAAACGTGCCTTTTCATACACCAAGCGTGCCACCTCATTGTAGGCAACTGCTGGATAGTACTTCTGAACATAGAAATAATATTTCTCCATACATCCCAACAATGTGCCGTCATCACTCAGCTTTACCATTGCTTGAAGGATTTCTCGCATATTGGCTCGCAACTCAGCTGGAAAGGCGTTCTCCATTTGATTGAACAAAGCGTTACCTTCGCTGTTCCAATAGCAGCTGCCTACGGAATTGAGGTCATGTTCCTCTACATAATAGGGTTTTTCTTTCTGACCCACATTATTGATGTCAAAAATGGTGTCAAGGTCATCTTGGTGCCAACCGATAAGGTGAGTTACAGGGTCCACATAGCAATAGATATTCTTGCCTCGATTATCGCTGGCAGCAATCAGCTTACAGAAATTCATCGTAAACTGCACTTCAGTAACATTGAAGTAATTGCCTACACCTGCTTTGAATTGGGCGGTACGCTCTGCCTTGAACAACAGATTAGTTGCTGCCCAGTCTGTACCTGAACCGACATTGCCACACTGGGTATTGATATTGACCGTAGAGTATTGTCCTTCGCCCAATTTCTCCAAGCCAGCACCTACCCAAGTAGAGGTTAGGAAATCGTAGCGGAAGAGGTCATATTGTGCATTGTTGCTGCCTGCCTTGGTCAACCAATAATGCTTGGAGGTATCGGCGGTATCATCAGCATTGAGGTCTTCAAGGGTGCCGACATAGTAGTCTATATTATCGTAATACTGATAGACAAAGTTGAAAGCAGCCTTGAAAGGCCCTACCTTGGCTGTATTACCAAAGACAAGGCTCCATGATTTCTGACCGTTGTACTTCCAGTCTTCGCCATCCAATACGACATCTTCATCCAACCAAGGCACACGGCACATCACCAAGTCTCGGTCATTGTCAGCTCCCTCTATACATACATAATCGGGGAACTTGCTCTTATCATACCCGAATGTAGGCTTATCGCCTTTACCTGGTCCAAAGGTGATGAATGATTTGAACTCTGGCTCCTTGGTGTCATCTTCTTGGATAAATAGCAGGAAGGGTTTCTCCAACACGGCAGAACGTGTATTTTCAAAACCTTCAGTAGCGGTAATGGAATTGCCGCCACATACTTCTTTCCACACATCATTGTACAAGGCGGTTGAGCCTATCTTATGGCTCTGCATAGAGCTGGCGAAATTAACCTTACCAACTAACTTGGTTGCCATAGGAACATCTTCTGTCAGCTGATAGCCTGCACCGTGATTAACACCATTCTCGTCAATCCAATAACCGCCATCATTAAAGCCCCATTGACCGTTCCACCAGTAATACAACATGGACGAGGTGCCTTGTCCTTTCTCGCTCATGTTGTAGAGTGTGCCGCTATGCGCTGGATCCCCAGGAATGTGGATAATTAAATCGCCATTAAACTTATCACTTTTAGTATTGCCATAAGTGGCGTATTTACCCTTCCATAGCATGACATTGTACTTTTCGTAAGCAAGGTCATAGCTGATAACATTTCCGCTCAAAATGTCGTTCTTCTCACGAAAAGCCATCTTTTCATTACTGTTATCCAACGATGCCATGTAATTCTGGCGTATATCTCCAGCAGTCAAGGCTTTCTTATAGACCTTGATACTGTAAATATCTACGTCTGCACCTTCCGAACCAATACGGATGCCCTGTGAAGTCTGCACGCCATCCACATACTGTACAAAAGTATCGGTGGTATCATAGTTGAACTCTCGGTTAATCACACCGTTTACAAAGATACGGCAGTAGTTCTGACCGCTGCTGGATAGATTGTAAAGCAGGTTGACGGCAATCTTGGTGCGCACGCCTTCCTGATAGCCGACATCTTGGTTCTTGCGTGTTACCTTGCTGAGGGTCATAAAACACGCCTCCAATGGCTTCATCTCCCAACCTAACGGATTACCGTCTTGGGTATAGGAACACATTTTCAGCACAGGAGATTCTTCATCGGTAACATTGCGTGTGGCAAAGTCAATCTCAAAAGTCAACGAACCTGTCTTGCGTGTAGTGATAAAATCTGAAAGGGTTTCGTAGTCAATTTCAATACTACGTCCACTGGGTACTCGCAAGCATTTGATACCCTCACTGTCTGTCACCCAGCCATCACTTACGAAACCAAAATTCTTGAATGTGGCTGGCACAACAGTGTCCGTCACAGTATTGATAATACTGGCAGGGGTATCTTCTGTATTGCTGCGTAGCTTTGGATTGATAATCAGGTCAGCTCCATCGGTGGGAGCGAAATTCTGTGAGTTGTCAATCTCAAAGCTCAAACGCTCACGCAAAGTCACACCTTCTGAAGTAAACAGCATATAAGAGCTGAAAGCAGTTTCCTTGCTGTCAATTTCAACCATGTTGCCAAACGTATAGATGGTTTCTGTTTGGGCGTTCTTCTCAGTATAAGTAAGGTAGTTCTCTGCCTCTTTAATGTCGGTCAACTTAAAGGTTATAGACATCTTATCCGTGTTAGGCTTATAAACTGCCCACTGGAAGAAAATCACAGAAGTCCAGTTCACTAATGTCTTGGTGATATTGTTCAATATGATATAGGGAGTGGTATCTGACGCATCTGTCACAACCATGACCTGTGAAATCAAATGTTCGCTGGCTATGTCGGTGCCATCTACGGTTAGCCATGCGTCTATCTCATGCACACCGTGACTTAACAGCTTGATGGTATCACTGTCGGTATCAATAATGTCAAACTGATTGGGGGTCTCGGTATATTCTGTCTTACCCAATGAATACTGCAAAGTGCGTGTACCGCCTTGTCCTGTGATTTTCAAATTCAAAGTCTTCGCAACTGTACCTGTATAGGTATAAAGCAGGGACATGGTGGAACCTGTAATGGGCTGCTGCCATTCATTCCTAAATGCCAACTTTAACTCAGTCTTGGTGACACTCTGGAAAACAACGTATGTAGTTGTAGCTTGACTTTGGTCGCCTGTTACAATCAGACGTAACTGGCAGATACCGCTGTTAAGCAGACCGCTAATATCTACATCGGTATAGGTATCGCTTTCTGCTTCCACACTCTTAATCGCCATCGTCCCGATAGTACGCCACGAGTCGTTGGCAGATGCTCTACGTTGAATAGTCATAGTACCATCTTCATAGGTATCTGCATACTTCTGTGTGACTGGATTGTAGGTCTGGGAGGTAAAACGCATCTTCAGAACAATGGTGCCGTCAATGCTGACCAGATTGGTTTGATTACTCTTGGTAGTCAGCTCAACAATATTCATCACACCTTGCTCGTCACTGATTGGAATAACTACATCCAATATCTTCAATTCTTGCAGGTCATCTGGGTTTGACAGCCATTCATTGTAGGTGGTCTTGTTGGCAAAACCACGAATATGATAATAACCGTCCGTGCTTTTCGTCATGGGCGGTATATATCCTACTTTGTTGTCCTCATGGTCTTTGAGGTACTTCTTTATGAATTGCTGTACGGCAGCTCCAGAATACGGTAACAGATTGGTTTCATCACTTGCTGAAGGGACGCTGTTCTCAGCACTGCCTCCCCAGTCTTCATCAAAGCTGGGGATGGCATCAGTCCTGAATTTCTTTGCCATAATCTGATATTTGAATTTTAATTTTTCCACCCCTCATCGGGTTTCCACGGAGATGTATTTATCCAATAGCCAGAACCAAAACAGGAACGGATGGCTTGCCATACCAGCACACTGCCGATATAGATAGCGGAAATGACCTTATTGCCAAAACGCACGGCACTGACATCATGCTCGTTGAACCGTATCATTCGTCAAGGATAAAATAAACAGTATTGGCATCTTTTGTGGCTAAGGCTTCGTATGCCTCCTCGCTGGGCTGCACGCTCAATGACAATCCGTTAAGTTGGTTCTGGAGATTGAATACATCATTTGAGTTATTGTTGACTGCATCTACAACTTGGTTGAACTCGTGGGCAGTAAGCCGCCCACGATTGTCCGCTCCATTGTTTTCTTGCTTATTGCCGAAATTCAACAAATTTTGTGACTGTTCTGCCATATACTTAGAATATTAAAGGGAACTCGTATGGGAACATATTGCCATTCAACAACTCACAAACATAAAAGTCTTGACCTGTAATAGCATAGTCCAATGTGATACTTTGCTTGCTGGTGTCAATTGCAGGGCGTGTAACATTACCATCCTTATCAACTTGTGCGTCTGCCCATCCAGTAATCGGATTCTCCCTATCTGGCAGATGATATTTGGTCCATAAAAAGGTATAGTTCTCTGCCACATAATCAGGATCAACCAACTTACCTTGATAATAGACATTGGCTGTTAGGACAGTCTGACAAGCACCGTTTTTCATTGAGGTGCCTTGACTTGAAATAATTTCCAAAGTATAGCCAATGATATACTGCCGCTTAATAGTGAAGATGTCTGCATATTCCACATCGTTGATGGTTACACAGCAGCGCACCGTCAATGTCTGGGAATTGTTCCAGTAGTCGCCATACGGCATGATGGTAAGGGTCTTGCCGTTTTCTCCCTCAAAAGGAATATAGTCATAACCGTCTAAGTAATACCATTGTCGCTGACTGGAAGTGGATTGGATATTTTCTTCTTCTATCGACAAGGTAATAGTCGCTGGTTTCGTAGTTGGTTCTGCACCTGTCAAATCGCCCAACAGGGCAAAGGTATCTGGACCTGTAATGCGAATAGACTTGCTGACCAACTCGTCCTTGACGGTATTGTCCAAGTTATCCCATGTCATCGTCACGCCCTTACCAAAGGTCACATCACCTTGTGGGGTCCACTTGATATTGGCGTTGGCCAAATGTCCTGAGCCATCAGTTTTCAGAAGTATAGAACCTGTACGTGTGTCAATGCTGCCCTGTCCATCATAATTCAAACGGAGCAAGGGGTTCTGTATCGTGCCACCGATACCGCCTCGATTGAACCATGCGCCATAATCATTGGTTTCATTGAGAATACTGTCAGTAGGCTGATACTGGGTGGCAATATCACCCAATTCCAATTGGGGCGCAACAAAATAGACGTATGCGCCGCTGGTAGAAAGTGACGGAGCCAATGAAATGGTTAACCCCTCACTTTTCTGCGGCTCTTGTAACTCAAAGGTAATCTTATGACGATGCCAACTGAGTGATAGTCCTTCTGCTACCTGTAATGTACCGACAACCTTATTGTTCTGTAAAATAGAAATCTGACCGCCTGCTTCTGTATAGGTCCAAAAGGACAATGTATAGTGTTTGCCGACATTCCGCAATAGCCATGCGTTTGTCTGGGCGTTCATGGTAACACCGCTATTGAATTTATAGACATTGCCCATACCTGTTGGGTTGTCCAATGTTTTATCAATCAATACAGAGGTGGCAAAATCTATATCCAAAGAATTGAGAAAGGTGTTCCGATGAATCCTACCTGCATAAAAAGTGGAGGCAAAGCCATTTTCATCGCCTGCGGTCAAGGTGCCTGAGATATGTGCCGATTTGGAGGCAAAGAGCTTCTGCATATAACCGCCATATCCATCCAGCTGACCGAATACAGGGTCACTGATTCCTGTGAGTTTTCCCACTCGCATCTTACTGGCATCGCCAAAATTGGCAATACTGGAGAGCAGAATGATATTGAAGTCGGAAATCCATACTTCATCGTTGGCTTTCATGGCTGACAAGTCCAACTTCAAAGTACGGAGATAACGACCTGAATAATCTATGGTGATGGCGTGTAACTTATACTGCCAGTCTGTTGTAACATTATAGGTTTCTTCGCCGTCAATGCGTGTGCCATCTTGATAACCCAATGACATCTTGCAAGCCAACTCTCGTGATGCCTTAATTTTATAGGACACAAGTACACGATTAGGATTTTGCACATATTTGTAGAAGTCTTGCTGGATGCCAACGAAATTATAGTCAACAACATTCTGGCGTGTCAAATGCAATACTCGGTAATTATCCTCAATGGAGGGCAGATACTCAGAATCTACCACTCCACTGACTACATATTGGCTTTCAGCATCGGCGTAATCCTCTGAAGCGATATTCTCTGGCCAACTAAGACTGGCATTTCTTCCAATACCATCTATAACATCCATATAGGGTGCCTGGTCATCCGAACCTGTCAGATACAAGGCACCAGAACGTGAGGTGTCAAAGAGGTTGGTAATGCGTGCAAAATCTAAGATTTGCTCTGACTGTGGAATATCCCCTTCCAAGAGCGCACCAATAAAATAGTTACGCTCGACAATCTCGTTGGTATTGGCATCAACAGCTTCTTCCTTACCATAACTCAATACGCACATGAGGGAGTATATCAGATTAGTACCGTCAAAGTACTGCCGTCTGACTATATCTCCTGTGCGCAAACCCTGTGTCTTCTTGGAATCATGCTGAAGGGATATTTTGTATTTCTTGAATGTATATATTGCCATTTATACTACTTCTTCTACCAAATCTCCCGAACAAGCATCGCTTACCCATAGAGACCCATTCGTAACTGATTGCTTTTGCACTTCCAGTTCGTAGATTCTCATCTTTTTACGCACTGTCAGCTCATCAAATGTAGCACTGATATTTCCTGTCAGTAGATTCTGGTATATCTGCCAACCGCTACCAGCAAAACCGCTGGAAAATTCCACGGAACCGATATTGTTGACCATATAGGCATTGCCATAATACTTCACGCCGTCTGATAGTCCTTGCCAATACACCGAATCACCAAAGAATAGTTGCTTATCTAAAAGTCGGGTTTTAGAATCGGCAATTCCTATGGAATTTTTTCCTTCAATGGGTTTGTCAAAGACATAAAAATCAGCATCGGTTGTCACCATCAGACTGGCTGACTTGCGGTTCAAAGGGGCAAATAAGCTGGTGGATTCTTTGAATTGTAGGGTAGCCGTGCTATATTCTGTAACTTGATTGGATTCTTCACCTTCAGTTACTACATATCGGAACGGTGCCTTGAATTGCAGATTATTGCCGTCACTGTTTAAGCCAGGGCCAAAGATGTCATGGAACTTCAACCATCGGCTGACCATAACTCCTGCATCTTCGGTATCATTCTTATAGGTCTCTATCAGCACATTGCCTAACAGGTGTCCAGCCTTGAAGGAATTGGGGAAATAGGCATCGCCGAACTTACCCACCAACTGATATTCACCATCATCATCGTAAATACCTGTCTGGAGGTCTATCTTGCTGGTTTCGTCATCACCCAAATTGAGTATCTTGTTGGGAGCAGACAAGGAAATAATATCTGGGTTCTTCAAATACAGCACTTTCTCGCCCTGTATCATCAGACCTCCAGTCATATCCAAGTCAGCATTGAGTTTCACCAAGAACCTGTCATCAATAACCAGTATCTCTCTGTCATCATATCCAAAAGAGCCACCATTTAAGGCGGTTATGCCACCTTGTATCTCTGCATCGCCCTTTACCAACAGATTGCCAGCGACCGTGCCATTCCGCATAGTCCAATCGACATTCTCATTATTGGCATTGCCTGAATGATAGAACTCAAAATCACCATCGTCAGAGCCAATATGAATACCATCTTGGTCTATGCTTACACTGCCAACGGTAAGACTGTCTGTGCAATTCACCTTACCATTCAGCTCAATAGTTGGACCTGTTAACGACAACACATCGTTATCATAACTCAAAACATTGTGTTCGTTAACAAACAGTCCGTAAGGGTCTAAGTGCAATTCTCCATTGATACGCACCATATTGGTACGCTCTTCAGCATTTTCTTCTGCTGTCTGATAGACTTCCAGTATTTTGACACCATTATCACCTGCGGCTAAACCAAACAAGGTACTGAGTTTACCTGTCATGTAGTCGCCTGTAATAGACACAAACAGACTACCTGACGGTCCTTCGCCTGGGTTTTCGCCACCGCCTCCAGATTCTCCTCCTCCATTGTTCCCAAGCATACTGGAAGCAAGGAGATAGGCAGAATTTTTCATAGCTATGAGCTTCTGATCTTCTACACTGGCTTTGATTTTTTCTTCATCGGCAACGTATGTGATAACGCCATCTTCACCTACTTCTTCTGTGACGTATTCGGCACTGGTATAGTCGGGCAGAGTATCATCTTGTGCCTTCAGGAAACCTGAGAGCAGATTGTTATAGAGTTTGTCTAAATTACTACCTGCTTCTATTTTACCTATATCTTCGTTTAATACTGCCATTGTTATTGTGCGATTTTAACGGTCTTGGATAAGATTCCAGAAGTAGCAGCTTTATAGGAATTAACCTTTGCCTGCAATGAGACAAATTGCGCTACATTGGCTGGAGGTTGTGGTCCCATCATGGTTGGAGTCATCATTGAAGACAAAGCTCCCAACCACTCTACTAACAGAGAAGCTAATTGGTTGCCTAACACTGCTGGTTCACTGGCACTGCCGCTACCGACATATACGCCGTCACTTTTGATGACGATTTCCTTTGCATCGTATTTTGCCAAAAGTTGCTGAGCATCCATCAGCAATTGTGCTTTGTCATATTTGGCTTCAAACTTCTCAGCATTAAGGGTGGTAGAGGTTTTTTCGTCAAATTGGGTGTGGATTTGTTCGGCATCCATCACCATCTTCCCTTTATCACGACTAACCTCTATCTTCTCCGCTGTTAGCTCCAGACTGCTTTGTTCCTCTGGTTTGTCGCTTTTTCCAACGACTGACAGCATTGAGATAGGTGTATAGGTGGTGTGAGCATGAACTCCTGTGGGTTCCAACTCATCCACATCTGGAGAGTCTTCGGTATCTTGGTATTCTTCTGTTTCTGTAACACCTATGACAACCTTATTATGAGCATCGACTTGCACTGTGTCGGCGTGGGAATACTGAATGACATATTCTCGCAATGTCTCAGGGTCGGTGGCAATTACGACATCGGAATATAGATAAGGTATCGTCACCAACCCTTTTTCATTGTGTTGCAAAGCAGAGAGATATACACCTTCATGCAGACCAACTGGCAGACCGTCTTCTACAGCCTGTCGGTTGGTCTCTGAACCTAAGTTGTATTCTTGCACATCAACAGTGCCGAACAACTCATCGCTGGGGTCATCGTGAAATTTCACCACGAAACCAGAGGTTCTGGAGGTGTTCTTCAATGTATTGGTACGTGGATTGATGAGTTTATGAAATGCTATCTGTCGGATAGCGTCATAAATAGTCTCATTGGCACGCAAATTAGAAACATCATTCATATCTTATTCCTCTTTTTCTGGTCGGGCGATACAATATGGCAGCTTTAAGGTCTGACGATAACCGTTCACGCCGAACTTGGTGTTTACTTCTTCAATAAGATACCAACCGTTCTTTTCGGGCTGGCGTATATCAAGCAATTCTACTTTCATGCCGGACTCAAAATTATGGTCGCCAAAAACAGTAATGGTGCCTTCAATACCATTCATATTATAGCCGTCAAAATAGGCTTCAGCTTCTTTTATCAACTGGTCTTCCGTGATTCCGATATGATTAGAGGTATAGGGAATTACTGTATATTGGCTTAAATCTACCTTGTCTTTAGTTTGAGACTTTGGTATAGCCCCCAACTTCAGAGATTTCTTACTCAGCTTGGTCTCATTAAGCAATTGGAACTTTTTATGTTTGGTATCGTGCGTACCTTCCCATTCTGGATTCAAACGAATCGTAATGCTATACTTGACTTCCTTTGTACTGCCTTGACTGCCTGGTTCATACTTAAACCCTTCTGCTGATACCGCTAAAAAACGTGGGTCGGTATTCATCAAAGTCAGACCGTCTTCTGCAACATGGTAGTCAAACTGGAGCGTTGTGCCACGTTCGCTTTGGTCTTGATTCACAATAGACTCTGCTGTTTTAGCGGAAAAATAGGAACGTCCAACTTTGATATAAGGAACGCCGTCTTCTGTACGAACAAAACAATAGAGCTTGTATTTAGACCACTCTGTAAGCAGATCGGCAACAGTTAAATCTTCTGACAGCTGCACCTTGCCGATATTGATGTCACACTTGACGGTATCTGGATGTAGCTTCAAACCTGTTCCTTTTAACAGGTCGTATTTACCACCTTCCTTCAAGAAATCATTTACTTTTGCATCCTTGCCAGTGGTAATTTTTCGGCAGTTCTTCCGTTTCAGATTGCTCGCAAGGTTTTCACACTTGATTTCAATAGGAGTAGAAACCGAACATTTGGTAATGTAACCGTCAAACATGGGCTTATGCGCCATAGCTGCGGCATCCATCGCATCTTGACGTTCTTTAGCATCTTTGAATACTTTGCCTGTATCTCGATAATACCCCAAATATATACGAATACGCTGCCCAACCTTGAAATCGGAAGGCTGGGCGGTCGAATATCCTGCACGTTTTTCCGTAATAGTGCCATCTGCCAGTCGTTCTGTATAGACAGTAGCGGTACCATCTTCGTCAATATCGTTTTTGGTAAGGGTACGCTTAATAATAGTACCCCTTGGGAACTTGACAGAAGCTGTGCCAATGAGTTTTTTATAGGATTCTTCAATCTCAATACTCTGGCACTCTCGCAATACTAAACATTTATCATCAGCAGGGTCATTGGTATCTATTTTGGTCTTATTTTCAGGTTCCCAAATCAGAATTTTACAAGCCAAAATATCCACCGCCTTATCCAGTAATAGACTTTCATTATAAGGTGAACTTTTCATATCGTATTTGCTGTTAATTGTGTAACCATCTGAGCGGCTTGATTGGCTGCTGCTGCCTTAACTTGTTCAAGCAGCTTAGTAGCCCAGCCTTTCTTCTTCATTTTGGCAATATTCAAATTGGTAGCCTGAATGGTATCTTCTACCACCTTGACAACTTCATCGGGTTCTACACCCACACAAGTAAAACTATAAGGTTGGACATTTTTGAAACCTTCATTCTGCCCCATTTGAAAATCCTTAATAAGCACTTGCGTAACATTAAATTGTTGGCACATCAAATTAGAAATATGAAGCACACCTTTATGCTGCATCAATGTGATAAACTTTGATACCAAAGCATAAGGATATACATCTGGATAGTTGCTGACAATTTTGCCTGTAACAGTAAAATTCACATCGCCTCCAGAAATCAATTCCTTACGAGAAAAATCTCTGCCTTGCACCTTAGTCAAAACCACATTGTTGCCACTCTGAACTTGTACTATCGGCCCTAAATCCCAAAAGACCTTATCTTCATCGGCGGCTACTTCTATCTTAGTGTTAGCAATTATTTTGGCACCAGCGGCTTCTTCTTTACTCAATGTCTTGACCTTATCCCAATAGGTTTGTACAGCAATATTAGTCATACTGCCAGAATCGTTAGGAATCCACAATAACAATGCTTCTGGTGCTGGTTTGCCCATATAAGAAATAGTTGCCGCTTGCTTCTTTAATGAGGCTTCATCTGCTTCAGTGGTACCACCAATAATTTGCTGCATCTGTGAACCTTGGTTTTTCTTATAGGCCGCATCCAGTCGTTTATTGTCTAACTGCCTAACGTATGCTGGATAAAGGTCATTGATTTTGGCAAATGCTATCTGCATCATGGTACGTTTGGCGGCATAAACAATCACACTGCTATACCCTCTGGGAGAAACGAATTTCAATTGCCCTGCTGAACGGCTTATATAGTTGAAACCAGCATTGATACCCAATTCGGCACCACTGCGCACGAATTGGGTAGGACTGAATACTGAACTAATAAATCCCATATATGTTATACGATATTTGCGTTAAAATCTTGAACTACATCCAATAGAGCGGTTGCCAGCTCTTGCTTGATGTTATTGATAGCAGCCACCTGACGGCTGTCTGTCATATCAATTGTCTGCTTGTCAACTCTCATCAGATTCTCAATCTTCACAATCACCTGTTTGGGGGCTGCGGACTGGCTATAATGAGACTTATATTGCGACTGGTCGGTGCCATTGTGCAACGAACTGGCAGGACTGTTATTGTTACTACTTGTGGGACTCCATGTTTGAGGAGTCTTAGAAGACTTAGGCGTATAGAGATTGCCATCCTTGTCTTTCCATTTGTATGTACCTGTCGGCGCAAAGAAAGAGGATTGGTAAGTAACGCCATCAATTACAACTTTTTGTCCTTCTTTCGTTGGATCTTGATAACCTCCCTCGGTAGTAAAATGACCATCTGGCAGTGATTGCTCCAATGGACTGCGATTCAAAAAAGCCGCAAACAATGGTTTATAATGGTTGTCCAGCGTATTGTACCAATTTAACAATTGATCAAAGGAGGTGTTGACCATATCAGTAGCTTGCTTGACAGAATCTAATCCATATTTCTTTGGATTAGCTACCATGTCTCGGATATATTTCATATACCCTTCGCTACCAAACAAACCATACTGAGGGTCAAACACATTGCCAAACAGTCTTTGGAGAATGGATTGTGCCTTCAGATAATCTACGGTGTTGGTCTTGTCATAATTTTCAAGCAAAGAGCCAAAATCATTCCAGGCAGCAAATACTTGCTCCATACTGTTGCGCAAGCCACGAATATACATTTGAGACTGCTTGATGTCAGCAAATGTCATATCATCGGCTGTCTCAGTAGAAACCCAATCCCATTTAGAATTGGCACTTTCTATTGTAGGCATGAATTGCTTGCGTGCATTGGCAATAATATTTTGGAAATCTTGATAGTTATTGGCTGCACTCGCCTGACTAAGCAAGTATTTCTCCAAATTGATACGCTGCTCATTGTTGGGGTCTGCTCCTAATTGTGCAAACAATAACTGAACGGCAGCTGTTTCGCCAATACCACCATTGACAGCCATCTTACGTCCAAAAAGGTTTAACATATTAGTGGTATGCTCAGTACCATACAAATCTTTCCATTTTTCAGGAGCAATCTTACCACCTAATGCTTTAAGCAACGGCTGGAAGGAAGCATCAACGCCGCCCCACATATCTGCAACTTCCAACATAGTTTTGTAATTGGCAGCTGCTGGTGAGTCGGTATCTACAAATTTGGTATTGTCTTTAGCTTCTTCTTTAGGTCCATTCTTTTCTATCCAATAACGCTTCCATAACTCAGTAGCTTGGGCAACACGCTCATTTTGGGTCAACAACTCATTGTTGAAAATACGCATATTGCCTATCATCAACGAATCAGGGTCGGTTAATTGCAATTTGTCTATGCCTAAATTACGATAACTTGCCCCCCATGCTTCATTGGCTTTTATAGCCGCTTGGGTTTTTTGGTATGTATCATAGACCTCATAGCCAATCCATGCAATAGCCGCCACAGCCATTGTTGCCCAGCCAACAGGATTGGTCAATAAGAATCCTCCAACCTTACCCAAAAGACTCATTAAAGTAACTCCTGCTGCACCTGCATTGGCCGCTCCAGCAGCACCACCGACACCTGCTCCTGCCATGCCTGTACCTGCACCCATAAGACCTGCGGCTCCAAATACACCTCGTCCAATTGCTTGTCCGACAGATGCCATACGACCCAAGCCTGCAAAACGACTGAAAGCATAAAGTTGAATGGCGTATTTGACGGTATTGCCCATCAACATGGCAACCTTACCAAGCCCTGCAATCCAACTACCGAAAAGTACACCTCGAACCATTACAAAGGTACTCATTATACTTTGAGCAATACCTGCAATAATTCCAAGCGTCATTTGAATCTTAACAAAATATACTAAACCATCTTTTGCCCAATTAGGTAACAGATTCCAGAATCCCATAATGCTCTTGAATACATCGGTTATAACACCTACGAGCTTTAAGAACATTTGCATGGCACTTGACAATGCTTCAACAAATTCAGGAGATTTCATCAACTGAATCATGCGTTGAAGAAAAGTCTTGATAGTATCTTGCATAGCCTCAAATCCTTGCATACCGCTTTCGGTAAAGGCTGAAGTCATCTGATACCATAAACCTTCAATGGTATTCTTTTTAGCATTTGCCAATTCTGTGGATAAACCGTAAGAACTGTTTCTGTTAAGGTCCGTGACTTCCTGAAGTTTATCGGCATGACGAACCAATGCCATCGCACCTGTGGCAGCGGTAACACGAAAAGCCTGATAGAACAATGAGGTAAAGTCGCCATTGCTCATTTCCTTGCTCTTCTTGTTTAGCTCTGCCATCAAAGTATTGAAATTCTTCAGGTTGCCAGACGCATCTTTAGGAGAAATACCCAATGCCTCCCATGCAGCTCTTTGTTTCTTAGTGGGAGCCTGCATATTCATAAGCATCATACGCAAAGTGGTACCTGCATGAGATGCTTTAATACCTGCATCACCCAAAACTCCAATTGCAGCAGCAGTTTGCTCAAATTCCAAACCTGACTGACGAGCAACTGTACCAGCATACTTAAATGACTCTGCCAATTCCATCAAAGTAGTATTACTCTTGGTAAATGTCATAGTCAAAATATCTGCTACATTGTTCATCTGTTGAGCTGGAATTTCATACCCTGTCATAATATTGGTTACAACATCGGCAGTTTCGCCCAAATCTGAATCGCCCACTAATGCCAAATTGGAAATAGGACGAATGGATTGCTGAATTTCGTTGGTACGATAACCTGCCATAGCTAAGAACTTACCTGCGGACGCTACCTGCGGAGCGGTAAACTTGGTTTCTACACCTACTTGCCGCATCAGTTTGTTCATACTATTAAAATCCCCTTCAAAAGTTGCACTCTTATCATGCGCACCCAATATGTTTTTGGTAGTCTGACTGACATTCTCGTATGCTGTTGCGCTTCTGAAGACATTGCCGACACCTGACATCAAAGCACTCAGACCGTATGCAACGCCCATGCCCTTAATCATCTCACCAGCAACATTTGTACCTGTTTGGGCGTATGTTGGCCCCAATACTTGTCTGGTTGTGGGATATAAATAGGTACTACGTCCAGCGGTTGAAGCAGGACGGCGTACAGGAGCAATAGCAGTTCGCCCCCCTGCGGCAGTACCAGCGGCAGCAGAAGCTCCAGCAGCGGACGCTGTAATCGTAATCTTACTATTTGCTTTAATCTGAGTAAGTTTACGTAGTAATGCGTCCAAACTATTGATTGCAGTCTGGGTGTTAGCTTTTGGCTTTATGGTGTTCCTATTGATAGAATTAGTCAATGTCTGCACCTTCTGCATGGTAGTAGCTAAATTCCCCAGATTGGGTGCCGATAGCGTAGTCTTTGAACGTGTTTGAACGCTCTTCATCAACGCCAATACACGCTTCAAACTGGATTCTGCCTTGGTTGTATCAAGCCGAACCTTCACGGTTGACTTAGAAATAGCATGGAAAGCACTGTTGAGCTTGCCGACACTTCTGGCAACTGCATCAAACCTAAGAGACATCTGTTCCAGCTGCGTTGCTGCTTGCTGGAACTTCTGAATTGCCTCTAACGCTGGCGCATTATTGACGTTTATCTGATATTGGACTTCATATACTTGTGCCATACAATATTGTTTTTAGAAGAATAGCTTTCAACACCTCTCAAAGATTAAAAGCCCTCTTATTCCTTTTAGAATAAGAGGGCGAACAACAAACGACTTATGATAAGAGTCCAAGGGCGTTGGCTTGTTGGGTAACAATCATTTTGCTGTGAAGCCAAATGGCTTCTTCGGATAACTGAGCAAAACTTTCATCATCCAACTCATCCAAATTCACGCTGGGAAAATAATGACGTAAGTAAATGAGCCTATGGCGCAAATACTCGTTATCTTTTACTTCCCAGCTTTGGATAAATTTACCAGCTTGCCCTTGCGAATCTCAATGAGCTGGGCGAGGTGAGGCATCAGACCGTAGATGAACAAGGAATCGTCCTTGACAAGCTCACGGTCGCCATCAAGGAAGCAGTCCTTTGCAAGCTCACGCATGGCTCCTGCCTGGTCTTTCTGCGAAAGTGAGAGATATTTGCTGAAGGCAGGGAAGGGAGGCTGCTTGAAGTAACCTACATAATAGGGCTTCTCGCCAGAGTCTTCATCGCCCTCTACCAGAATGGGGAATACTTTCTTCAGTTTCGGGTCGGCAGCTTTCAGCTCTTTGACCTTTTTCTCTACTTCTGCCTGAATCTGCTCAGACAACAGCATTTCTTCGTTTTGATTTTCCATAACTAATGATATTAAATGAGTTGTTTTACCAAGAATAGCTAATCTAAATCACGTATGTTGTACCTTTATCACTGTTTTTTATGATTTCCTGAAAGATTTTGCAGAAAAACCTGTACCTTTGCATACAAAATCTCTTCTACTATGGTTAAAGCTATACTATTATCACTGGTAATGACATGGGGCTTGTGCGTCTCAGCACAAATTAACGAAAATCTTCAGGCACAACTAAATGTGCTTCGGGATAGCTGTGCCGCCGCCTACAATCAAAAAGAACTTCTGCCTTTCATTGAAAAATACAAAGGTAAAGAAGTGTGGTTGACCAATAATGTAGGTGAAAATCGTATAGCAAAAATTTGGAAGAGACAAACAGGCATCTCCAAACATCATCGGTGGTTGAATTGTCATGGTACGTGCAAATCTGCCATTTCTTCTGGTATGTTAGGCAGTTTGAATGATTTGCGAGGCATTAACTGTATTTGTCAAGGCATTATGCTTATTCCTAACTTGCAAACTGATATTCAATGGGAGCCTGTTGGAAGTGATTTGTTATATCCAAAACGTCTGCCATATTTTTGTGAATACGAACATAACGAAATGGGTTATCATGGTGAAGCAATGTTTAAGAAGAATCAATTCAGACATGAAAAGAAAGGTCTTATGTTTGAGTATTATGCAGTATTTACAATCAATCCATCTAAAACATATAAATATGCCTCTTCTAAAGACAGCCTAACTATTGCAAATGCCGATACGCTCTTCATTCCTTATAGTAAAGAGCTATATAAATACATAAAACTAAATGATGAGTTTCAAGCGTTAATGAAACAGCATGAAAACTGGGAGCAAGCACAATGGGATAAATACAACCGCATGGAAGCAGCTCGCTACCAATATGCCAAAGAACAATGGGGAGAACGCATTGCTGATAAAATTCAGCATGGATTACTGGAGTTTGGTTTTTCTTCAGAAATGTGCATACAAGCCAGACGTGAGGAGCCATATAAAATAGACAAAGTAACCACACCCTTTGGTTTAGCTACCCGATACGATTTTTATCAATCCAACATGAAACTCTATTTCATAGATGACCAACTGATAGGTATTCAAACCAAAGAACAATCTCCCCTATATTATATGTAGCCCCTGTTCCCCACGGTTTTCCGTGGGGCATAAAAAAGGAGCGAACTCGAAAGCTCGCCCCTCACAAAACACATTATATCAGAAGTTACAGCCAAGAGCTTGTTCCTTCGCCTGTAATGATGTCAAACGGATTCAGGTTGTACTCCTTGGTGATATTGGTGTCATCCTGCTTACTCTCCATGCCGTCCTCGTTAAAGATACAGCCTTTGAGAGTAACGGTCTCTGCGGACCAATCCTCACCTGCGTAAGCGTTGGTAAAGGAGATAATGAGGTCAAACTCGCCCAAATCCATCAACGAACCTGCCAACGCTCTCAGCTGAGAAACGGTGTTGTAGTCCATCGTGAGTGATGCAGTACAGGTCTTGTTACCAAAACCACGGTTGATGGCGTTGCCGCCAATACCATAGTTGTTCTCGACCTTACGGGTCTTGTTCCACTTAATCTCCGATACTCCCTGCATAATGGTAGAATCTTCTGAGATGTCCAAAGCAGGAATGGAGATACGAATCATTGACCAACTATACGCAACATTGTTAATTATTGCCATCGTATCGGTTATTTATTGGTTAGTGCAAGGCCCTCTACAACGTCAATCTTGGTAGCTACGCCGACAGGCACAAGCGAATACTTGATAATCAGTGTGTCGGTCTTCAACACGTTCTGATTCTTGTCAATTGTAACGGAATAACCTGAGATTTCCTCGTTGTTTTGCATGGTCAACAGCACGTCAGAAACAATATTCTGGAAGGTTGTGATTTTTGCAGCAGACAGATAGCCTGTGCTGGGGTCAACCTTCAAAGGTGAGTTGACGTAAGGAAGCAGGGCGTTGCGGACTGCACGTCTTGACTTGTTGATAGTACGGTTACGTGCCATCGTGCGGTAATCGCTGTTGCTGTTAGCACAGGTCTGGTCCTTAGAGAAGAACACACCGCTTTCAAGTCCAGAATACTTGCAGAGGAAGACGTAACCCTTGTCATCCAGTGTGTCAAGTTGTACTTTGTTGAGCGAAGAGTACTTCAGGGTGCTGGTCAGCTTGCCGTCTGTTTCGGTAATATCACCGAAGCCCATCTCAATATCGGGGAAGTAACCGATAAGGTTGAACTTGTTCACCCAAGCGAAAGACTCTTGTACGCTGGCAGCAGCAACACAACCAAGCAGGGCACCAATGGTACCAACAGGTGTATGGTTGGGGTTGGCAAACTGCATAGCGGTTACATCGGTGTCAAGACCTTGACCAAGCAGTACAGTCACATAGCGTGCGCCAATCTGACAGGTAGGAATCTTTGCCAGTTCAATCTGCTTAGAGGTACCATCAATAGTGGTCACAACAGCACTGTTCGGCGATACAGCAATGGACAGAGGAGCATTTTCCTCCGCAAGAGCAACAGCTTTGGAATTGAGACTGGTAACAAGGTCAATGGAATAGGTTTCTGCTGAAGAATCAGTCATCTTCCACAACGATTGTTCTGTCCAAATACCAAGCTGGTTGATCATGCCGTGAGCGGCACGCTGCATCTGGTCGATAGCATCCCAATTTGTACCACAATTAGCAAACATCAGGAACAAACGCCCATTGGCACCCTGGATGCTGAAGAAATGCTCGATATGATAGTAAGGAATACCAAAAAGGAGGTCCTTGGAAGTGTCACCAGAATACGCTGCAATACCCAGCTCTTTGAGGTCATCCATCGAATTGATTTCAATGACATTGCCTTGGAGCTTGTCCTTTACAGCAAGACCTGCACCCTCAGTGAAGAACTTGTCCTGCTTGGAAATATCAAACAGCAAACCTGTGACCTTTTCAGTTGAAGTAGTTGAGCTGCTACCAATATTACCATCGGTGTCGCTCATAAATACACCACCTAACATATTGTCGGAAATTTATGATTTGTAATATGGATTTTGGTAAAGAATAGCATCCCCTACCAAATTAGGTTGGGTGCCTTCGGGATAGACACCTCCCTTGGAATCAACGTACAGGGCTGCGTAGTTAGAATAACAACGCAAGAGCTTTTTAATCTGATCGGAAGGCTCTGTAACTTCCTGCTTTACTTCCTCTACTGGAGCAGTTGGAACCTCTACGTCAACAGGAGCAGGAGTTTCTACTGGTTGCACTTCCTCGATTGGGTCCTGCGGCATTGCAGGGGCCTCTTCTACATTCTTTTTTCTTGCCATAACTTTGAAATTAAAAATGGGAATGGAGTCTCTTGCTCCACTCCCATCGCTTGTTTTTCTATGAAGTAATCACGAGAACTTGGTTACGATCCAGTGTTCTTGTATGCGGTCCAGCATACGATTTCAGCAGGACGAACAATGTTAACGTCCATCTTCATGCGCATCTGGAAGAAGTACAGCTCACTGTTAGCTTGCAGGCGTTCTACCTTAACGACCTCGGCATCGTTAGCGTAGTCAACGCCCATCCAGAGGTTAGACTCCATGCCAGTGGTGAACTCACCCAGCACGATAGTATGCTCTGGAATACCAACAATAGGAACAATGCGCTTGCCCTTAAAGCGGTACTCGTTTACCTTGGTGTTGTCAGAGTACTTCACCTGCTTGTCAGAGAGGTATTGGTCGTAAAGGTCCCAAATATCCCAGCCACAAATGAAAACAAGACCTGCCTTCTTGCGAATCTGCTTCGGGCACTTCTTCCACATAGCGTTGAAAGCAGCCTCGGCTTGCTCACCAGTGGTAATCTCGGTAGTACCTGCGATAACGACCTGGCCACCTGCCTTCTCTACTTCTGAAGCATCAGAAGCGACATTGGCGAGAATACGCTTGACAGCACCGTCAAAGTACTTCATCGGACCGCCAGCGTTTTCACCGCCGATTTCGGTACAGCCAGAAGGTGCGGTAATCTTGGCAGCGGACTTGCCACCTTTAGCACTGCACCAGATAGACTCGCCGATATACTCGTTCTTGCGGTCCATCAACAGACGGAGCATCTTTGCCTGTACCTTCGGATCAAGCTCACGGAAAACGAGGTTGCCATCAGGCTGAGCGAACTTGTAGTACTTCTCGTAGTCACGAGGGTTGAACTCCAGATATACCATGAACTCTTGGGGTTCAAGGTAACGCTCGGTAAGCGTGTACTGGTTGAGTCCGTCCTTTGTGCCTGCACCAGCACCGTGAGTAGAAGTAGGAGTCGGAACATTGTCTTGGATTACCTGACCCAACTGGATAGTCGGGATGGTATATTTGAACTGAATACCTGATTTGATATGAATCAGACCTTCCTTATAGGTATCATTACCTTGGGCAGTATAGGTCAACAGGTCTTCAAGTACCTCACCACTGTAAATGTTTTGTGCAAAATTTACTGAACTTGCCATTATCTATACGGTTTTATTAGTCAAGTTTGTTGAACTGGAAGTCCTCACCGACAATCTCGGCAACAGCTGCCTGCATACGCTTCTCAGCTTCGGTCATGCCGTTAGCTGCATCTTGTACATTGGCAGGGTCGCCAGCAATCTTCTCGGAAATTTTCTCCTGCTTGTCAATTGAATTAAGGGTGTTCTTGACTACATCAAAATGATTTTGAGCCATCTCAACCCACATGGATTTTGCTTCTGCCTTGATCTTGCCATCTGCAATGGCCGCATCAATGAACTGGGCAATCTCTGCGTCATGCTGTGCCTTCTCTGCATCCTTGTAAGTCTGCAACTCAGCTTTCACAGTAGTCAACTCGTCTTTTACATTGGTAAGCTGCGCATCCAGACCCTCTTTCTGAATCTTCAAAGCATCGTATGCTCCTTGGATGTCGGTCAGCTTTTTCGCCGTCTCTTTGAGGGCGTTAATGCTATTCACAACATCGGCAATGCCTGCGGTTGTTTCAAGACCAAGCTGGGCACACACAGAACCAAATGCGATTTCCTGTTCTTTTTCCATCTTTACTTGTGAATTAGAATTTTGTATCTGATTTTGATTAGGAATAGAGCTGGCGATTTCAAGTGGTTTGATTCCGCACAGTTCTGCGTTGATGGAAGCCATCATTTCTTGAATTTGAGAAGCCTCCACCAGCCCTTCAATTTGATTTTTAACTTTCGTACATACTTGCTTGGATGTTTTGATGACATTAGCAGCTGGAATAATGCCTGCCTTGACTGCTTGTTTAGCATCGAAATAGGTTCCATCACACCCTTTCTTGCCTTCCATAATCTCACGAACCTTATCCTGAGAAAGTCCAAAGCGTTTTGTGTAGATGGTTTCAATCTGTTTGCGGAAGGCTTCAATCATCTGACTGTTGTCATCTTCATCATCATCTTCATTGTCATCGTCCTCACATTTAGGCTTGCACTTACATTTAGGCTTGCAACCGTCTTCAGGCTTACAGCCATCTTGGGGCTTGCATTTGTCCTCTGTCTTACACTTGTCACTGGCGAGGAACGGATTATGAATCATCAAAATAGAATAGTCACGCATCAAAGAACGTGTACCTGCGGCCCAAAGAATAGATGCCATTGATGCTGCCAGACCTTCAATAATTGTTTCAGTCTCAATAGGGCTGTTCTGGATGATGGAATAAGTACCCATACCATGAAGAACACTGCCACCCTCACTGTTGATGCTGATTATAATCTTAGAAGGTTTGACGTAATCCTGAAGCCACAAAAACTCATCATTGAAATTGCGTGCGCTGTATTCGTCTATGCGACCATAAAACCGCATATACGCTGGCTCACCTGAGTTGGCTTCGCCTACAACATACTTGAATTGTTCCGTTTTCATTTTACGAGCTTTTTCACAAGAATAGGTGAGATGATTTTTAATGGTTGTGAAACCATTTTTCAATTGATATTTTCTTCTTCTTTTTCATCTGGAACTTCTGGATTGTCTGGAGAGTCCGTTTCCACAGACGGCTCATACTTTGCCACCTCTTCAAATTTGGGAGATTCATGCTTAACATGATTATCTTCATCATGCTCAGGAGCGTCTTTATGGTCAGTAAACGGTGGCATAACCAAATATCGCTCTACCCAGTTACGGTACTGGAAGGCAGAGGCTGTGCGGAACCATATCTCATAATCTATCCAATAAGGCTGCACACCATTGTCCAACGACTCCAACATATCCCAATAGGTTAGATTGCAACGCTCATTCAACGCTGGCTCTCGGTCTTTGGCATCTTGAATGGCATCGTTGATGGCATGAAATACTCTGAAACCTCGTGTTTCTACAATGTCATCGCTGTTATTGAGGTCATTCAAAACATAACGAATACGCATGGTGGCTCGACCTTCTCCGATACGCTGCTGCGAAGTAAGAAAGCGGACATTGACAAAACGTATGAAAGCTGCTGGAAAGGCAACGGCATATTCCGTATTGCCTTTTGTACGGACAATACGCTCAAATTGTCCATTATCTACCTTAACAGTCTGAAAGATTTTTTGTGTAGGGGTATCTGGATCCATTACGGCTTCCAGAACTCTTCGTGTTGCCAAATATACTTCTTCTAAGGGATTCAGTTCCACTTCCTCAATAGTCACATTGGGACTATCTGGAAGTAGCGGTTCTTCATCAAATAACTCGTCTGATTGTGCTGATACAACAGGGGTATCTGTCACAATAGGCTTTTTCTTATCTACTATCATCGTTCATGTTTACTTGGGGAAACCATCAAAGATTCTACGACTGTAGTAATCAAGTTTGCTCTCCAACACCGTGGAGTGTCCCATGAACTGACGCTGCTTGATAAAAGCAGCACGTCCAGTGGCTCCAGAACCTCTACCGCCTAAATTATGAATGGCGGCATAAACAAAAGCATAGTCTCGGTTCTTATTGACCCTGGCTCCATACTTATGTGGGTCGGTACTGTTACGGTTACTGGAGATGAACTCTGAATCATCTGTGTAGATAACTACCTTATGCTTGGGGGAGCGTTTCTTGACTTTAATAGATTGCTTCAATGCCCCTGTTTCATAAAGTAATGGATGTGGGCGGTTGTCTCGTCTGCTCGGCCACGGTGCTTGCCCTGTAGAATTAAACTTACGTAACGTGAAGGATTCCTTGAATACATCAACCGCCGCCGCCCCAATCAACGTCTCAAAATTGAATACATTGGTTTCAAACTTATTGGGGAGCGTGCGCCATCGGGCAGCTAACTGCTTAGGGGTAATTACGATTCCAGCCATTTGTCCTTTATCCTTTTAGAAATCGCTTGCAGGCGTTTCTTGTATTGCTTGGGAACTGTAAAATAGGAATGGGCTGGACCGAATATTCTGCCGCCCTTGCATACGCTGTCTTCAAAAACTGGATTGATAAAATCGGGCTTCTGAAGAATAACAGCTCCTTCAACTTGTGATAAACGACTGGCAGCTCCCAGTACGCTTATATCTTCTTCTACCAGAAAGCAGCGACACCCATGTTCAATAGGTGGTATAAGCCATGCTGGGAAATCGGACTTGCGATAGCTGACTCCTTCCAATGCCAAATGCCACGGACGAACTCGCTCATCTCCTTGGGTCATATAGGTCAAGACGGAATTTTCACGGAAGGATAGCCAACCTGCGGCTACTCCCATTGCGTATTCAATGTCATCGTTCTCTATATTAGAATATGTGATATTGTACCGCTCAAAAATGGCATCACAATCGTCTATGGCCTCATCGTTATCCAAATCTATATCGTCAGGTAAATTGTCACTCATCTGAAATTCTTCAGCAACAGCAAAATCTATCAGATTGTCCAATGCGGCAACCAAAATATCTCGCTGCTCTTGCTCTAATTTGGATAAACCTGTATTATGACTACGAAGCAATTCCAAGGCTTTTTCAAAATCCATTCCAAAACCCTTGACGGCATGGTGAAAGGCAAAGTCGGCTCTGAGACTCATCATTTCTTCCAATAAGTCCCAACGCTCTGTTATATCTCCATAATTCTCCAAGAATTTCTTGAATATGGCATAGATAGCTAAATATTCGGCTTGATTATCGTTTTCTGATTCCTTTGCCGCTTGCACGGAAGAAAGGTTGCTATCTCTTACCTCTCTTCCGTGAGAAAATTTTCCACGCCATCTTCTTGGGTCGGCGTAGTCTTGTTGGTACGTGCGCCACTGCTGCTGCGACTGCTGGCACCTCGTCTGCGGCCATAGCGTTTGTAGTATTCTTCATCTGACATAGCTTGGTTGCCATGATGAACACCGTCTGCACCTACACCACCAGAACTTCCAGCCAACTCAGAAATAGCATTAAATTGCTTGCCAACAACAATACCAAACTCTTTTTCTATTTCATCGGGGGCAACTTCATACTTGTCTGTGATAAAGGAATAAAGACTGATTTTGTCTTTGTTGCTCATCTCGACTCGATTGGCATATTTGAACTCCAACCCTGCCTTGATGAAGCCCATTGCAACTAATCGAGGAAGAATTTCCTCATTCATCACATTCTCGATATATTCACGATATACCTCAATGCGCTCACGGAAAATGTCTTGATGAGCATTGGTAGAACCAACGTATGACTGGGTTTCACCTGCCATAGACTCGCTACCAACAATGAGGTTGGACACTTCTTTATTTACAAACTCGATGAGGCTGCTATAGATGTGTTCTGAATTGGACATGGTGAAAGTCTTAATATCGACCGCATCATTCAGTCCTGTAACGATAACCTTGTTTTGAGCGGCGTTAGCTATATCTTGTGCCAATCGTCTGCGGTCATTGATATTTTCGGATTCTGCCTTGCCATGAATGATAGGCTGACCGTATGTATGACTGAAATTGACATAATTGGCCAACGTGAACTTCTTTGCCAATATCAATGGGGTGGTAGCTGAGAACAATCCCAAATTGCCAGAATTGATGAGGATATAATTCTTAGCATACTTGGGCAATTCAATGTCCCAACCTGGCTCCCATTGCCCTTGACGCTGGATAACTCGCTTCTGATTGGGGAGTACATTGCGCCGCTCAATGATATTCACCTCATTCAACTTACCTGTCAAAGGGTTGACATCGGGCATGATTTCCAAAAGAGTATAGCCATACCACTTGGACTCTACGATGCCTCGGATGATTTTATTAAACTGAGAACCTTGGATTTTTTTGGTTTCCTCTACATCTTTTATATACTTGCCTCGCTCGTTCTGCTTTGCAAGCATATAACGCTCTCCGATAATCTGAGATTCTACGGTCTCTAATACTGCACTAAGATGTGCATCCTGCTGAACACATGACTCATAAAGGTCCATGAGCTGTGCTCGGTCATCCAAGACAACGCCACGTGTCACCTCTGACTGAACGGACTTATATCTACAGTAACGCTCAATCTCTCGTGTGTACTCTTGTATAGTCTTCTTGCTGGTCCGAAAGATGCTCTCTAACGGAGTATGCAAAAAAGTCGCTTCTGAACTGGATATATTCATAGTAAATACTTTTTTTGGAAGAATAGCTCATGGCTCTGCTGTTGGTTGCATATCAAAATTATTGATTGACAAATAGATACACTATATTTTACCCCATATACTATATTTTTCAATTTCAAAAATAGACACTAAATAACATTGGTTTTCAGAGAAATAACTAATTTATAAATGTTAAATTGATACTTTTTCTTTGTCAATTTAGATATTTATATTACCTTTGCAGCGATTTTAATTCACACATTAAATTTTTATATCTATGAGTAAAGGTTTTGATTTTTACCGCATCAAAATGGCATTTAAGGCTGAAGCCGATAACGGTGCCATCGTACCAGTGAAAACTGAGGATTTGGTGATGGCTACTTGCTACACCGAAGCAGAGAAAATTGCCTATAAGTTAATGGAGGGCAAAGACCAGTTCGGAGAGGTGTCGTATGAAATCGTCAAGACGAAAATCTCCAGCGTGCTTTACAATGAGACTTTCCAAACTGACGAGGTACTGATTTGTGGATTGTTCACTTACTACTTTGAAGAACCTGAAGACACAGAGGTAGGACTGTATGCTGTTGCTGCCATCATCAACTTCATGGATGAGAAGACTGGCAAACTTAAACCGCAAAAGGAAACAATCTATCTGCCTGCTGAATCGCCTCGACAAGCAATCGCAAATGCAACTGCCTACATTGACGATGTGTACTCTACTGCGGATAGCTATACAATCCGCAATGTCAAATACGACAAGGCTCAGTCTGTCATGGTTACACAGGAAGTTCATAAAGCCAACGTAGCTTAATGCAAAAACCGCAAGGAACTGGGAAAGTACAAAATATCAAATGTGAAGAAATCCTACTCCCAGTATTTCCTGAACTCCATTTTGGAGAACATTCTGATGGTAGCAGATTTTTTGATGCTACATTTTATCTCGAAACAAAAGACCCTGACCGTAAATTTAACGTAGAGGATTTCTTCAAACAATTCAACTACCCGATACAATCCATAGCAAAAATCGAACAAAAAGCTATGGAAACACTGACTTGTATCAACAACGAGGGGCACCAATTGATTGACGGATGCTTATGCTATCTGTTCTTATCTTATGTAGATCCGCAATTCTGTATTTACTGCAACGATGTGATGGACGAACTGTTCACCACTGGATTTGTCATATCAGACACGCATCTCATTGCCTTGGTTAAAAACCGTTTATCTCCAGAATTGCTCAAACAACTCTGGAAAGATGAAACGAATATGGCATGAGGCTCGACCTGTTCTGGTTTTCAATAAAAAGAAAATTCTGATTTCTATCGTATCGTCTGTGAATGAAGCAGCAAAAATGATGACTCTTCACCCAGGCAACATATCTAAGGTATGTAACGGACAACTTATGTCCTTGGGTACATATTACTTCAGATATATAGACGATGAAATTGAAATGGGATTGACTGACATCGGAACCTTACAACTGGAAGAGTATGACAAACTATGTGGCGTGGAACGTGCTGTATATGCCACATCTAAAATGAACAGAAAAAATTGGAAATATAAAAGCAAAAAAGACAATGAAAATTAAGGTATTCAACAACTCAAAAAATGAGCTTCCTCAGTATGCCACCCCTCAATCGGCTGGTTTGGACCTCAGAGCAAACATTCAACAAGACATCGTATTGAACCCAGGACAACGTACTTTGGTACCTACTGGCTTGCATATCCAGCTGCCTGTCGGATATGAGGCGCAAATACGCCCACGAAGCGGTCTCGCCATCAAACATGGTATTACCTGCCTGAACTCGCCTGGCACAATTGATGCTGACTACAGAGGTGATGTGGGAGTAATCCTCATCAATCATGGCACAGAGCCATTCGTCATCAAGCAGGGGGAGCGCATCGCTCAAATGGTGATAGCCAAACATGAAACTGCCGAATGGGAATCAATAGAATCTATGGACCAGCTGGAAGACACTGAACGTGGCTCTGACGGCTACGGACATACTGGCGTAAAATAATTGAATCGGGCGTGTTCACATAGACACGCCCTTTAATACTTATATATAAATACGAGAAATATGAAAACTCTAAGAGAAAAAATCGAATTTTATAATGCCGCATATCGAAAGGGCGAACCGCTTATCTCCGATACTGAATATGACGCACTGGTGGAAGAACTGAAACGCACTGACCCCAACAACAGTTGGTTTAACGCTCCCGAACCTGCTCCTGTGACATCTTCCAGAAAAGTGTCATTGCCTATTCCTATGAAATCGTTGAATAAAGTGAAGAATCTATCTGAATTGAAAAACTGGTGTCAGTCACTTGGGCTAACCAACAGAACGACTTTAATATGTATGCCAAAATTCGATGGGTTGTCGTTACTTCACGATGAACGTACTGGCATGACATATTCTCGTGGGGGTGTCGAAAATGAAGGGCAGAATTGTACAGCGCACTACAATGCTGCCAATATTCCTTCGCCTTCTACCGACCTGCACTTCACTTTTGGCGAATTTGTTTTCTCTCGACAAAACTGGAGGCAATTCAAGACTGATACGGCCATGAACACCGAAGAAAATTTCAAATCTCCTCGCAACACCGCCGCTGGTTTGCTCAACCGTGACAATCCTTGTGATTATCTTAAATACGTGTCGTTCTTCAGATATGGCACAGACGAGAAATCTATGGAAGACTACGCTACCTTTGAACGGCTGATAGATGATATTTGCACGCAATATCAACAGCCCAAACTTTTCAAAAGTGTACTGGTGGAAGATTTGTCGGATGAGTTTTTGATTGGTTTGTTCAAAGAATGGAGTATGAAATATCCGATTGATGGCATTGTCATATATGTAAATGACCTGAATATCTGGGCTACCATCGGGCGCAACCAAACAACTGGTAATCCCCTTTATGCTATCGCATACAAACACCCAGACTTTACCGATTCATTTGAAACGACTGTCAAGGGTATCTCATGGAAAGTCAGCAAGGCTGGTGCCCTCAAACCTGTAGTCAACATCGAAACGGTGGACACTGGGGATTGCAATATGGAGAATCCGACTGGTTATAACGCAAAATGGATTTATGACCACCAAATTGCTAAGGGCGCACGCATACTTGTTACCAGATCTGGCGGTGTGATACCTAAAATTCTTGAAACGCTACAGCCGCCGACCAAAGAGGAAGACGATAAGTTGTGGGAAGAAATGTGTATATGTCCGCACTGTGGCGCACCAACCAAATGGAATGAGTCACAAGTGGAATTGTGCTGCACCAATACAAACTGCCCAGGCATCCAATTAGCCAAAATAGTATTTTTCTATACTACATTGGGGGCTGAAAATATGGGCGAAGAGACGTTGGCAAAGATTTTTGAAGCAGGTTTCAAAACAATATCTGCAATTCTCAACATATCATTCCAAGACTTAATGAATATTGAAGGGTTTGCAGAAGCTACTTCTAATATTGTGCTTCAGAACAACCAAAAAATCATGGGCGGTGTGGACCTGCCTACGCTCATGCAAGCAAGCGATTGTTTCAAAGGTATCGGCACCATCAAAGCTCGGAAATTACTGGAAGATATGTCGGAAACTGAGCGACAAGCCTTTTGCTCTGGAGATTTCATTTATAAGGAACCTGACATAAATAGCGAAAAATTCAAAGAACTGTCAGTAACCAGCCAAAACCTTTTGTTGGGCTACCTACCTTTCATGCGCTTCTTGCATAACACACACATTCCTGTCATCATGCCTACGCAACAAAAAGTCATGGATGGTAAATGCAATGGGTTGTCGGTATGTATTTCTGGCTTCCGTGACAGTAATTTTGAAAATGCTATCATCAATACTGGCGGCAAAATGGTAAGTGGGGTATCAAAGAAAACTACGCATCTGGTAGTAAAAGACAAATCTGCTATCTCATCTAAAATATCAAAAGCGCAATCTTTGGATATACCAATTTTGGATATTGAAGAGTTTCACAACCTCTTTTTATCCTAATTTACAGCGTAAAAACAAAAATATTTGCCGTAAATTGATAATAATCGTGTATAAATTTGGATAATTGAAGAAAACCATGTACCTTTGCAGCACAATACTTCAATTTGATAATTTATGGCACAGAAAAATCAACTTACAAAAAGCGACTACCTCCCATACGAGGAGCTGAAAAAGTTGCTGGACAAATTACACAAAGACAAAAAGTACATCTGGGAGCTTTATGTTCGTGTCTCTTTCTGCACGGCATTAAGAGCCTCAGATGTACTTTCGTTAACTTGGTCAGACATCATCAATCGTACATCCTTGACCAAGCGTGAACAGAAAACTGGGAAGACTCGTAAGATTTCTTTCAATCTTAACACTCAGGACAGGTTTGATGAACTGTATATGTTAATGAAACGTCCCAACCCAGCCGAACTGATTTTCTTCAATCGTCACACTGGAAAGCCGTTCACCTTGCAATACATCAATCGCATAATGAAGGCGTGGAAAGAAAAGTATGACATCAAAGTAGGCAACTTCTCAACTCATACCTTCAGAAAAACTTTCGGACGCTATGTGTATGACAAGAGCCAGAACAAGCCCGAAGCACTGGTGCTGCTCAACAGCATCCTGCGCCACTCAACTATTGATGTGACAAAAGTGTATATCGGTTTAAGAGACGATGAAATCCAATCGGTATTCTCATCTATCAAAATCTAACTTCATAGGTTCGCACAACCTAATACAAATGTGCCTCCATTTGATTAGCACTTATTGTGCCCTCATCTTCTTTATTAACCGCCCAATCGGGCTTTTTATTCTGAACTCATGTGTGAAGATACTGAGGGGGTGCTATTCTACAAGCAACCTATTCTATTTTCTTGCAATATCTGTGGTGCCACAGATGACATGAATGGATATGATGAGCAATGCCAGCTTTTCCAGTCCATGAAAAAGAATCATATCTGTCATAATTGTGCATACTGGCAGGAGATTATCCAACATCCTCCATTGAACATGGAGGTTATAGGCGGCGTGGCGTATATAGCCAATCCTTTTGTCCACCGACCGCTGCACGTCATCAAAGGAAATTTCGGAAAGGAATTTTATATACGCAAGTACGACCGCTCCGTCTGGCGTATCAATAATCTGTGGGTTTTAGGGAAAGTACCCGAAAGGTTTATTGCCTACTTTCCAGACACGGCGAACTTCCTTTCTTTAATGACATACCAGAAACTTTCCAAAGATAATTTCAAATGCCACGCCAAAGGGTGTTGGGATAGATACCATTGTCTGAGGTATGACTTACAACTTGAAAAGGACGGCGCATTTAATGTCGTTCCAGCGTCTCATCGTGTAGGAGATGAGCAATGCCCATCTTTTATCCACCTCAATGAACTTCAAGTATGATTGTATCTATTGTCACTTCAATATGTGCGGTATGTTGCATTATAGCAACAGCACTGCTATACCGATTCTTCAAACAACAAACTGAATATATAGACATCATTGCTGATACAATGTATGTCCAGCTTCAAATGATTAAATTCCTGAGTGACGCTGAAACAAGCAACCTTTGGAAAATTCGTCAGGAAATATATAACTGGCAATGCCAATGGGCGGCAAAAGATGAGTATGAAGCTGCTCAGCAAGCACAACAAATGATTAAACATATCAAAGAACTTATTAAAATTCATGCAAATTTAACAAAGGAATATGAAGACAATGAAAGAACAAATGAATGAGGCATTTGCTAATCTTAATGCCAAAGAATTTATTGCTAACGACCCAATCCAAATTGTACATGAGATGGCTGCACGCCCCAATGCGACTATAGCTGACATCGAGATATGTGCAATATGGACGGCAATGCTGGCATGGGGACGGCGTGACCAGATTATCAGTAACACCAAACAACTAATGGAAGTTTGTCACTGGCAACCTGCGGATTTTGTACGCTTGGGAGATTTCTACGATCTTTCGGATGATATGAACATTCACCGAACCATCAAAGGAAAGCAGTTCAAGGCGGTTAACCATAACTTGCGTGCTACATATAATAAGGTACCTTCCGTAGCCGACTATCTGAAAACGAACTCTTCATCGGTCGCTGGGCTTATTACGGACCTGTCGGAAAGTTTACAACCTGCTCGTCTGGGCAGCATTTCCAGAAATTCAGCTTGCAAGCGTATCAATATGTTGCTACGATGGATGGTACGCAAGGACGATATTGATTTTGGCCTGTGGGCAAACAACAACATCCAACCCTCAGAACTGTATGCCATAATGGACATCCATGTGGCACAACAGGCTCAGAAAATGGGTCTCATATCTTATCCCAAGGAAAGCTGGAAGGCGGTGCTTGAATTGACTCATGTGTATCGTTCATGGGATGCTGCCGACCCTTTGAAATATGATTTTGTACTTATGACTAATGATTTCCGAAAATGATAGCAGCAATTATTATAGCGGTGATAATAGGGCTGATCATGTGGTTTATCGCCATCATCGTTACCCAAGCAATGCTTCCATGTGATAAATGTCCGCTCCGTGACCAGTGCAAACAACTGGAAAAGAACGGCTACCCTAATATCTGTACTCAGAAAATGCTAAACTCAAATTATGGAGAAAGAATTTAGTCTGCCGAAAGGTCTGGAAATAATTGATGGAACATTGTATATGTTCCGATGCCCTAAGTGCGACAAGGAGAATTATATAATGAATGTACGAACTGGTATCTGTACTTGGTGCGGATATGATGCTCGTTCCGATTACCAGCCTGGATATAATGAACAAACAAATACTGAAGACAATGGAAATATTGAATAAGCGAAAAGTAAGCGTAGAGGAGATGAAAGCGTATTATGCTTCCAAATTTCCATATTTCGATGCCAACAACCAACGTGTAGGACGCTTCGCCAAACAAATAGGGTATCACCTCACCAAACAAATGAGGAACAGAAAATACACCTATTTCTATTTGAAAGACGAACCAAACAGTATGGAACATGAACGAGACATCATCTAACAAAACGGTCCTCTCGGATATTGCTGGAGGGTTTGCTGTTATGCCCAACGCCTTGCTCGGATTTATTTCCGACAAGGCTTGTGCCGTATTCCTCAAAATATACCAGTGCCAGTTCGTGTCTGATTGCGAAGAACACGATGGTGAAATGTGGGCAAAACTTTCTACATCGTGTTTGGCAGCTGCACTGGAACGTAGCAAGAATACCGTGGTTATGGCATTGGAAGAATTGATTGGTTTGGGGTTCATCAAGAATCGTACCGAAAACAGAAAAAACACATTTTATGCTGTCAACTGGGAAGAAATTCTGTTTGCGTGCAATATACTTTGTAAAGTCAACAGAAAAGGCAGACAAGAACTGCATAAATTGTGTGTTCGGTCAAATTTTGACCCAAACAATACCACATTCGGTCAAAATTTGACCGAACCAGTGAATATTGGGTCAAAATTTGACCGAATGTCTGCTATAGACCAAAATATCATCAACAATATCGTTATCCAATACCCTGCAACATCAATGTTCGGTCAAAATTTGACCGAAACATCTGCGGTTGAGTCAAAATCTGACCCAATAATCAACATTCGGTCAAATTTTGACCGAAAAAATACTGGTTCGGTCAATTTTAGACCGAACATGGAGTTGTGTGACGAACCAATGATGTTTCAGTCAAAATCTGACCCAACATCTGATGATAGCAATACCACATTCGGTCAAAATTTGACTGAAAAAACCAATGTTCGGTCAAATTTTGACCCAACCGAAGCAACATTCGGTCAAATTTTGACCACAGAAATATATAATAAAGAAAATAATAAAAAGAAATTGAGGGAGCGAAGCTCCCAATATAAGGGGGATAAAGAAAAAAATCTCTTGGATTATTTTTCTTCTCGTAATCTTTCTCTTCCAGTCTTTGATAAAACTTTCTACGAGTCTTTCTTGGAGCAGGATATAGACGAGTCAGATGACGATGTGATAAAAAGCATCAAGACTGTTTGGGGACAGCTTGGATATGATGAGGAACTTCCAGATAATAACTTCATAGATTTGGGAACCTTCCAGAATATTCTTTTCCACTCTTGGGAAGAGTTGAAACAGGACCACCCAGATTATTCTCTCTCTGAAGAGGACCTAAAGAATATTTTTGGATTCCTTGTTATGGAGCATGAAGGAGAGAACTGCCTTTATATCGACCCAAGTAAACTTCAAGATATATCTGCACTCTCTTCCCAGCCTATTCAGGAAAAGCCTTCAAGAAACTTCAAGTATGCAGACCGTACTTCCAGAAGATTATTCATAGACTGCATCAACGAGATTGCTGAAGAAGATGACCAGTTGCTGACTTCCTCAGAGTTTGTTGCTCTCTTGTTGATTGACTATGCCCATGATCATGCTACAGGAACTTTCTCAGTGGAACTTTCTAAGATGGCTTATGGAGAACTTCTAAAGAAATTCTCAGAGGATTCAAATGTTCCTGTTGCAGACATCCAGGCATTGTTCAAAGACCTTCCTCAAAAGCACAAGGTTAAAATCAGTCCACAACAGTTACTTCCAGACAAATTCTTCCAGTACAACTCCGAACATGGGGAAACAAGCAAGGTTGAGGCTTTGTTGCAAAAAAAACTGGAGGAGGCTTGATGCTTCTTCCAGTTTTCTCAATATCTATTCGGCAATTGTATTTCAGTCTTTCTCAGGCTCAGCTAAAAAGTTTCGTCTTATCTCATTCTCGGCTTCCAGTATTCTTAAAGCATCTTCCTGCCTTCTAAAGTAATTCCCAGCTATGTATCGCTTATGACTGGTAGGCGTGCCCTTTTCAGTATCGCATACAACAGCTCGCTTGTCGTTGATGTAGTAATACTGGGAGCCTTCTTCTACTTTCATCTTCAACGGTTCAATCCTTCTCAGGAAATGATTCCATGTCTTTCCAACTTTTGCTAACGCTACATCCAAAGCCTTTCTTGGATAGTCTGCTGGTTGGACTGACTGGAAGGAGTAGTCTATGATATTTCCCAGTTTTTCATTCATGCTGTATCTTACTGGTTCGCTTTTCACATACCAGCAATACATAGTTATATCTCCAGATTGTGTAATCAGTCTTACCACGCCTACACCGCTTTCCCCAGTTTTGTGGTTCTGAAAGGTAACGATAGTATTTGGATTTGGGATATATTTGTCGGTTATGCAGAAGAATGGGTTGCCAAATTCTTTTCCATTTGCATCTAAAGCCTCATAAATCCGCTCTACGGCGTTTTCTTGGGCTGGGTGGATAAGTTGCCCATCCAGAACAAAAGAATCGAAAATAAGGCTGCTTCTGTCGATTTTAAGGCATATTCTGACTTCTTTGATACCTCCGTCTTGTACCAATCCGATATTCTCATCCCATTCAACTACATCTCCAGCACCATATCCATGCTCTAACCAATCAGCAAAGGTAGCATAATCTAAGGGTTGTATATCGTCAGTGGGTTCTGGGTAATAATTGGACGGACGATGAAGCCTGATGTTGAATTTAGTCTTGCAATAAAGGGATATGCCTTCAAAGTCCATCTCAGACTTGTATTTTTTACGAGCTAAGAAATGCTCAATTTGCCTTTTTGTTTTCATATCAGATGTAATTTAATCAATTGTGGGTGCAAAGTTACACACTTTATTTCAATTATATCAATCTTCAGCAGAAAATTTTCACAAATCATAGAAAATCAGACTCAAATTTTAGGGTCGGGAAAAATTTCAGATTCATTATTATAGCGATTCTTTGATATTTCCAAAATTTAGATACAATATGCACCACACCCAGTAGTCAATTATAGTTTAGGTAGTTATGCGGATTTGCGTGAGAAAGGCTACAGGCTATGATTGTGAGAAGGTTGTGAGACATGGACGTGAGAAAGTATTGTGGAGAGATGTGAGGCTGAATGTGAGGCGGTTAATACAATAGGTGTGAGGAGAGAAGGGGGTAGAGAAGGGAGGTATTGTATTGAATGTTGAGCTGGGAGGGTGGCACCCTCAGTTTGTCTTCTCATGCTTCCAGGAAAACGAGATTGAAAATTTTGGCCGAAATATATATAAGGAATCCGTCCCTGTGGTCGGGTGCTCTCCCTTATTTTTTGCCGTTTTTCGTGTTTGACAAAGGTACATTTATATAAAATACCTACCTAAACACTTGAAAATCAATACTAACTAACTGAAAATCAATACTTTTATTTGTTTCACTTATTATAAAAGTGAAACATTCTACAAACTTGCATACTTGAAACACTGAAACACTACCTTTGCCCACTATCAAATTAACATTTGTTAACACTTTCTTTTATGTGCTTTGTTTCCGTTCCTTTGTATGTAATTAGGTACATTTATATATATGAATGTTTCTTTGTCCTAACTACCTACCTACCTAACAACTTGCACAAACTTACTATATTTGTGCAAATATCTATATAAATAACTGAAAATCAATACTTTATATATATTTATCTTTGTTTTCGTGCCTACCTACAAAAATTTTCGCTTGCAACTAACTGAAAATCAATGAGTTACATTTTTTAACATTATTTTCTCGAAAAAAGTTGCTAAAATATTTGCGTATTTCAAATATTTGCCATACCTTTGCAACGTCAAACAACAAAAACAAGTTGTTTTGATACCACAAAGTAAGGTTTGTAAGTGATACCTAAACACTTACAACTTGCACGAAACGAAAATGCTACTTTTGTATTGTAGTAAGTAGTTTAGAGCCTAAAAAGCAAGTGTTTAAGTTATACGTTCTTTGATATGTTGAAAGTGTTGCTAATTAAGGACTGAAACAAACAATAACACTAATGTATCTCACTTCTATTTAGATAGATAGTTATTTGTTAGTAAGTTTGTGAGAATAGGAATAATAAACACTTATTACAAAGGTAACAAACAAGTACTTAATTACGGAAAGCAAAGGAAAGCACACAAAACAAACAATTATTTGCAGTTGCTAATGTACGTTTGTAAGTAGTTAGTTTAATTCTGTTTATAGTTGTTTGTAGCGTGTTTCAAGAAAGAACAAACAACACTTATTTAGTTAGTAAATAGGTTTATTTGTTGTGGAATGATTTAGTAAGTAATTTGTTAGTACTTGATAATTAAGGAAAGCGACAAATAACGAAAGTTAGAAAGATAGGCAAATGTAAGATAGTATTTTAGCAAGTGTTTAGGTAATTGCAAAATATAAAGTAGCATTAAAGCAAAGGTTTTCAGATAGCAAAATTTCATTTCAAATGTTAGTTGTTATCTGATATTAAAATACGTTCCTTTGTTGTGAGTGAGTAAGTAAGTTTTAATTAAGTGCTTTGTTCCTTATTACTTTATAGGAACAAAGGAAAACACAAAGTAACACAACAAAAAGCACTGAATTTAAGCAAGTTTTACAACAAGTTTGTAAAATTCAGTGGGTGGGCGAATTGTATCAAATTCACCCCTAAAGCGTGCGTAATGGTGCGTTATGGCAAAAGCGAATTTTGCACCCACTACGATTTTATAAACTTAATGTTCCACTTTTAATTAAACAATTTTATGGAAAACTTTGTAAAAACTTCGTTTGAACTCGTGAATGGTAATGCAGTAGTGGCTAACAAGTTGATGGCACGTAGTTTGGTGCTCTTCAACGACAAGGGCACGTTGTACAACATCACCGCAAAGGTGCGTAACACCGACAAGTATTCGGTGGTGCGTGCCCTGGCTAAGGCTGTGCTCGTGTCGATGCGTGAAGCCAACAAGCTCAACACAACGGAAGCCGCCCAAGAGAGCAAGAAGCGTGTGGTGAACAAAATCACGCCTGCACTCTCCTGCTATGCCATTATGGTAACTGACAAGAATGGTGCGCTTATCAATGACGCTATTCTGTCGGTGCGTGACAACAAGAACGACTCTGGCAAACTTCGTGATATTATCCGTATCACTAAGGGTATGCCGCTTTACAAACTTGTTGTAGAACAGGGCTTAGATTGGGCTGACGAGCGTGTTGTTAAGGCGTTGAACGCTTGGACAACTGCAACTATTGAGCAGATGGACTATGTGAAGAACTTGGACGAGGCACTTTTGAAAGCGGCTGACAGTACGGAAAAAGAAGACAAGGCGGCTGAAAAAGCGTCCAAGAAAGAAGACAAGGCGGCTGCATAAGGTAGGCGTATAGTCTGGGAAATCGGTGCGGATATGTCACAGGGCGTGGTGTGTCTGCACCTTTCGGGTGTTATGGTAGGCGTGAAAGCGCATGGGGTTCGAGTCCTCTGCACCCACTAAACAAATAAAAATTCAGAGCGTATGTATAAAAAATTCGTGTATTGGCTCAGAGCGCATAATATGTACTCTGTGCTGGGAGGTATTGTTCGTATAGAGCATATTCTCCGTTTCAGACTGAGCGAGCAGATGTTGGACGCTTGGTTTAATAGTGTAGGCAAGCGTATTCCAAGCGTTATGGCTGAAATGCGCTTAATGCAGTGCAAGCCTGATTGGTGCAAATTGAGCGTGGCTGATAAAAGGCACGTGTATTGTTCGGAAATGTATTATTAAATTCAGAGCGTATGAAAAAATTAAGAATACACAACAAGCGTCTTGACGCTTGGGTTGTGGTGGATTGTGGGAAAGTGTATGATGAGCGTACAAATATCCAATTTCCACAAAGTTCGAGAGAAGCGGTTGGAGCACTTGCGTATGTAAAAAAGCAGATGGAAGTGCTGTGGGACAAAATGGGGAAAATCGACCCTATATGGGGTGATTTGCGACTATATCACCAGCTGGAGCGTGATTGGTTGCGTATGCGTCAGGCTTTGTATGGTATGGCGTAATTAGGCGGCATGGTGCATGGTTAGGGTTCGATTCCCTTACCGCCACAAATCAAAACTTTTATTCAGATGCCAAGATTAGCAGATATGTTATGTCAGAGCGTGAACAACAGTAGCGACTTTGACAGTGCTTGGTATGTCCGTTTCGCTTTCAATCTGAAAGTAGATATACCGAAAGCACGTGAAATATTCCAGAAGTACGGCAAAGGTTACATCTATGCCCCTGGTGGTTTTGCAATGCCCGATACGCCATATCAGAGGCGTAAGATGGTAGCGAATTTCGGTGCTTGTGTGGTGGTTACATCCGATGGTGAAACATGGGTGCGTACTCCTTCTCAGATTGGTGCAAAGAACCGTAAGCGTGCTATACGTATGGCTGCAAGGGAACGGCACGGAATAGAAAATCTGGAGCGTGGACTTATGGAAAAGTCACGTCTGGAGCGAATGTTCCATGATTGTCAGGGTGTACCATGCCCTAAGCGTGGGGGTAAGGCAAATGCCCATTCAGATATTGGGAAATACGTGAATAACACTCGTAGAGTTACTATGTCTGACCATGAAGCGTGGAGTATGCCGAAAGTACGTTTCATCCAAATAAATCTCGACTTATGAAAACAATCAAGGACCTTAAAGTTGGAGATTACTTCAAGTTGAAGCCCAACGGACGTGTGTATGTGCGACTGGAGTACAACCGTATAACCAGACGTTTTATGTACTGTGATTTTGACGATGTGAACCGTTGCCATGACGCTAAGCGTGACAAGCCTGTTATAACTGACTTTGAATTTTAACAACATCTCAACAATATGGAAAAGGAAATGAATATTGTGTCCAGCTATTTCTACTATATGTGGAACGCATGGAGCAAGAAAGAGTGTGAAATTGTGTTTGCACATTCAGACTGGAATCACTTTTGGAACAAATGGATAGAAGCCTGTAATCGTGGCGGCATTTCAGGTGCGGCAGAAAGGTTGTGGGCAGAACTGAGTGATACTTATCGTGAACCTCTGATTAAGCGTGCGTGTGAACTCTATGACGGTCGTTGTGAAAAATACTAAACTATAAATATATGAGAAAAAGAGTACGAATTGGACGTGCGACAAAGATTTTGTCTTGCGTCAACGGAAGAATTGTGCGATATACTTTCATCGCCATGTGTGCAATCATGCTTGGTAGCTGTGGATCCTCCCAGCAACCTGAAGAGCAAAGTTCATGGTCCATATATTGCCAAAAGTATCATGTGGATCCAGTAAATCCTACGGATGAGCAGGAGAACTTCTATATGGACTGTTATGTAGGTAGCGTGGAAGAGGAGCGTGATATGACTGGTGTTGTGTCTTTTTGCTTTGATTCCAAAAATGTCTCTGAAGTTGTCCGTGGTGTCTTCATGGATAGCACATACTATGTGGTATATACGGATTCTGCATTGGGATTTGACCACGAGTGCATAGGTGTGGACATTGAAACAGCCAATATGGTGAATACTGCCATCAAGTCTAAGTATGGGCAGTTGCGTGGGTACCTTGTGCTTGACCAAGTTCACGGAGTCTATAACTATAACCACGAATTGAAATGAAAAGCGTAGCTATCTATCTGCTTGGTACATTCCTATTGTTGCCATGTTTACTTATAGCTTCAGACAGTTTACTTGGAGCGTTCATAGCAATTTGCTGGGGAGTAGTTTTATACCACTCCCCTAAATTTTGCCCTGCCTTCAGGAAATTTTGGCTCTCATTCTGGAGGGTAAATTTGAGGATTATGTATGCGTTAATGTAAATAAATGTAAAAATCTATATTGGTGGACAACTATATACACCAACTGATTCTATTCATAACAAAACAACAAACAATAATTCAATATGGAAAATCCTAATTTGATATTTTTTGGAGATGCTGGTTTAACCTCGACATCTGCCAACCATGTAGCCAATCTTGCAAAAGAATATGTTCAAAACATAGAAACAGAATTGGCTAATTGTAGTTTCTATCGTGAAAGCGTAGCTCTTATTGGCACAAAGGATTTTAATATCCTGTCTGAGGGCATGGACGATGAAGCCGTGAAGAAAATTCCTAATCTCCTGCAAAAGGTATCTGAAGCCAACAGTTTGATTGCATGGTTGCGTGAGGCAATAAAGGCAAAAAAGACTTTGACTGAACAGGTAGATTGTATGAGTATGGAAATGTGGGCTGTCACGAACAATATCGTGCTTCCTGTTAAGCCTAACAAGCGTGCATCTATTACTTCAGACCAAGTGCTTGCTAAGCGTTCAATCAAAGAGCGTAACCGATTCTATACATTACAGGCGCAAGCTGCGGTATATGGAAAATACATCCATCCAGATGGCAAGTTCGCAACAGCCCGTAAGCGTTTCTTGCATAAGATGCAGAATCGCCATGATATTGTAGGAAGTGGGCGAGATGCGTTGTTGTATAATTTCGACCCTACGTGTGATGCTGAGACTATAGAGCACGTCTTCTTTGATTTGCAGACAATACATAGAGGTGTGCAAGCCGAATTGAACGGTATTCAGCACTCTATAGATGAAGAAGTGCGAGCTGATCAGATTCAGGCTCAGAAAGAATATATGGTAGCTTTTTCTGAGTATTCTCTGGAACAGCAAAGATTTGTGAATCAATATGAGGAGTACAAGCAAAAAGAGATTGAGCGTATTGTCAATCTTTATAAGATTGTGATTCCACATGATTTACAGTCTATCTACAACGAAATCAACTCTTTGGGTAAGTAATCATATATGCTTGTAATGGTGAACTGAGGCAATTGTGCTGAAATTACTATGAATGTGCTTGATAGAATGTACTTCTTTTATATACTAAGAATAATATTGAATTAACAAAAATTGCATCTGGCAGGTCCTTGTTTGCCTGAGAAGCGTGATAGTGGAGGCTTGTTTTTGATATTGTTTCTGCTGGATGGCTCTCGATTTGGATATAGTTATTGTTAGTATGACATTCTTTCAAGCGCAACTTGCATTTTATTCAAAAATTTATGAGAAGAACAATAGAGCAACAGGCACGCCAAGCGTCTGGTCGTGAGCGTTATTGTGGCAAATGCAAATTCCGTACACCAAACACATTGTGCCAATATATAGATGTATGTCATAACGCATTTGTAAGAGGTTATATTAAAGGTTATAAAGCAAATTCTAATGGCAAAGTTAAAATTTGATGTCATGCTCAAAGGTCGTTTTGTATGCACTCTGACTTATGAGTTTTGCCCTGCTTTTATCATTACTGAGCAGGAACTTGTGGACTTTGTTCTAAGTAAGCGTCCGTCCTTGAAGAACAAGCCATTCAACATAGCATTTTAACAACAAAAACAACAACAATATGGAACAGAAAATTATTGAGCAAATGCGTGCAGAACTCTACGACACACGCCTTTGCCGCTCAGATTTTGAGAAGTATGACGTAGAGAGCTTGAAAGAAAACACCGAGCCGTTCTTCTGGTTAGTTCGGGAGTATGGAACAAGTCTCGTGAAAATGGGTGCCACGGAAATAGCTCGTTGGTTCTCTAAGGAACATTTCCGTTTTGATATGTTCCGTCATCCAGGCTCTCCGTTTGAGTACATATCGTATTACCAGAAGCATGAGCATTTTAAGGTGTTCTACTGGGACGGCTTTGATTTGCGCCGTGTCACAATGCAGGAAGCCCTCAACATCTACGACAATCTGGTGATGCCTACGTGGGACCTGGAAGTGAAGAAGCACCCGAAAGAATACGAAATGCGTGACAAACCGCTGGAAATTCGCTTTATGTCTGAAGAGACGGAGAAATGCTACCAGGCAGATTTGAAATATGCCGAATCTTTAGATGACACATCACTTCAGGATTGCGTAAACCGCTTGTCTCGCTGGTGTAGGAAAGCCGTGAATCACTACATAGCCATCTCTTCTGATTTTTCGGAGCATAACTACTGCTTCTGTGAAATGGTGAATGATGAACCGAACATCAATGGCGGTATCATTATGAGCCAGTATGCTGAGAAGAATCGCTGGGCATACGCTATTGACAAAGGTGTCGGAAAAGACATAAATAAAGGTCAGCTCTATCAGTTGACCAAGCCAGAAGTGCGTGCCAAAATGTATCAGGCGATAACGAGCGGTAATTATGTTATCGCTCCACCTCACACAGCCAAGATACCCAAGGACACGCCTGGCGAGTTCCGAACGGTCTATATAAATGAACCCATCGACCGCATATTTCTCAGTATAGCGAATGATTTGCTGATAGACCTCACGCCAGAAATGATTCATCCTACTTGTAAGTCTTACCAGCGTGGCATTGGTTGCGGCACCGTTGTCCAGAACGTGTCTAAAAAGATATGCAACGTACAAGGTGATGTGATTGGGTGGAAATCCGACCTCAGCAAGTATTTTGATTCTGTACCAATTGAGTTTATCGACCACACTTTTGATATGGTCGAAGCTAAACATGGCCATTCGTCTATCATAGATGTGCTGAGAAAGTATTATCATTGTAATCTTTACTTTGATGAGAAGGGTAATCTACTGGAAGCCTACCAGTCACTCAAACAGGGCTGTTCGGTTGCGTCATGGTTGGCAAATGTGTTGCTTTACCATATTGACGAAAAACTGTCAAGCATGAATGGTGAGTATGTCAGATATTCAGATGATATGCTCTATATCGGTGCGGATTATGAAGCTGCCATGCAAATATTGTGTAACGAGTTGGCTAAGATGAAAATGAAACTCAATCCGAAGAAGGTGGAGTATCTGACGCATACCAAGCGGTTCAAGTTCCTTGGTTTTTCCATTAAGGGGGCTGAAATATCTTTGTCCAAGACTCGTGTCAAAATCTTCCAGAAAGAGATTGAGAAGCGGACAATCAAGCATCGTGGAATCTCGTTTAAACAGGCAGTCAATGCCGTAAACGCATATCTTTACAAGGGTAACGGACAATTCAGCTGGGCAACATCTGTCCTGCCTATCTGTAATGTCCGAAAGGATATTGACACACTCAACGTGTTTGTTATGGATTGTCTCAGGGCGGTCGTTACAGGACGTGGAAAACTGGGAGGTCTTGGATATGATAGCAGCAAGCCTGACGGTTGTATAGTCCGTGGCACTGGCAAGAATGTCAAGGCAAACCGTGCTAAGACCGCAAAGGAGATTCCTGGCTATTTGACACTGGGGTGTATGCAGAACGCATTGTTGACACGCCGAGCTGTCTATAATACATTGGTAGCAAGTCTATGACAAAAGGCATCAAGCACATGATGGCAAATGGGTATGGAAATATTTAATATACTGTTATTAACTAGAATCCTCCATTCCTTCAAGCTACTGGATAATATCCAGGCTTGGAAGGGATTCCGTATTCTGGCATTACAGTATATATCGGAAACCTAAAGCAATGTGTCGTTCCATTTCTATTTTCTGGCAGTATAGCCGCCCAATCCGAGATAATCAAATTCTATCAAGGCAGGCATAAAGTCTTCTTTCAAGCCCCTCTAACAGCTCTATAAGCTGTATCGGGGACTTTACAGAAGACTCCTTCCTGCCTCGTATAACGAACCCATATAGCGAATACCACGATTATGAGGATTGATTATGTAATACAACATGGCAATCGAGGATGCAACATTTAATACAACGTCCTAACTGAGATCAGGACTGCCTGTCTATGACACGCCCTCCTGATCTCCCTGGACGTGGTTATATCATGTTCTTAAAGCGAGTATCGGGCATTGAGATTGTCAAATTTAGAAGTACATCTATTTCAGCACAATGAGTCAAGTCTTCTACCAACTGGGTTTAGTGCGGCGTAAACTACGAGTGATATTCGAGTTGTACGCCGCAATCCCCAGTTGTGTAACATACTGGTAAAGCAATGTACAGTTGACTATGAGTGCTGATTTTTAACAATTTTGAATTATGATAATATACGATTCAACAGTAGAAAGAGTGCGCAAGGGTGCCAAATTCAGAGTGCATCTGGAAAGTCGCACATTGGTTGTCAATGGCAAGAAAGTCATAGACAACGGAAAATACGAAGGCGAGCTGGGAATACCTCAGTTGTCGTTGGATAAAGCTCTGGAACAGATAGAATATCTGTACGACCAGTATAAGCATAGCGTGCCTTCTGAACGAAGCGAACGCAAGCGCAAAAAGTATTTCAAGGCTCTTCCAGAAGAACAACTGGAAGATGACGATATGCGTTATGGCTTTCTTCGTGATGAGGCACAGGTATGCCTTGAACTTGCTGTCCTGTGTTTTGTCCTGAACGGCTCTCTGGTTTGGGATGAGCAGAAAATGGGCAAATGGTTCTGGCAGTCTGATAAAGACAAAGATTTAATTATACTCCGTCAGTGGGTAAATAACAACAATAATAACATCTAAATAGTAAACAAATGAAAGAGACTAAAATTGTGTGCCCTAAGTGTGGCACCGAGTTTGAAATTCCTGAGCATGAATATGCTTCAGCTGGTATTGTAATCGCTAAGGATAGCGGTCTGGGAACTATCGTTCTGAAGGAAGCTGATACTCCTGTAACTAAAGCGCAGAAACGTCTTGAAACCTTGAAGAAGGCTGGCGTTGATGTTTCTGCTTTGTTTGCCATGCAGACTGGTGATATTGCACGCCTCGACAATGGCGTTATGTCTGTGGTCCCTGATGATGACCCCATCTTCCAGGCTATCATGGATGGTGGCACTATTCCTGACCGTCACCTGTTTCGCCGTTGGGTCATGGCACAGATGTTCCACCTGCTCGTTGGCAATTTCACAGATAATCTCCGTGCCAAAGGTTATGATTACCAATGGCGTGTGATTGAAGATGAACTGAAGGTACAACGAAAATTGTTCATAAACGACAAGGAGAACTTTGCAGAACGCAATGTATGGTTCAACAAGTCTGTGGTAGTTGCTATGTGTAAGCATTATTATAAATGCCTGGACCGCCATATCAATTATCTCAAAAAGAAACCTAAGAAATGCAAGGGCGTGCCATATATTCGCATTGCTGGAAGGAATGTCTTTCTGTCCGACATCTGGTCGAAGGTGACTGGCCCTATAACCCGTGCTGTGAGCGATATTGAATACGCTAAGACTCCAGCGGATTTGTATTATGCGTACTTGAAGTTCAAGCGTGTCTATATCAAGGTTAAAGGGATGCGTATGGCAGCGTCATTCATTGATGCTTACAAGGGTGTGGGAGCCTACTATACAATGAAGAACATGATTCTCTTCCACAGCTGCCTCTTCCGTACCGACTCTGGTAAACGCCGTGGCTGCTGGATGTCAAAGGAGGCTTCCATGCAGTATCTCCACAACAAGGCAGCGGAATATTCTAAGTCTGATGAAGGGTGGCGTTTGTTCGGCATGATGAGAAAACTGATTGCTGACAATAACATTGACATCCAGAAGAAGATGGCTGAATGGCGTAAAAAGTGATTAAGTTTGCAATGGGTAGCGAACCTTTTAATATTACAGGAAATAATGTCAATACACTTACTGACAGTTTCCTGTAATATAACGATACCATAAAGTGAAAGCCATCGCTACAATTGCATACGGCCAGCAAAGGTCATTCATATTCAAGGTATATACATTCTACATTCCATCCTAACAAGTGAGATGAGTAACATCCTAATCAGGATGACTCATCTCACGCTAAGATGGATATAACGAACATCTAAAGTGATTGCCGAATATACGAGAATATTTCACATTTTAATAACAACAATATTATGCTTAAACTAATAGACACATACGACATTCCCGAATGGGCTATATGCTATTTGGTGAATGGTGACACAGAAGGACTGGCAGAGAAGGAAAGACAAGAAATTGACAAATTCTGGCATAGCCTGCTTGATGAGCACCATACTTCTGGAATCCTTCTTGATACTGAGGTGATGAATGAAGAAAAGTATGGTAACTATTTCAGCACCGAAATAGATGCCTTTCCTGCTTTTGGAAAACAGTTCGGAGCGTGTAAGACATGGAGGATTCCTGTGTATGTTGATATTCATAGTGAGAAAGATACGCAGGTTAATATCATCATCATGGGCAACAATCCATTGAACAATAATAAGTTTGAGGTAAGCATATTCCAGAACAAGAAGTTCTGTGACATGGATGAGGCTGACACATGGGCTAACATTTACTTTGATTTTCTGAACAATTTTGAATATTATATCTCTAAAACAGAAGATAGCGTAATCAATATTTGTGATGATGAAGCATGATTTTATTAAGTGTGGAAATACCGTAGTAGTCAAGAAAGATGGACATGAACGGTTATCCAGAGTAAAGGCTGTGTTTGGCGATACTGTTATAGTAGAAGCTATTGAATATCCTTTTCAATATAGCACTATAACTGCAAATCATATTTTTGAAACGGTGCCTGCTCCGATAGATGAGAAAAACATAATTTCTGACTGGATTGATGAAGAATTGCTGGAATATTGCACCCAGCATGGCAACGAATATATGGGATGGTTCCAAGAGCATCCTGTATATGTGAAGGTGCTTAAAAATGGTAAGATGGTATGCAAAATGGTTGATGGGACTCATATACAACCGTTAATCCATGCCATCAAACAATTGTTTGATACTAACCCTGATAACAATATATACATACACTTTCAAGCACCAGAAATAAGTATCAGTGATACTGTCAAGGTATCGTTTCATTTTGTGTTATCTCATAATTAACAATCAATTTTATGACAAAGAAATATGACAAAGAATACATCGAAAGATGCAATAAGCAGATATGGGAAATCCTCAACGACAAAGCGGAGTATGACGATTGGACGCAGATATGTCTCTCCGTCCAGAACGCCGTACAAGCTGCCGCAAATACGTGGGGTATTAGTAGTCCTGAACAACAGACTCAAATGGGTCGCTTTATAAACGAACTGGTGGTATCTAATGTGCTGCCTAATCTTACTAATTTCAACATAACATTTTCTAAGAAAGGAGAATAACAACATGGCAAAAGGAGATTTGAATACGTTGTATTGCGCTGATTGTGGCAGCAACGAGGTAGAGATGAAGATGTGGGCCAACCCCAATACAGGTGAAATTAACGATGATTGGTCCGCTCGTTTTGAAGAGGAGGATTGCTGGTGTAAAGATTGTGAGGAACACGTCCGATTGCTTACGCTGGAGGAGCTTTGGGATAATTTTTCTGTGGTTCCTGTGAACAATTACGATGAAATAGAGGAGGATTTTCTCTTGTTTCCAGCTGGAACCTCTAAGTTTGATGTATGGCACTGGTTCGATGACAGATGCCCGAACAATTTGCATGACGATTTGCTTAACTCTTCAGATGATGAACTATGACAGTACAAGAATTGAACCGTGACCAGCTTGTCGAAATCAAACAGAGTATGCTGTTAGAGCGGATGGATGCTGAAGGTGATTGGCCTTCATGGGGAGAAATGGCAGATGCAGACTCTCTCATATCTGACGAGGATGTGTTTGAAGAGTACGCTAATACGGAATTTACAGAAGACGATTTCTTTTGTAGTTGTGAACAATCTATGGCAATATGAGACAGAATATTAAACGTGAAATGCTGGAATATTTCAAAAATATCTCCAGTCCTACTTCCCAAGAGAACAGGTTCATACTGTATCTCCAGACGGAAGTTGATTTCTTTGACATCACTTCTGTTGCTCGTGATGATATTTACGACAAAGGATATGATGCCGCTTGCGTGTCGGATGCCCAAATGGAGCATTTGGCTGACAAGATGGCTGACCACTATTGTAATAATGGTTTCTGGGATGACCTTGAATGTCTGCTTGATGACATGAAAATCCCTAAGTTGAATGATTTAGGAAAAGACTATGAATAGAAGAAATAATTGGAGCAGTGTTCTTAAAGAAGCGAACTCCAAATTAAGCAAATATAATGCGAGGTTAGAAATTGAAAAGGATGGGGGAGAAAATACCTATTCTTTGTTTTTCATTAACAACAATTCGGATGGCACGAAATATACTGAAGCGTATGCAAGCGGATATTACGAGGAAGAGCTTGAAGGATTGATTGAAGATGCGTTTTGTTATGCGGAAGATTTTTGCTTGTCAATAAATAAAAATGCTGAATTATGAACGACAAATTTGAAGAATACGTAACTTCTTGGTTCCGTCAGTATATCGAGGACCACGAAGAGGATGAAGACCTGCTTCTGTCTTTGTTCAATACCATCTATCCACGTGAGGAAGATGACTCTTTGTCCGATTGGCTGGACGAGGATGAGACTATTTGTGACTGGCTGCTGAATTGCTCTGCTGAGGATATTTATTCCAACTTGTTCGGCGAGGGCGGTCATGGATGTTTTGATGATATGCCTGATGCTGAAGGGTTCGTTACAAAAATGCTGAAAGATGTCAGCAATGAACTTGATTTGGATAAATATGAGTTTGCTGACGAGTTCCTCGCAGATATGGCTTATCATATTACAAACTACGACAATCCATTGTTTTTCTTCCAGGACCTTCAGCATGGCGGTTGCGCCAGTGGTATGATTGGCATGGTAATCTACAACAACGATTGCCTCACGTTATATAACAAGTATGCAAATGACATGGAGGAGTTCCGTGAAGAATTGGAAGAGGAGATTGGATCGCCCATTAAGCGTGATAAGGCTCTTCGCCATTATGTTTGGATTTGCTGGCTATGTTACGAGGAATTGGCTTATCAGATTGGCAGATATTTGTTTGAAAACAACTTGTAATCAATTGGCTTATGGAGAAGTTTATGAAATGCTCAAATGCTTGGCAGATGGGACACCAGCTTCGCAATCGTTTGCTGGATGAATTGAAGTTAGCTATCAAAGCGCACGGTGGCGAATATGTGTGGTATTCTGAGGAGGACGAAGAATATGCTGATAACCTGCCTATCGTGATGTGCAACCATCGTTATGCAGGTCCTATAGATGTTAAGGTACGCCGTGTGTATATAGACAAGCATGGATGTATGGATATTGAGGCCGCTACTAATGAATACGATGAAGATATTCAGATAGAGTTCGATGATATTGTACCTACTCACATCCAGTATATCATCGAATGTATTCCAGCAACAGACGAGGTGGCTGATGTGTCTATTCAATCTACCGCTTTACCGATATATAAGGAGGACTATTTGAATGTGCTTCAGGAGATGACATCGCAGGCTATTGTCCGTATGCAGGAATGTTGTGACTTGCCTCGCAACGAATGTTTCGACCTTATTCGTACTTGGACCAATTCGTTTATCTGTGAGCATCGTGATACGGATTGGCGTGAGACGGATTTTTATCTGGAGATTGACAAATTCATTGATTGTAAATTGGTACAGCTATGAGTGGCACAAAAACGATTGAGTACTGGCGGCATCCAACTCCAGCAGAAATCAAGTTCGGTCATGGAGCTATCCATTGGTTGACAGTAAATCTGGAAGAGGTCAAGAAACCAGATGGCACATTGAAGAAATGGTTTATCGGAAAGGACGGTTTGAGATATAACCGTCCTTAATTTTTGTCCTTATGTGTGTTAAACAAATCAAATAACGGACATCTTTTCACACCAAATATTTTCAACTTATCTATTCATCAATAAAGCAGTAAACATCATGCGAACAACATTTACATCCAGATATGAGGTAGCTCATCTCTGGGCACATCAAATGCAGGAAGAAGCCAGATATTTTGGTAGTAATTTCTTTTTCCGTGGACGTACTATTTATTCCTATGGTACGCATTTCCCCTGTGGTTGTCTTACATATAATCGTAAGGGTGACAAGGCATATATCCTTAACAATGAGAAGTATTCAAATACTACTGCAAAGCACATGGCTGATGTGCGTGGTAGTATTCCTGGATATGCGAAGGTATTCGAGTCTCAGGGCTGTAAGGCTCCTTCTACTTATCGTAACTTGAATTATGGCTACAGCCTTGCTATCCGCTATATTCTCACAGAATTACAGCATATCGTTGAACTGATGGGTAAGCACCACCGAGCTATATACAAAGACTATACCCTCCAGTGCTACGACCATTGCCTGAATATCCGTAAATGGATTGCGTTCTGGGAATTGGACCAGCGTCAGAAATGGGTGGTTACAAGCTCTCCGTATAAAACTAAGATGATGCCTTCTGTGTTTGAGTTGTTTGAATCCAAAACATCCGTATTGCAAGACTATGGCAAGGCGGTGGACGATTTGGCAGCGTGCATAGCTTGCTGGAAATTGTTCGATAGTCGTAGGATGTTCACTACTTTCTCTCACTCTGATGCTAATCCTACCAATCAAGTGATTGGCTATATGGTACGAGAGTGGTTCGGAGAAGAGCAGCAGTCTATGATTTCTGAGAGCAGAAAACGAATGGAAGCTAACGCACACAGACGTTTGCTGGCAAAGAAACGTGAACAAATAAAGAGCTTCCAGATAAAACTGGAGAAATACCACAATCATACTGTCAATTCTCTGGATGTGCCCGATTCATTGGGGTGGAACGCTGCCTTGCGTATAAATGGCGAAAACATCTCAACGTCCAAGGGGATTTCGATTTCAATGGAGGAAGCTAAACGATTGTGGACAATCGTTCAGATGATTGATAAGTCTGGCACATTCAAACGTGAAATAGCTCTTGATATTCATGGATGTAAATGGAAGTTTGATAGCTACGAGAATCATGTCCTTCATGCTGGATGTCATTCTATTCCGTTCTCTGAGTGTCAGTTTGTTGCTAACCAAATGGGATGGTGATATGCCGATTAAAGCTGAAAAAATCAAGTTGGCTGGCACCAAGTATGATGCCAGAGCCAAACTCTCGCCCGACCAACGAACGGCAATCAAGGTATTGTCAGAACAAGGATATAGCCAACGTAAGTTGGCGGCTATGTTCAATGTCAGCAAACGACTCATCCAGTCGATTGTGGCCCCTACTGAACGGAAGCCTGAAAAGAAACGTCCGACTGAATACTGGACGCAGGTCAAGAGAAAATACAGAGAAAGAAAGATGAGCCTGTATAAGGCTGGTAAAATAAAATTCGGTAAGAAAGATAAACTATGAAACGTAAGCTGTATCGCTATGGCATGGATATAGATTGTGGCTGCAATTCTATTCGGCAGACTAAGAGATGTATTCAGCAATATCTCTATTCTGTACTGAGTGCTATAGGATTAAAACGTGGCTACGACTATCATGTATCAACAAATTCACTTTTTATCAGACATATCAAGAATGTTGTAGGGCGTATCATGGTGTCGCTTCGTGAGACCTTCCCAGTATTCAATTTCTATTGGGAAACGCCCAGACGCTTGGTGTGGTTCTAATCAATCATTCAAATGGACACAAAAGAATTTAAGGAACAGGTGCTTAACCTGTCGGATGACGCTCTCATCAATGAGTATTTCTCTCTTATGGACGATCTGTCGTATGATTATGTGGACGCTGATGCGGACAAGGAGGCGTATGACAAGTACTGGAAATATGACCGCCCTGCATTGCAGGAACGGCTTAAAATTGTAGAAACTGAATTGTGTTATAGACACATCAATTTATAAACTTTTTAATTCATCAAAATTATGCAGAAGTACGAGATTAAAGTGCTTGGTAATGACAAGCAGATGTATGAGGTTGCTGACTTTGTTACAGCAGGTAAGAATCACAAAGATGCCATCGGTATTGTATTTGGTACGCCGATAATCGGTTTGCGTGTGCTGGCGTTTGATAGTTGGTTGGGACAATGGGGCAAAACCGATAGAGTATTGACTGAACCGCACAATGAATCGCAGGCAGTACAAATATTATGCGGTCTTGAAGATACTAAACGTATTGTGAAAGAGCAGACGAACTTGGATGAATTGACTGCCGCTAAATGGTGTTGGAGCTACCAGAAAGGCGATTTCCAGTGGTACCTGCCGTCAGTAATGGAGCTTGGAGCATTGTTCTTGGTGCGTGACCAAGTGAATGATGCTATGGAACAGCTTGGGTGTGATAGTGACTGTCTGCTTCCTACAGAAAATTCTGATGAGACTTGGGTTTGGTCCAGTTCCGAGAGCAGTCAGAACTACAGCTGGTACGTGTACTTCGGCCATGGTTACTTCGGCACCAGCGGCATCAAGAGCTACAGTAGCGTTGTTCGGGCAGTTGCAGCTCTTTCTCAGGCCCCATCGCCGAGCCTGTTTTCAGGCGAGGCAAAAAGTAAAGGCTCTGAAATGTCTGACGAAGATCTGGTAACTATGCTTCGTAATCGTGGTTACTCTGGCGAGCTGACTAAAACTTTGACTGTCTGATTATGTCTGTCAAACATCGAGCCAAACGTATATCAGCACGACATTATACATACCGTGGGTTTCATATCCACGGTATGTATTATCATCCTGAGCATCGTGTGTGTTGGGAGGCTATTGACCATAATGGTTGTGGTTTTGCTCATGGTTTTAGCTTAAAAGAAACTAAAGCATTGGTAGATTATGAATTAGATGGAGACAATAAATCATAAAAACAATAATGAATAAAGAACGTAAACAACGATTTCAAAATGTAATTTCTTCTCTGGAGGAAGCTAAAGACGAACTGACGGACATCCAAGCGGAAGAGATTGATGCTCTGGACGCTCTCCCTGAAGGCTTGCAAATGTCCTCTCGTGGGGATAAAATGCAAGAATGGATTGATTTCATTGATGATACCGTTGCGTCAATAGATGATGTGATTAGTAATATTGAAGCGGAAACAAAATAAGATACTCTATGGTTCCCCCTCTATGTTTTCTGGGTGGAAATTGCACTCTAAATATAGCTTCACATATTTATGTACTTCACACATAATTGTACCTGCATTGTCTTTTGCGTATTGAATGGAGTATTGTTTGATATGGTTAAATATATCAACTAATAATTGCTTCAAATACTCTGTATTGTTGTCATGCTCATGTATGGAATATGCAATAATTAAACATATCCTTCGATACAACTGAGACGATATATGATTGGTACGATGATTTTTACCGAAATAGGCTTTGGAGATATGCTTGGGCAAATTATATTTTGCTTCTCTTTGCATAAAAGTCCATTCCTTTGCGGTAATTGCTTTTGTATATATTGGGTCTATTGTTTGAAGCATAAACGTGACTATTTAACTTGAATTTTACTGCAAAATTAGGTGTTTTACTTGAATTTGCCAAATAAATTGCTATATTTTTTGCGTAATTCATATATTATGGCTAACTTTGCGGCAAAAATATATCGGATATGAATAGATTGGACTTTTGTAAATTGATGGAACAAGCTAAAATAGCATCTGGCATACCTGCTTCGGAAATTTCCTTTTCCATGAAAATGTTGATGCCTACACTTCGCCGTTTTGAAAAGGGTGAGCACAATTTCAGCTTGGTTAAGGTGATGGAGTATCTGCAAGTGCTCCATGCTCAATTGGTAATATACAATGAGAAGTCAACCGTAGTAGTTACTGAATATAGTCAGCTGATAGAATGGTTGGTATCTACAAGGAAAAATGGCTATACGCAACGTAAACTGGCTGAAGCTGTTGGTATTTCGTATGTTATGTTGGCTCGTATAGAATCTAATAAAAGTAGTCTGTCTATAGATGTGTACCTGAAAATTATAGAGGTATTGGGATATAGCGTTAATATTAAGTTGTTATGATAACAGGGTTTCTGACATTTGTAATCTGGTTAATTGTAATGGCTAAGGTAGTGGAGATATATTCAAGTAAACAACCACCTCCTAAGATACTTGGCAAAACAATATTCGCAATAAGTACCGTGTGTTTTTCTGGTGCTTTGTTATGGATATACCATTGCCATTGGGATTGGCTGGCTGTAGGGTTGTTTATCATATTCTTTATCTATCTGGCCATTAGAGGACTGTTCGGTCCACTGTAACGACATTCGCATTTTGATTTACGCATTTAAGCGCATCTGGTTTCGTACTGGGTGCGCTTTTATTTTTATACATCCGCAATGACAAAGATAACAAAACAGCAGGTGACAGTATCACCTGAAGACAAACAGAAAACGCTGGAGCAGTTCTTTCGGTATTTTGAATTGAGTGGACTGCTGTTTGACCGTGGCAGGAAGGAGGATATTTACAATGTATCTGATATTCCTGCCGACAACAAGTTTCATAAGATAGCGAAACAGACTGCTAAGGAATTGGGCATCAAATGGAGCCAGATGTCGCACGAAGATAGCAACCGTGTGATGCTGGCTATGCTGGAAGATGCCTTCAATATGATTAGAGACATCGAGAATAGTAAAAACATAATAATCAAAACTACAATTCAAATCGTGAAGACCAATGAATGATTTTTATATCGAAGGCTTGTATGTGCAGAAAGTGGCAGATATAAGCGGAATACCTGTGGAATATGTGGTGAAAATGCGTGACCGACAATTACTGGATGAGCAGGAGGTTCGTAATATGCTGATACGATATGACTGTCATGCGCTACTTCTCACTCAGAAATTTACGGAACGTCAGGTGTACGACCGCTTGGCTGGTATATACAATATCAGCTCCTCACAGGTACAGAGAATTATCAAAATGAAGTCTAAGCGTATATTCTACTGTATGCAATGTGGACATGAGATTACCAAAGCGGAGTTCAAGCGCAACGGTGGAATGTGCGATAGATGCAAGTCGCAATCTATAATAGTATAAGGTATGAAAAAGGAATATTTGGAAGTGTATGAGTTTTATAAGAGGCAGTACCCACACAGTGTTATCTTATTCCATATTGGGAATGGCTATTATGCTTTTGAAGATGATGCTTTCGTTGTAGCAGAGATAGATGGTTTTTCTGTTTTGTATAGCCATGAAGAAAGGTATCACTGGTATGATTTCCACCAGGATGAACTGGAAGTCATGTGTGGTAAATTGCGAAATATAGCTCAAATCCCTGTCACAGTGGTGGATTATCGGAATAGTCAAGGTTCATTTGATATTCCAAAAGTGAAACAAATATTGCAGGATATGGAGGACGATTATTGGGATATTCGATACAATATATGTGTTGGTTGTAACTACCTCAATTTGTGCATTATTAAATAATAGATATATTTATATTTACAATTTTGTAATACGTTGATACACAGATGAATAAATTCAAAATATTGTCTTGTTTTGATATATTTCTTCATATTTATGTAGTAACTTTGCACTGCTGAAGTTAACCAATCAGCACATTCAATTGAAATAAATTATATACAATGAATAAGATAAAAACAAAGCTGAAATTCGTGAAGTCTGACCGTACTGGATCGTGGGTCGGATTCGTGTCAATCAATACCAAGAATGGTTATGTCAAGGGTGTGCGTGAAGACGCAAAGGAACCTAAGAAGGTCTGTGTAGTAACACATGAGTTGGCGGCTATCATCGAGCCGAATGTGCTGTACGATGTAGAGCTGATTCCGATGAAGAACGAGAACGCTGGGTTCATCGTTGTGAAGGCTGACCCTCATGCGTTTGAGGCGAAGATTTCTTCTACTATTGTTAAGAACGCTGTTTATCTTGTGGAGATAAAGTTCGGCAACAAGACGATTATCTTCGACCCTCTGGATGGACGCAAGGATTCTGTGCGCACAATTGATGGTGTGATTGAGGTGCTTCAATACCGAAAGGATATTAAGGACCTGCTTCAGGTGATTGACGATTTCCGACACGCTGCTAACAATGTGATGGCTGCTTACGAAAGTGATGGGCATTATGGGAAATATAGAACGAAAACGAAAGCCTAAGCTGCCTCGTAAGCGCAAGAAGGCGTGCATCAAAGCGCAAGGGCGTGCATCGTATTACAGTACAGTCAATCTGGCAAAAGCTGAAGGCGATAATAACTGTAAGTTCTGGGTCAACTCAACGGTACGTTCTGTTCCCACGCTCATCAACGGTCAGCTCATTCTTCTTCCAACACCGACAAAATACTGGTAGTCATGTCCAGAATACCAATTGAAGGCATTGCCACGGACGCTGCCCATTCTACCAAGAATGGAATTACAGAATACCAAGGCATTGACCTGAAGACAGGCAAACGCCTGTTTTATCAAAATTTGGGGAACAAAACGGTGAATATCGGGGAGTTCCTGGCAGTGGTGGAGGCTGCAAAGTATATCATCGAGAATGACTTCCAGCCTCGTATCATCTACACGGACAGCGTGACGGCTATCACATGGTTCAACAACAAGCGGACGGCATCCAAGAAGAAATGCAAGGAATTGCAGAAAGCTGAAGTCTTTTTGAAAGCTCTCTACTGGGATATTGAAACCATTGAGGTACGTCACTGGAACAATAAAGCATGGGGCGAGACTCCTGCTGATTTTGGGAATAAATGAACGATTCAACAAACCTTCAATCGGTCCTCTGACTAATCTTTAGTACATGACCGATACATAGCGGAGTGGTAGCAGTTGGAAGCTCGCTTGGCTCATAACCAAGAGGTCGGCGGTTCGAGTCCGTCCTCCGCAACTAAGAAACAAGCGTTCTTTGACATTTTGGGAACACGATAGAAAAGAATTAAGCAATTCCCTCCAGCGTTTTAAGAAGATGACGCTGGAGGGTGAGGCGAAAAGGGGAGGTAGCTCAATTGGACAGAGCAGCGCACTGTTAATGCGAAGGTTATCAGTTCGAGTCTGGTCCACCCCGCAATTCATCTAAACACATTTATATCATGCAGAAATTCAAAGAACGCCGAGAGGAGATTTTGGGCATCTTCTCAAAAGCGAGAGCTGAGTTGGAACAGCTGAACACTGAGATTGATGCTCAGATTGCCCAAAACAAGGAACAAATCGCTGCCTTGTCCGCTGCAAATACCGAGATGACGGCATTGAAACTGGACAACAGCAATACAGCCAAAACATTTGCTAAATTCTTCAAATAACAAAGACAATGAAAAAGGTAATTTATTTGTTTTTCGCACTGACAATGTGCATGGTTTTCTCCAGTTGTCATGGGGTTCGCCCCAATGCTGACGAGGAGGCAGTTCTAATCGAGAAGCCGTGGTTCTTTGGTCATGGTGGTGTTGACGAAACTCCTGTGACTACTGGTTGTACTTGGTGTTGGTGGAGCACAAGCTCTGAGACGTTCAAGATTGTGCCAGTGAAGTACGAGGAAAAGCTGGACGATATTATCTCCAACGAGAATACGCCGCTTGACTTCCAGACTAAGATTGTGTTAAAGGTACAGGCTGGTAAAACGCCGATTCTGTTGAAGAATTACGGTACTAACTGGTACGCTACGAATATCAAGGAAGTATATACGAACATGACCAGGCATTACGTCTCCCAGTATTCTCCTTTCGACCTTACCAGCAATCGAGAAGTTATAGCTCACATCGACTCGTGCGTAAAGGTAGGTATGATAGAGTATATCGCCAGACTGTCCAAGGAGAAGGAGTTCCCTGTCACGGTAGAGAATGTCATTACTGGACGAGCGATTCCTAATCAGGCTCAGCTAACGGAGATGAACAATACTGCGGCACAGATTCAGGCGAAGCAAACCCAAGAGCGAAGGCGTGAAATGGAGGTGGCTCGTGAACAGGCCGAAAGGCAACGAGCGATTTCTGATAAAGCATACCAACGTGAAATGGGACTTACCGCCGAACAATTCATTAGCCTAAAAGCATGGGACATCATCGAGAAGAAAAAGGGCGCAAATATTGACGTTCTCTTCAATGCGAATGAGACCACACGAATGTGGAACGTGCGGCGATAACAATGAAGGCGGCATCGACCGCCAATGGGGTTGTAGCTCAGATGGTAGAGCATCTGCTTTGCAAGCAGAGGGGCGTGAGTTCGAGTCTCACCTTCTCCACCTAAGACCGAAGTACAAGGTAACGAAGACACGATCCACTTAACAAAGTTTGCGGTTAAGCCATACGCAAGAAGTGTTGCAGCGTCCAGAACGTAGGCTGGCGAGTGTGGTACCGAGCTGGGTATTCATCGGTACATCTCCGTGCAAGTAGCTCAGGTGGTTAGAGCGTCACACTGATAATGTGGAGGTCGTTGGTTCAAGTCCATCCTTGCGCACACAAGTTCGAGTTGAAGTTTTCTTTTCATACATGGTAAAAACGATTGTTTTTGTGATACTCACGTCCGAAGCAGCTGTGAAGCTCCTTCTTACTCTCTCATTCACAAAGTTTTTCATACAAATAGTTTGAATTTGTTTACCCCCACCTTTTGTGAAAACCGTGGGGCTTTTGGAAGGTAAAGCGGCGAGGAGCCGCAACGGTCTTGAAAACCAGTTGTCCTTCACAGGATTCTCTTCGAGTGGGATGCCTTCCGCTAATTATTCACATCAAAAATCATTCATTATGACAAAGATTATCAATTCTATCAAGAAAGGCATGAAGTGGTATTTCAATCAAGCCGCACAGACTTATGCCTGGTTGCCTTCTGGAACCATACCTCCTGTGGTATGATTCCATTTTTTGATGGGGTAGTTGACACATGGGAATACGCCGAAGCTGGAGAGTCGGGGCAGACTGTAAATCTGTTGTCTTTGGACTGAATAGGTTCGATTCCTTTTATTCCCACAATTTTAACATTAACACATTGTATTATGAGTAATTCATCCAGTTCTTCAGCAAGTGGAGGCATAGGATTCCCTGGCTTGCTTACGGTTGCATTTATTGTGCTTAAACTTTGCCACGTCATCGACTGGTCTTGGTGGTGGGTGCTGGCACCTATTTGGATAGGGTTGGTGATTATATTTCTGGCTCTCATCGTTGTCGCTGTGGTTTGGGCAGTCAAGCACTCTAAACGGCGCAAATAAACATATCGTGTTCCCAATGACTGTAGAGTGGTGTAATGGCAGCACAACAGGTTTTGGTCCTGTTTGTCTTGGTTCGAGTCCAGGCTCTACAACTACACACATTATATCAATTAAATAATATGAGTTATCCGAAATCTTATGTAGCTACAGCTACTATTTCTCCCAAAGATGTGGAGAAACTTCTGACGGCTTTGTTCGGCAAGCCTGCAAAAATGCCGAAGCGTGCTAAGACTATTTCTCATCCAGTTCTGGTGAAGGTGACAGCTGGTGATGGCATTGGTTTTGATACTGGCGATTGCATTGCCGTGACCAATGCAAGGAACAATGTAGGGATGTTGCTGAAGGAGAACTACAAAGAACCGTTTGAACAGCATAAGTCCTTGGTTGTCGCTAAACGAGGTGTTGCAGATGTCAAGGACTTGGTTCCTGGTCATACGTATATTGTCGATGCAGGTGATACTTTCGCTTTTGTGAAGTATCTGGGGTTCTCTATGGTTCTGGTGAGATGTCAGAACTCATGTGATATTATGAGACTTGACAGCAACCGTATTCCTCTGCACTATGAACTCTCACTTCCAGCTGAAAAATAATGTTGTTCGTTACAAGGGGCGTAAGTTGATTATGCCCCTTGTGTGTTTTAAGCCATACTGGTATCGTATTCGGTCCTTTTGTGTGGCACGCAATCATCATGGGACATAGATTGAAAGTAATGCTGGCGGTGTGGCTATTGAGTATTCCAGCGTTAGCACAGACTCGTTATGTTAAGCTGACATACTATCATCCAGTTAAGTCTGAGTGCTATGCCAATCCCTTGATAACCGCCGATGGCAGTAAGATAGACCTTCAGAAACTGAAGCAAGGGAAAGTGCGTTGGTGCGCCGTATCACGTGACCTGCTGCCACTCTTCCCTAAAGGAAAGCCAAAGCGTCTGTGGATTGAAGGCTATGGGATATACGAGGTTCACGATGTCACGAACAAGCGCATCAAGAACACAGTCGATATTCTGCTACATCCAGCCAGCAAAGAGAAAATATATCATAAACGCATTAAAATTCGTATCATCAAATGAAGAATGTCTCATCTTACCAGAAGCGCAAAATTGTCGAATATCTGGTGTCTAAAGGTTACACCAACCGTGACAATCTGAAATTCAGTTTTTATCTGGATGGCAGGGTGAATGGCGAGTGGGAACGGAATATCCATGTAACCATTCTATCATTAGGCTCGCAGCAATATTTGGTAGTGGCAGAATTAAAGGTGTTCCAGAATGTAGGCGATTTGCGTGACTATATTCATATTCAGCGCAATATCACTTGCTTGGAAGATATTCAGTTCCTGGAGCAGTCTATGGACAAACTGCTTGATATGAGAGCATATTTTTTCAACATCAATTAAACATTCATTGACAATGAAATACTTAGGACTACATAAAATATTATGGCTTCTACTTGTGTTGCTTTGGCTTGTTGTAGAAATCATGTTTGTGGGCATCGTCTATATGCTGTATGCCGTGTGGAACCTCAGATGGCTTAAAGTCAATATCTGGTATAATCTCCATAACCGCAGAAGCGAATGTAACGGACAATGGATTAAAGACCGCAATCCTTGGCAAACACTTGTGAGACGATATAACTTCATCAACGAACCAATCGACAGATAATTATGATGGAGTTATTAGCTAAAAGTATCTTTGATGGCATGAAGATGGCGCAATATCAGGACATACCTATCGTGAAAGATATGGAATGTCCTGATTGCCATCAATCCGATGTCGGCGGTTTCTTCCATGAACGTGCCAAACCTATAGGTTGGTGTGACACCCAGACAGGTTTCATGGGAGTCTTTGAATGTCCTCGCTGTTTTTCTAAGTTCCGCTGCCATATCAGTACGACTGGAAGATATAATGAGGACACATTCTATAGCGATTTTGCTTTAGTGCATTATATGTATAACGAACTAATTAAATGAATTATGGAACGAGAAGAAAGAATCAAGACGCTACTTGTTTCTATGCTGGGAACAATAGCAGAGGCTACTGATATAATGGAAAGTGAAAGTACCGATTGCGGCACACTACATTTTCCTGAATTGAGATATGTTCCTACATTTTCGTTTACTGACGAGGACATCCAGCTCATCAAGTCACTTGGTGAGGAAGCAATGGAGGATTTCTCAATGCTAACAGAATCTTAATGATGAGTTCGGTTAAAGTTGAAGATAAGCATTGTAGTTATTGTAAACACTATAGCTGCATAGAGTCTAAATTTATGTATTGTTCAAAACTACAACATCGTATTATAGCATCACGACAACACGGATGCAAGTATTTTGAATTATTCAATAAACAAGAAAAATGAAACAATCGGAGCTACGCATAGGAAACTATGTTTTGGATCACAATGACAATATTATGCGGATTGAGAAGATCAATGCTCAAATAGACATGAGTGGCGCATGGCCCACCATTGCGTTTAATGGGGCATATTATTACGTGTCTTACTGCAAGCCTATTCCATTAACAGAAGAATGGTTGCATAAATTTGGTTTTGTAATCGAAAAAAAGTGGGAAAGTAAAGCTGGAAGCGATTTTTTACAACATAATAAGGAGGTGGTAGTTTCATTGAGCCATCGTTATGGTAATCATATATACCTTAATTCAAACAAACATAATCTTAGATATATAATAGAGTACGTACATGAATTACAGAATATCTATTATATACTAATTGGGGAAAAATTGGATATTATCAATTCTTAAATTAGTAATAATAATGAAACATTACATTGGAACAAAACAGGTAGAAGCCAAACCCATGTCTAAGGGCGAGGCTTATGAGAAAGGTTTGCTGAAGGCTGGTGTTGTACCGTCAGAAGAAGAAAGCAGCATTATGGGTTATCATGTGCGTTATAAGGATGGCTACGAAAGCTGGTCCCCGAAAGACGTGTTTGAGGAAGCCTACCAGATTTCGGAAACTCCGCTGGACCGTATGATCATTAAACAGAACGAGCTGGAAGACCGTATTTCCAGGTTGCACGTATTTGTGCATAGCGACAAACTCAAAGGACTTGATAAGGTTACGCAGGCTATGCTCGTATCACAGCTGCAAACTATGCGTGATTACGACAACGCCCTTTGCATGAGAAGCACGAAAATGGAAAGCGGAGAAGGCGGCTATAATGGATTCACATTCGGTGTGGCGATAATCCTCCTAAATTCTGGATTCTGTGTGCGCCGTGCTGGTTGGAACGGCAAAGGTTTATTTGTATGCAAACAGGTGCCTGCTCACATCACCAGCGACATCATTCCCAAAATGCAGTCCCTTCCGCAAGCGGCTAAAGACCGTATTTTGGGAGGTAAGGGATTCGTGGATTACACATCCCAGTGTCTTATCTACAACGAGAATACAGGACGTGCTGACTCATGGGTACCGTCCATTTCAGATGTATTTGCAGAAGACTGGGAGCTGGTAGTATGAGCAAGGCACTGTATGACCTGCAAGCAGGTGATGAAGTATTGGTAGCTAACAACTATTCTGAAGCCATAATGAAGGTAGAGCGAGTTACCAATAACTATGTAGTAATTGGTCATTCTAAATACCGCAAATCAGATGGCAGATTGGTAGGTGATCATAAATGGACGTGTGAACACATCCGTATCGCCACTCCCGAAGATATTCAGCGAATCAGGGAAAAACATTGGCACAATAGACTGGTAAAATTGGTAAGCAAAATTCCCTTCCAGTCTCTCACAAATGACCAACTTCAATCTATTCTCAACATTGCTAAACAAACCCAAGCATAATGAGCGTATTTCAGAAACTAAAGCGTTGGTGGCGTACAACCCTTCAGAGTTATCGTGACGAGTATTCAGAGACGCATGGACCTAAAAAGAATCGTGCGGAACGGCGAAGGATAGCTAAAATGAAGAAAAACCGCCCCAAATTGTAAATTTTTGCAAAGAAACTGCTGGTTTCTCAAAGAAATTCAGTACCTTTGCACCCAAAATAGCAAGTGAGTCTATCCTACAATTATTAACATCATGGTTAAGAGTGTAGAATGAGTTTGACATACTGAACAGGCATCACAGACGATACCAATTTGATACCAAATTCGTAATCGATTGATTATCATGCCCCTTTCAACTCCGACAAGAGGCTCACTAAAAAAGAAACTGTTTCTGAACATTCAGAAACAGTTTCTTTTTTTATAAGACAATTCAATTTGAAATAAAACCACATAATCTTTCAAGAGTGACAGTCTCCTCATTATTTCTCGGATGAACCGAAATTTAGAGAGTAAATAAAACTTGAGGAGATAATCCACTATGGTCTATAAAAAACTCCCTGTCAACATTTCGCCAACAGGGAGTCCGTTAATCATTTATGGGGCAAAGATTACATCATGCCGCCCATGCCACCCATTCCGGGAGCACCCATCGGCATTTCTGGTTTATCTTCTTTCTTTTCCACAATTACACATTCTGTAGTCAGGAACATACCTGCAATAGAAGCTGCATTTTCCAAAGCTACACGAGTTACCTTAGCAGGATCCACCACACCGGCAGCATGCAGGTTTTCGTAAACATCAGTACGAGCGTTATAACCGAAGTCACCTTTACCTTCACGTACTTTCTGAACGACAACAGCACCTTCCTTACCTGCATTAGCCACAATCTGACGAAGCGGTTCCTCGATAGCACGCTTGATGATCTCAATACCGGTTGTTTCATCTTCATTATCGCCTTTCAGACCTTCCAATGCTTCAGAAGCACGGATGTAAGCTACACCACCGCCCGGAACGATACCTTCTTCAATAGCTGCACGAGTAGCGCACAACGCATCATCCACACGGTCTTTCTTTTCTTTCATTTCGACTTCCGAAGCCGCACCTACATAAAGAACAGCTACACCACCTGACAACTTAGCCAAACGTTCCTGCAACTTTTCCTTATCATAATCTGAAGTAGTATTCTTTATTTCAGCTTTAATCTGATTGATACGTTC